CCCCGCCTGCCTCTATCGGTCTATGATCGTAGTAGACCGAAGATGAATAAACCAAGAAACTGCTATGGGGATAAGCCCTCATAGCATTTCTTATTACATCGCTGCGTCCGAACTTCTTGAGGGACATCTCGCCCTCCTTAGTAGTCCAGCCTGACGCGGAGAGTTAGTTCGTTTGTCGGATCCTTCTTAAGAGGCTCTGACAACTTGGCGACAGCCAAGAGTTCGTTCTGTGAATTGTAAAGACCAATTGTTGTGATGTAGGAGACTGGTGGGTTGTCTCTGTTCTGGTTCTTTACGCGAATTGCACTTGAACTCAAGTAAGTTGGATTGCTTGAGTAATTGAACTTGTTATGCGAAGCGCGACAGAAGTAGACAGAAGAGTTGATTTCAGTTGTGTTGTTAAACTGAAGGTTCTGCAATCTGTGGCGCAGAGCATCAGCAGAGCCAGAAATAGAGCCGGAGACTAACTGATTATCAAAAGTTCTTGCTATGCCTGATTGGCTAAAGAAGTCGGTTGTCCCTGCCCAGATGGAACTGGTAAGGACCATGACACCTGCTTGATAAAACACGATGCCGCCAACACCATCAGCAGAACTAGATAAGACTCCATAGTCGCCGCCGGCTGTGTTTAGGGTGCCGCCGTTGTTTGAGGCTTGGGAATCTGTGAAAGTTTTAATGCCAGAGAAAGGATTAGCCCAAGATGCTGTGCCAACTGACAGGCTCATAGAGCCTTTTTTAATCTGGTCTTTGGTGAGCAAGCGAGAAAGATTAACAAAAATAGTTTCTTTCATTATGTTCCCGACACTCTCATCCAAAGTCAAGTCAGACTCAAAAACACGAACTCGGTTTGCAGAACCAGTGTAGCCAAGTAGAACTTGGGAGAACTGATTGTACATGTTAATTTTTTTCTTTTCTTGAACCGAGTTGGCTGAACCTGAGAGGGGAGAACTTTCATCAAAACCAACAGAAATGTCAAAAATGTGATTAGCAGAAGAACTTAGATATGGATAGTCGTAGACAGACTGGAACATGCCGTGAGAATAGTTCTTGATGTTGTCATCGTTTGGAAATGTTCCGTAGGTTCCACTAACGATTGTTCCTGTTAGCGGGATGACTTCGTGAAGTAGCGTCTTTGTTGTTGCTACGTCTGTGTTTGGGTTTATAACTTCATAGTTGATAGGCATTTAAGTTCTCCGATTAAGCCTGTTGTCTTACGATTCGGACTGGCAACTGGATTGAAGCGCCTGTAGTCAAACCTTGGACGTAAATGGTAGTGTCGATGAAATCGTAGGTTCCGCTAGAGAATCCTAGTGTAGCAGCGGCGACACCAGTGCTGCCGTATAATGTGTAGTAACTTGGGGATGCTACGCCTTGTGCGTTAATCTCTGTGCTAGGTGCAAAAGATAGGGCAGTCATGCCACCGCGAGGACCGGCGAGTTGTGATAAGTTTGTGCCCGAATCACCTGTTGTGTCGGTTGTGTATTGGAGCACCAAATCTTCCAAGCCGTCCGCTATGGCAGTCACGTAATTATCCATGAACTCAGTTGATGAAACAGCCTTCTTTCTAGCAAACGCTGTTAGGGTAATTTTTCTGGAGCCGTCAGTGTTGTTAGCAAAGCTCTGATCTTGATTCGGCTGAACAGACACCAACTGAGAGACAAATCTACTATCGAATTTTACACTGAACTGCAAGTCGAGTAGGTTGGTTCCAATAATTATGTTGTCCCTGTTCTCTCTGGTGGGCTGCCTATCAGGTGAGCTAATTCCAGACTCGACAATCACCTTTGCGGTGGGAGTTAGGGAGTTTGGCTCCAACACTTTTGAGGTGCCAATGTTGGCATCTTTGGACAAAGTAGTGTAGGTAGCCTTGTTGGCAGCCAATAAAATAATGTTATTGTGCTTTAGGACGGAGTTTATGCCAGCCTTTTGGTTAAGCGCAAGGACAGGCATGTAAACCAAGTCAGTTCTGGTGATGCTTAGTAGCCCATATTTAATGGCAGAAGCTTGCTTTGTGGCAGCCTCCATGACTGGAGCCTGTAAGATCTCAAGATCGAAATAGGCAGAGCCGGAGGGATGATTGGCATTGTAGAGTGAGTAATCAATTTCGTCATCGCCAAGTGCGAATTTTACAATCTTGAACTCCCCTTCAGCCATCCTCTTTCTGCCCACGTCTGTTAGCACGGCGTCTAGGATGATGTCGCCTGAGTTATCTAAAAATCCCATTTATTGTTCCTCTCTCCTCGTAAATAGTAGTTTATTTTTTTTATTGCTCTCAACCCTTGCTATCATTAAACTTGATGTTGAGATCAATTTTCTTTCCTGTTTTCTTCGATGTTAAACGAAGCTTGAACGTCTTCCCCCAGATTTTATCTTCGTTGTCTTCGGCGCCAAGGCTAAAGTTCGCAACTTGGCTAAATGCGGAATCAGCAAAGTCAGCGCCGTTTGGTTGCAACAGAAGGTGCTGGATGTTGGGAACGACATTAAATAGTTTCTTAAAAGACATTAGCGGCTCAGAAATGTTATCTGTAACTAAATCTTCTTCTGTTAGTTGGTTGAAGTTTCCATAAACATAGCCTCCGTCATTGATCAGTTCTGATTCAAAGATTGGCGTAAATTCACCTGCTATTCCGTTTTCATTAATGGCACGGAAGGTGTAGTAGTATTTTTGATTTGGGCGAACTCGTTCGGTAAACATCGCATCAAGCTTGATGCGCCCTTGTTTTAGGATTCTCAAGTCTATAGTTTTTCTAAGATTATCTTCGAAGTCTTGATAAGAAGTTGGCATTTTTGATAAGCGATAAACTTCAAAAACTTCCGCCATAGAAACCGACTCACTCTGGGTGAAATCATCTTCTCCCAAATCATTAGCTGACAAATAATCAGCCTTGTTTTGATCATCTTGTGGTGTCAATGCAATCGGGTAAGGAACTGTGTTTGGGGAGAATGTGTCGTAGGACAAGAAGAACTGCAACCTGTTGCTTTGATCCTTGATGTGGTGCGGTGTCGCTATTAGATCATTGGGTGCGTTGTCTAAAATTCTAAATGTTTTTTCTTGGATTGGAACTTCTACAATTTTGAGAGATGGCTCAATGTTGAGATTTAGGTCTGCAAGGTAAGGGTAGAGTGAGTTTGTCTGTGAGTCTGTAAAGAATGTGTTTGCACTTCCATCTATAAAGGCGCTTAGACCACTAAGCGGCGCATTGTTGATTAGGTGCTCGATAGCATCAGCTAAAAACCCTTCATCACTAGTCAAGCCCAGCTTAAATTGCTCGTAAGTTTGCTTTGCAGTCTCATTCAAAAATTGTTCTATTCCGGCTTCCAAGAGAAGTTCTCTCATGGAATCGGCTATTCGAAGGGATTCAAGATTGAGTTCTATGACTAAAGCACCTTTTTCCTCCGGTGTTAAAGAGGCGTCGCCGACTATCCGGGCAATCTCGTCGGATGTCGCTGTTCTGTTTTGCTCAAGCTCTCTTAGCTGGTCAACATCGTTGGATGAGAATGGCAGTCGTAAATCTAGTTCACGCTCAGAGTTTAATAAATTAGAGGCGCGCTCTCCGGTAAATGGATCGTAAAACTCTAGACAGTAAAGTTCATCATCTCTCGCTATTTGTCTTGTTACAGCCAGATCTGATAATTTATATTTGTAACCCTGCACAGCAACAAAAGCGAAGATTTTGTAGGTGTAGTTAGTTCCATATTTTACCTGAGTGTCGATGTATTCAATGGCTGATGCAGCATTGTAAAACCAAAAGTTTTGTAGAGTGTTCTCGGTTCTGAGATCTCCTGTTGGGGGTCCGCCAATTTTTTGAACCCTATAGGCTAAGATTTCTTGTTGTTTGTCTTCTTCTACTCCAGCATTTAAGAAATCCTCCAAGCTTTGTGGTGGCACAAAAGAAGTGTTAATTTGCCCCACAAGATCGCTAAGGGTGTTAGCAGCTATTTCAGAGTTAATAAAGCGATAGGCGCCATTTGCATCAAAGGTGGCTTTCACTTGCGCTGAATTATTGTTGAAAAATGTACAATTATCTGTTCGCGAGAGCAGGTTTTCATAATCATATAGCACCATTTCTGGTAGGTCTGCTATTCTTAGTTGCCTTGTGGACACCTCTTGTGCGTTATTGTCTCTAATTTCAAAGTTGCCAATTGTTGGCTTAAGCGGTATTTCGTCAGCAAACACTTCTTTTAGTGTTTTCATAAATCTTGGAGCATAATCATTTGATGCTATTATCTGATTGAATGGACCTGTCTCATCAGAAGTCTCAAGATAAATCCTATTAGATATAGGCATCAAGGAGAAGGTGTTTGCTTTCTTGGGGTTATTTAGAACCTCAAAGTCTGATTGCAGCAACTCGTTGTTCGCCACATCTATAACTTCGTCCTGGGGGTTTAATAAAATTATGTTTTGCAGTCTATTTTGTAGCTCTTCAGTTAACTCATCAGAAAACTTATGATTTGAATAATCGATGTTCAAATAATTTTCTACATTTTCGTATGTGAAACGCGGACTTATTTCTACATTTTCTGTAAAGCCAAACAGATCTGAAATTTCCGAAGAGTCAACGCTGCCCTCAAGGTTGACAAATTGGCTTATGTTGAAGCCATTTGCATCCGGTGCCCTTAAGAAGTAGTAGTTTGGTATAAGATGCTCTGAAGCAACGTCCACCAAGTTGTTTTGATATCTTTCATAATTTCTGCAATATTGAGCCACAGATTCTCCACTAATTGTTTGCAAGGGAGAAATGATTTCATTCTTGTAAAGCGGTGCGTTAATCGTCGTGTTGTGATCAAAATAATTTGCCTCGTCATAGACACCTGAATAGTTTCTGTCGCCAAATGTGCCACCAATAACATAGGCTTTCCACTCCTCATCCGAACGCATAACTGACATGTTTGTAGTGCTGTAAAGGCGGGAAGCGAATTTCACTGAATCGATTAGAGAAGTTGGATCGATGGGAGTGTTAGTGTCAGAATAGTTACTTTCAACATTGGTAACGATTCGTTGAGAAAGTTGTAGGGTCTCAATCGCAGTCAGAGTAGTTGGACTGGACTGCCAATAGCCGCCAAGGGCTTGGCGAATCAATTCTGATGATCCAGAAATTAAGTTTGAATCTGCTATGCTAAGTGTTTTGGTGGTCATTGTTAATAACTAGATCCGGCTGAAGTTGTTGTGCTAGAGCCGCCTGAAGTTGTTGTGCTAGAGCCGGTGGAAGTGGTCGGCTCTATTGGCGGCAGCACAGGAGCATCAGGCGGGAATGCCGAAAGTTTTATTTTCTTTGTGCTTTCAAATCTGTTTGTTACAATTGAACCTTCGAATCTAGCAGTTTCGTTGATTTGGAAAAATGATTCTATCGCATTTGTTATCCCATCAATTCCGAGGGCTTCGCGCTCGCCGGTCGCCAGTCTAGAGTTAACAAACGTCTCTTCTTCGGGAGAATAAGAGTATTTTTTCGTAGACATGTCCAAAGATGGTGTCGGCATTGAGGTCAAAAAATAAAAATCTCTAATAGTTGACGTGTCTGGGGGACTGCCTGTTGTAACTCTCAAAGTCCTGAAGGCTATGAAGCCATTTATTGCTTCGTTGTTTTCAACATATTGAGCTTCATTGGCGTTTGCGGGGCGATTTAATCCGATTGGAGTTAAACCTAAAAATTGAATGTAGCCATCAGAAATTGCTGAATCTGAAATCCTGGCATAGATTTGAATGCTTCCTATGACTTGGATTTCCTCATCCGAGTCGTCACCAACAACAATTGTGTCATCAGAACTGCCCCCACTGGCACCAAGGATATCTTCTCTTTCCTCAATTTCTTCCTCAATGGCTTCTTGGACACGAGTAAATTCTTCACGCAAAACATCATCAGTTCGGCTACCGCCGCGCCGGCGAGTAGCCATTCTTTCTCGTGCTTGTTGCCGGGCTGCCTCTTGTCCGCCACCATATTGGCTAGGTTTGCTGCTGCCCTGGCTTGTACCCTGGCTAGACGCAGAGACAGAGCGACGCAGACTTTCCAAGGTTTGCGTAGTAGCGGTGCTCGGTGGGGCGGCGGTAGAAGCAGCTTTGCCAACAGTGCTGCCGAGAGTCTCACGAGAAATGCGACCGGCGGTAGTAGTGGCAGATTTTATTTTAGCCATTAGCTTTGGCTCCTGAATTGTTTAATAGAGTTATTATTATCTAGATTGATCCTCAAGATGTCATCTGCAACTCTATCAAGCGAAACATTTAGGGAAGCTGGTGTTTCTTTTGTTATTTGTTTTTCGTTTTGATCACGGGCATCATCAAGTTGGTAGAACGGATCATCTTCATTTGGAAATTTGTCGTCTGGCTTGTCATATTCATTATTGAATTTTTTGTAATCCTTTCGCTCTATGATGTTGGGATTGGCAACCGCTTCTTCATTTTTTTGAGTTTGTTTGAAGGAGAAGTCTTTTTGAAGCCCCAAGTCTATCGACACGCCAATTGCAGATAGAATCTCAACTGGTTCAGACGAATTGATTATTTTGTTTTTTTCTAGAGATTTGCCAAACTCTAATAAGGAATTATCTACTACCTTGGAGTCATTGCCTATAAAAAACGATGCTTTCTTTTGTTTTAACATTTATTAAGATGCTCCTTGTGTTGTTGATGAGAGACCGCCGGCGCCGCCGGTGACACCGACTTCACCGCCTTCTCTATCATCAGGACTCTCGCGTCTTGTAATTTCACGACCCGTAGTGACTCTTAGTCCAGAACCTTCTACAATAATTGCTGGGCGTCCGCTACCGGCATAACCACCATCAGATGTTCCGTCATCTTCGTCTTCGTCACTTTGGACAACGTTTTCGACAGTGAAGTCTACTATGTTAGGCAAATCATCAAATCCCAAGGTGGCTATAAATTGTGTGTTGTCGCGAAGACTTGGCTCATATGTTCCATCAGCAGTTCTTCTGGATGCAATTCGAATTGTCACCTCGCCCTGGTCACCATAATATTTTTCGTAAAAGCTGTTCATGTTTTCCACAAAATTCTGCAATGCGTCCAGGGTTCCGTTTCTGGGTGAGATTAGGTCAGCTTGGTTTTGTGCGTTATCTATGATGATGTTTTTTATGCCGTCTGAAGCATTGTTTATCAGATCAAGATGGATGGTGAAAACTCTAGCAGCCTCAGACCAAGGAAAACGAGAACCATACAGATTTTCTATAGCTTCAACAAAAAAGTCATTAAATTTGTTATCTATGTTGTTGTAACTACAGAATTCATTTGCATATGATAAATAATCGTTAATAGCATCCAGCGCTGCCTCAAATTGAGCTATGAGCAGTTCATAGAAATCAAGCGTGCTATCTTCAATGTAGACGTTAAACCTATAAGATTGCCCTGCTTCAGTTGACTCTGTAGACGCTTCAAAATCTTGAAACTCAAAAGCTAACAGTCTATAGTCGCCAAGACTTTCAACAAGGTCAAACCCTCTCAGCAGAGTGTAGGGAATAGTTGTGGTTGAGGTTCCATCTGTTTCAGTTACAACTACTTTGTCAACCTGTCGGCTTCTGGTTGGCGTAAAAGTCACATTGTTGCCATCTTGTCGATTATTTGAGTAGGCAGACTCGATTGTTCTAATTCTGACATCAGAATTAAACTTTATGACTTCTGTTTTTGTGATTGGAAAAAACAAATCTAAAGCTTTATTGCCAAAAATGTTTAATAGCTTTTCTACTTCATAGATCTGAGAGATGTTGCTCTTTCCATGAAGGGCTTTTTCGTAGTCAAGAAAAAAGTAGCCAAAGATAGAGGTAACATTAAAGTTTGGCTCTGTGAGCAGTTCGCTAGTTTCTAGTTCCTGCCTCTCCATCAAAACCGTGTTGTAGAGAAATGCGCCACTATCATCCACTCTTGGTTCGTAGGAAACCTCATTACGTCTTCCCCATTCTCGCCCTTCAACTGTTCCCGAAAAGCCGCCTCTCAAATCAATTAATTTTGTGTTAGGGACCAGCTTTTTTTGTAATCTTTCACCGAGCAGCAAGGCGTCGTTTGCTGAAAATAAGATGTCTTTCAATCTGTTGTATAAGGTTCCAATTTGACTTGTGCTGGTTCTGGAGGGGAATGAATTAAGGATTCTATCCAACTCTACAATAAAATCAACATTTTCACTTTTAGTCTGCGCTATGAACGAAGTGCTATCTAAAAACGATTGTAATTGTTGGTTTTCGGTCGTTCCGTAAGAGGCTACGAGATTATCGATCTCTCCCTTTAATTGCTCTCGAAATGTGTCAGTTGTCTTGTAGTAGTTCTTTTGAATTGATTGTAGTGGAACTGATTCACAAGGGAGACCAAGCGCATCTTCATAAATTATAACAGGCTCGTTTGATAGCAATCCACCAAAATCAAAAACCTTTTCGTAAACTAAAGGAGAGGAGTAATTTTTTCTCTCATCATAGGCGTTTGCCTGAATAGCTGAAACCAGGGTGTTCCTAGTCACTTCGTTTAAGTTGGTGTTTGGGTTTCCGTCTTCATCGTTTGAGATCGAAACATAGCAATAATAATAAAGCTCCCTATCTCCTAAACGCTCAAAGTCAAAATTCTTGCTTTCTTTGTAAAAAAGTTTTGCAAATCTCTGAGCTTCGGAATTGTAAATTCTATCTCCAACAATTTCAAAAGAATCTCCCACTAAGATTCCATTTCGCTCGCCTGGAGTAAACAAAACCAAATTATTCAAATCTTCATAAATTTGCTCGTTGGTTATCGCATCGTCTGTGATGTGAAGGTAGATCGCCAATTCGGTTTCAATCTGGCTTTCGAAAACCTTTATCTTCTCAATAAACGGAGTTGGAATCTTTTTTCCAAAGCGGTTTATAGTGTCACCTTCAAAGATTAGTCGGGACATATTTCTGACTCCGTAACTCTGCCGTAGATGTCAAAGTAGAGGTCTTCACCCTCTATGTCTTCACAGTCAAAATCTAGGTCTATTAAATAGTCTTCTGTGTTGAACTGGTTCAGGTACTTGCAAGCAATCTTTGGATCAATTTGGTAGTCTTTGTCAATTGAGAAATAATACTCTACACTATCCCTGTCTAGCTCTTGGGTGTTCTCAACGGGTGCCGCGTGGACGAGCATCCCATCTACAACTTGTGGGACTTTGTTTTTGAAGTAAAGTCTGCGTAGCTCTGCATCTTCACCAGTGGGCACCTCAAACACCTCAACATCAAAGTTATCAACGAGCAATTCTGTGTTTAACTCTTCCACATAAATGAGTGCATCTTTTTGTTCCAAGCGAACAACGGTGTCATCGGCAAATAATGGTGAAGTGTCTTGAACATTTCTTAAGTTTTCTAGTGTAACACGGACCTGAGATTCTTCTGCCACAAGCGCGTAGTGAGCATCAATGTTAACCTGTGTTATTCCAGCTTCCATTTTGCTCCTATTGATTGTGGTTGGTGACAGGCTTCCTGTGAATGTGGGAATAGATGAGGAGATTGTTCCCTGCATTGTGATCACCTTCCACGCAGGTGCTACATTTTGCTCTTGCGATTGAAGCAGGGCATCACCAATGAAAGCATCTGTTGTGTAGAGGTTGTCTTCCTGGGTTAGTGTGACATTCCCAAACAATCCACCAGCAACTGTTGTGCCGGAAAGAATTTGGTTAAAGATTGCCTGCCCTTCAAGATAAGCGGTCTCTTGTTTAATGCGTTTATGAATATCATTTTGCACTTCAGCACCATCAGTATGTGCATATCTAATGTCGTAAAGCACGTTATCATCAAAGAACGCATAATAGGTTGGGTTAAATTTGCCCATAGACAACTTCTGCTTACCATAGGGGGTAAGCTGAATGTCAAAAACCTGCTCTTTCTTGTTTAGAAACTTCATTCTGTCTCTTCTTCGGGATCATCTTTGTAGAGAACGTCAGCCTCAAGCTTAACTAGTTCTACGAAGGAAAGGTAATCATATGGCCAGTTGAACTGTAGATACTCGTCGTCCTTATCAGTCTCGGGCTTATCAAGATTGGTGGTAGGTCTTGCAGCCTTGATTTGCGGCGGAATGAGATCATAGTAGTCTTTGGTAGCCTTCTGCTTAACCTTGAACACCATCCAGCGTAGGTTGGGGTTATCAATAATGTTTTGTTCTTCTAACAACTCTGTGTTCATGAGGTCATGAGAGACAGAAGCTTCTTGGAATGTAATTTTTTTGTAGTCTCTTGGGGCAAGGTTCTGCCAGATGTAAGAGAGGTCGTCTTTGTCGAACTCGTACTTGAACTCAAAGAAGTACATTACAACCGGGTCGATCTCGTCAAAGTTGATAAAGTCAAACTGAGGTGGGAGGACGTAGCGCTTCATCTTCTGGACCATCTTACGGATGCTCTCGCCTGCTGTTTCAAGAGAGTCGCCATCTTTGGAGCCTTCTCTGTTTAAGAGAGCAGCGTCAAATCGCTGGCGCGGGATGCTTACGAACTTCTTGCGGTTGATAGCATCTTTCTTTTGATCTCCAGAGTAGTCCTCGTTTGCCTCTACGATGTAGGGAATAGCAACAACGGCTTCATAGACCTCTCTCTTGTCGGCAATTTCTCCAAGGCGCACTTTTGCGCTGTCTTTTTTCTGTGAGCGCTGGAAGCCGAATAGGTCTGTTAAAGACTGATAATCAAGGTAGGCTGTGGAGCCTGAGCCTGCGGGGTCGTTATTGTTATAAGAAGAACTCATGTTAACAACATCGTAGTGGTATTTTAGCCAGTCGGATGGGATGTCTCCAATTTCCATGAAAACACCAGTTGAAGTGTCAGTGGGGATTTTGCCAAATTGATGCCACATTCCGCGTGGGACAGATTCTGAGAAGTTTGTTGGATAAGTAATGTTGTTGTTGGTAGAGGTGACCTCTGCGAAATTAAGCATTGGGGTTTCCCATTTAGGCTGAATAACCCAGCGCTTACCTGCAAGTTCATTTTCATCTAGAATGGTGTTGCCAAACTTATCTTTACGCCTCTTGGGCACTCTCTCAACACCGAATAAGTTCAGAGATGAGTCAAGTTGCATCGCGTTTTTGTTAATCACTGAGCCGCCGTAAATTGGAACAATTTCGGTTGTTGCAAGACCAGTTCCATTTTGAGTAATACCGTTTTGAATCATCAAGTTCTGGTTTTTGTAGAAAGCAGGGCTGTCATCGGGGATAGAGCCAGTTGGGGCGCCGGGATCGACCCTCCAGTAGACAGCTTCGGTTTCACTTAAAATATCCTCAAGTGTGTAAGTTTTGTCTGCGGCTGGGCGGAAGATAAAATCGACCCAAGACTCGCCGTGGTAATAAGGCGGCGTGTAAGCCCAGTTAAAGCCTTCAAGTGAATCCATCGAGCCACTCTGATCTGCTTGTTCGTAGGATGCCGTAGGTCTTCCAGCTATAGAAGGTCCAAATGCTGTTGGGCGAGAATACATTGTAAATGTTTCTTTGAAATCAGAATTTCTTGCTGGGTCTTGTGGCAGCGGGAAGCTTGAACCACTTATCAAAGTGTAAGAGCCTGTGTTACCGACGAATCCGGTTGCTCCGTTTGGCGTGAAGTAGCTATTAGTGCCATCAAAGCCTTTTTCATTGTTATAGAATCTCTTGCCATTATGAGACTTTCTTATTTTTAATCTGGCGGCAAAAACATCACTTTGTTTGAAATTAAGCCCGTCTTGAATTAGATCAGACTGAATTTTGGTATAAGAAGAATCTTTAAGGAAGAAGTCACCTGTCTGACCAAAAAAGTTTCTTGCCATAAGTTCGTAAATGCCATCAGAAACAGAGGCGTCTAAAGAAGCAGTAGCATTAATTGAGGCTGAAGGACTGGGTTCAAAATCTAGGAAGCTAATTTTATCAATGTATTTTGCAGGCTCTATCATCGTTTCAAATGGGACTCTGAGATCCCAATAAGCGAAGTTTGGAGTGTAGCCATTTGTTGTTGCAGGATTTCCTACGGCGGCAGAGATGATGTTTGTTCCTGAAGGCTGTAAACTCCAGTTTTCGCCAGCGCCAGAGCCAGAAAAGTTTAGTGATGAAATTTTGGTGGACGTGTTCACTATTGGATAGTCTACTGCGATTCCAGATTTAATTGAGTTGTAAAGAATGCCAGGAGCAAACAGGGGCTGAATAAGAGGGCGAAAAGCAGAGGCTTTGCCTTTTGACGAGTTGGTCGCTTCAGCAAAATTTAAAGTCTTGGTTCCCGAATCTTCAAAGACGGTGTTCATCCCAGCGGCAAAAGAACTTGAAAATTGGCTAACTAGATCTAAAGTTCTCTGAGCCGGGTAGAAACCCTCATAAGGATTAAAGCGGACGGCTGCTTTACAAGTTAGCATTATCTCTTTTGCATTTAAGCCAGACTTTTCTCTGATGTTGGCAAATTCTCTCAAGAAATCAGAGTTGGAGTAATCCTTGTAGAAATTTTGCTGTGAACTGCTAATGGTGGTGCCAGGAATTTCAAATGTGTCAAAGTTAGATTTATTAAAAATCCCCCCATCAGAATATTCAGAAATATGTTCTGAGATTCTGAATTCGGGAATAACCGAATAATCTTTTGCTGCAAGCAGTAATTCTTCTTTGAAATCGCCATACTCATCGAACCACGGTTCCGATGGGTGTGAAGATGAAGTAAAAGAGCCATCAGATGATTTCACGCTAATTGTAGCGTTTACTCCTGCTTCCCAAGCAGCCTCTCCACCATAAAGTTGGACATTGTCTGTAAAGGTGTTTGTTAAAGAAGCTGTTTGGGCAAAGCCTGCCCTTGAGGCAACAGAATTTGGTGAAGTGATATCCTGCTTTCTAGAATAAAGTGGACCTAACCTTATTCCAGCCAATTTATCTTCAGCACTGGCTACTGCGTATAAAAACAAATCATTATTTTGTAATTCGCCCGCTGCACCCTTGGCAGAATAATTGTAACTTCCATTGGAGACTGTTCTATTAAAAAAGGTTACAGTGTCAGTTGGATAAAGGGGCTTATCTAGCGCCCAACTGCTTCTGTCTGGAATAGTAACTGAAGCTGGCGGATTTTGCCCTAAAGAGTTCGGTGATTCACTTCCGAGTGTTAACCTCTCGGCTTCTGTCCCTCTCCAGAACCCATTATCAAACCCAAGTCTTTCGCGCGAGCCGCTTGAGAATTCATTTCTGGTAGACGGGAACAAGGTCTCAGAGTAGCGCACCCAGTTTAGGCTGTAGTCTTGTGCTACATTGATCAACTGATCGAATGGAGTGATTGTGGGATCTTCTGTCTGGAAAACTAAGTCGTTAAGCTCTCTTTCGTTAAAGTAAATCTTTTCGTTGTTGTGGGTGGCTTTAAGGGTGACGTTTTCACCGCCAACATCCATGTTAACTATAACTGGTCTACCTTTCATAGATACTGGAGGTAGGCGGAATTGCTTAATTTCTTGATTTTTTAGCGCAGTCAATAGGTTTTCTTTATGCTCTCGGTCCAAGATTGGATGGTCTTTTTGATGGAATGCTCGCCAGTTCCAGCCGTAAGTATCTCCTCTACGAATCAATAGTGCATTTAGTCTCTCGCCTTCTGCGGGGGTTTGCAAGGCTCCACTGATTGTTGGTTCGCCAAGGGTATTTATGGTTGAGCCGGTCTTGTCAAGAACAAGTAAATTCAATCTTGTTGTGTTCTGGTAAATTCCAGAAGTTGCGGCAGACGCCGAAACATAATCAAAAAATGGGAAGTAGTTGCCCGTAATCTCATAGTAAGGTGCAAGGGGCGAGTCGGTCTGCATAAAACCAGAGTAGCGGGGTTCACAAGCCCCATTGTGAATAATGGAGGCAGTAATCCAAGAGTATTGACGATCGGAACGAGGGATCTGGTGTTGGATGTTTAGGTTGTCATAAACCTCTCTACAACTTTCGCTTGTAGCCAAGAGCAGGGTGTTTCGATGAGTCTTGTGGAATGAGGCTAGCTCTTCAGAAGCATTATCTGAGGCGCCCGGGTTTGTCTGGAAAGCAGAATCACGGAAGAACTTGCCAGCATGCCGTGCAGCCAAATTTGTAAATCCAAATGCGCGACCGGTGTGATCGAAGTTTCTAATGCCTGTGTTCTGAGGCACTATAGAAGATGTCACACCTTGGAATGGGCGGCGGACAGTCATGTTTCTGAAGGGGATTGTGTTGTAGACGGAGAAGTCTCCAGAACGGAAATCCTTAAAGGCGTTGGTCATCGATTCGATGCCGCCAGGAGCAGAGAAGCGGCTCAAAATAACAGTCTTGTTTTTATAATTTCCAGAGCCTGTTAGGTAGCCATCGTTGTAGTCATCAACAAAAACAAAGTGTGAATTTTGTCCTCTTTCAAGATCTAGAATTGTCTTGACAGCATCGGCGCCTTCTGCTACGGCGGGCAGCGTTGGCTGCTGGTCAATGAACGCGCGAGGATTAGAGTAGCCACCAACTGTGTGGACTACTTGATAGTTGTGGTCGTAATTGCCAAGAATTGTGGATCCGGTTTTATGTTCAATGTTGCGAATGTTTACTGGTCGCTTGGCAATCTGGTCGCGATAATAGGTTGCTTTCTGGGCTCCTGTCATCGGATAGGGGTTTTCACCTACAGCATTGGCTTCGGGATAAGGATAATCAGCACCAACCATGCCGATCGCGCCAGTAACCGTAGAGCACTTGCCAAGAAGAATCTTCCAAGCCTCTGGTCGGTTTAGGTAGTTGTCGCCACCCGTGTTCAATTTGATGTGTCGCGACTGATGACCTCCGACAGCATAGTCAGTAAAGGGTCCCTGCATCGGGCGCTCCATGTCTGGACCATACACGTCATTGTGGACGTTTGTTACTTCGATGCTTGCAGTTACTCTGGCGATGACTTCAGCATTGTAGCCAGAGCGGACGGAAGACGAGACAATGTTGAATGGGAAGACAAAAGAAGATTTAACGCTCTTATAGCCGACTCCACCTTCCCAGTCACGTCCGTGTTGAACCAAGATGTTTCTCTTGACCTTTGCAGAGGGGTTTTCAGGGGCGTCGGCTGTGTCCTCTAGAAGAACAAGATCTTCAGTAAACCCTACAAGAACATTTCTTGGAACAAACACACCGCTATCTTGATTTACTGGACCTGCTGGGTGAAGTGCTGTGTGGGTATAATGAACATCTTTGTTGTGCTCAAAGTTTACACCGCCTTTAATTTCCTTTGCGACTTTCGATTCGAACACCTGACCTCTGGATAGGGTGCGATATTTAAAGTTGGAGCGAGTATACTTGGCTCCAGTGTTTGTGAAGCTTCTGCCAACATTTCCATTAGTTTGGTTTGTGGCAACATTACGAATTTGAGTTCTGGCTGCATCGACGGCTGCATCGCCAGAAGAAATAACACCTTCACGTTCGGCACGCTCTTTCCACCAGTTTGAGTTTTCGCGCTGTAGTCCGCTTACCGGGGCGTGGTTTCTATTCCAATTATAGCGCATCTCTTCAGAACCAAATGCTACGCCCTCTGTGGAAGATGTGAATGCCATCATTGGAATGCGATGTTGGTACTTGTTGCGCTCTAATGTGTGAGATTCAATAGTGTTCAAGATATCTTGTGTGTAGTCAGCCGATGCTGGGATTAGCTGACCAATAATCTGAGAGACCGAATCGTCAAACCACTTGTAATAGTCAACAAATTTTTCTACCTCTGACACCTCGGTGACTCTACGGAAAAAAGCCTCTCTCAGCTTTTCAAGACCCTTATAGTTCATTCTGTATTGATTTACAGGATGACCGATGAGACCGTGAAAATCAACCACACCTGCAAAGAAGTTAAGCATCTCTTCGGAAATTGCCGCATACATACTTTTTTCGAGCAAGTAGTGATAATTCGGGATCGTGTCAAGGGTGTCAAATAGCTTATCATCTTCAGTTCTCACTTTGACCAAGTTGTCATTGATGACTTTTTCTGGGTCGATAAACTGATGAAGATTCATCTCTTTCTTGATCACTGCCTTCTTCGATGAAATTCCAAAATGTTTGCCCTTGGCTGGATAGAGATAGCTAGAGATCTCTCCAAGTTTGCCAAATTTTGTCCTGTTCTCGACTGAGCCCGAACTAATGTCTGTTACTGTAAATTCGCCGGATGTATCGGACGTAGTAATTCCTGAGAAGTCGTAGTTCAAAACAAGCGTGTTGGAATTGACGGTCTTGGAGTTGTCGTTGTCAAGGGGAGACAAGTGTTTGTTGGAGTCTTTAATTCCGTAGTTCTCAAAGTCGAAGGCGTGCTGTTTAAGAGTCACATCATCAAGATTTTTATTCCAGAAGCGAACTGCCGAAACAAGGACATCAGTTTTGTTAATCAGTGAGCCAGTCACATCTGTTCGCTGGGCTCCAACGTAAATTCTCTTTGGCGAATGCAGAAGGTCTTGGGCGGAACCCGTAGCCACACTGCCGGTCACCGTGAATGATTCTCTAATTTCACCAAGAAGCTGGTTGTAACCAGTAAACTCAAGAATGTAGTTAGATGTGCTTACACCAGCAACAGAGCCAGTCAAGCCAAAGGTGTCTGGGCGCAAGCGGACAGAAAGATTCCACTGGTTGTCGTTATAAGCTCCAAGGAAGTTACTGCTTGTAAGCGTGGTTGAAAGTAAAGAAGAACTCAAGCGGAAACGAATGTTCTTGCTGTATTCTTGTTCCCTTTCGGCGAAAACGTAGATGCTTGGATTGAAAATTGTTGTTTCAGAACTATCTGCGCTCGCTGAGTGGATTCCGAATAGAGAGGCAGTAATAAAGTTTCTATCAAAAGTGTCGATAGAGCGAATAAACTTTGGAAAAACTACATCAGTTTCAAGAGTAAACCCATAACGATCTTCATGCTTGCTATCATTTGAGGAAGAAATGTAGCCAAGCTGTGTGCTGTCGGCTGATGCTGTAGAGTAAACAACCGCGCCTATGCTGCTGGGGTTGTTGAAGTTTACAGCAGAATCATAGACGGTTGTTTGTTGTAGATTGTTCTCAAGATCATAAACAAAGTTGTTTGCGTAAGTGTTGAATCTTACGAGTTTGTCGTCGATGTTGAAGGCGCGCAGGACGTTCCTTACTGCCTTATGGGTTCCCTTCGACTTGAATAGGTAGGTCAAGTTGTTGTAAAGATTGAGGTAAATGAGGTTTTTTGTGTCGTTTAGATCAAACTTGTAGTTCTCAGTCTCGCTTCTGTTTACAAAGCGCTCCAAGACATCAGCATCAACGAAAATCTGTGGAGTTTCGAGACCCAAAGAAGCAGGCAGATGCTCGGCGAAAGGAAGCGCCTTGAAAGAGGAGCTTGTGTAAACCGGAGTCTTGAAATCTGGTAGGGCGGCAATCTGTAGGCGGATCTTGTCGAAGTAAGAGCCTACGATGTGCATCAAGAACTTAAAGTTGTTATTTTCGCCACTCTCGTGTTCATCAATTACCCAGCTAGGCATCATGCTGCCGATGGAGGCGTTGTTATTGGAATCGTAGATAGAGCCCGTCGCCAGGAGACCTGCTCTTAAAGCAGAGACATCCGGGTGGTTGGCATAGATAATTGGGTCGAGATACTCTTTCGCAGCAGCGCTAGCGAGAACAATAGCAGAACCAGTGTTACGTGTGGTGCTGGTGTAACCTGTGAATGTTCCGTTTGAAACACGACCAGAGTAGTCCAAGACTACACTGTCTTGAGCCGCTATGCCGGTTATGCCTTCGTTGAATTTGTAATAGACACCGAGTGTCGTGTTAGAAATGTCTGTGTTGGAGCCGCCTCTGACCTGCCCAAACCAGTTTCTGCCAATGTCTTGTGCTGTTCTCTCGACCTTCCAGAATCGGAACTCGTCCATCGCACCGTTGAGTAGAGTCTCAGTCGCGGATCCAGAAGCAACATAACCAAGAGAACCAGACTGCTCGAATGTGCCTGCGCCTCTTGAGCCTAGATTCGCTTGAGCATCGAGGGCACCATTGACGTAGAGCCTGGATGTTATGCCTGCGCTTGCGCTCTTAAATGTAAGAGCGTAGTGGTTCCATCCGAGAATAGAAGAAGTTGTCGGAGTTGTTCCGATCTTCTGATCAATAATGTTTGGTAGGCTATTCTCCTTCAAGCGAACGTGGAATGGAGAGCCAGTTGTTCCAGATAGGAAGATAGTTAATTCGTCATCTTGTCCTGAACCTGTTATGTGAAAGATAGCTTGTTTATTGTCGGAAGAGATTGCTGATGAACTTAGCCAGAACTCAACAGAGACGCCGGCTTGAAAGTCGCACTTTAAATTTGACTCTCTTGTTCCTTGACCATAACCAGACGGAAGACCCTCGGTTGTGTAAATGTCTTCGTCGTAGATGTTGGCGGTCTCTCGCTGTGAAGACTGCGGATCTTTGAATAGCCCCTTGGTGTTGGAGGCTGCGATTGTGTGTGGTCCGCCCTTGAGGCTGATGTGGGATGTTCCTTTAAAGTCCACGAACCCGTTTGTTCTTGGGTAGGTCGTGTTAAAGATGAACTTCTCGATGTCGAGAGATTTGTTGTAAAAGTTGTTGTATTCTGCGTCAGAGCCATCGTAGGGATAGAAGTCAAGAATGCGATCAATCGCAGACTTGTAGTACATTTCAGCAGAACCGTACTTGGCGAATGTTTGAGGATCGGTGTAATCAATCTGCGGCTCAAACGAATTTTGTTTTTCAACAATCTGTTTTACGTTTCTTGATGATTCCGTATCAGCGAATGCATCTTTTTGGTTAGTTTCTGAAACGTAATTGGTTGACTTGCCGAATAGGTCTTTAATGCTCATAATCTTCTACTCTGAATAGGAATTTTTGGTCTTGCTCAAGCCAAGACTGACGCTGAGAATCATAGAATGCGAGTTTGATGCCGTATTCATATCCTGATTCAAGAAGCGACATGTCAAGATCGAAATAGTTTCCTGAAACATCGTAGGAGAGAATTGTTTGTAAGTCTGATCCGGTACCGTGTGGTATAACATTTAGTCCATCCAAAACTCTGTAAACTCTGAACGATGCGCTAGGAATAATGGTGTTTTCTATTTCTTCTGACGCTACTGTGTAAATAGTTGGGGACCAGTTTTTGTTTCGCACGTAAACGTTGAAACGGGCTTCCTCTTCGGAGAAGTATTTGTTTTTTAGATTTTTGATATTTGTGACATAGCGGGTGTTGCCGGTTGAAACCGAGGTCGCCGCCACCGTCTGTGGGGATATTGTTCCGGTAAAGTATTCGATGGCGCCAGTGTGCCAGACATCACGCAAAGTAGAATAAGTCCCGGTAAGACAAACTGAACAAGAATAGATTCCTGGCGACACATAGCCGCCGGTTGCTGGAGTGCTGGCTACTTGTGTAATAGCCGTGCCTCCCAATGTCTCATAAAGATCAACAAAAATCTCTCCGGTGCCAACGGCTGGGATGTTTGTCAGTCTCCCACGAATGTAGTTGTAGAGAAAAAGGGTGTTAAGGTTGTCTGATGCTGGTGCAAGGGAGGAAGACATGAAGAAATCCCCTCTATCATCTTGTGTTGAAGAGTTCCAACGTGCCTCGATAACTGGTTTCTTGAAGAAGTATTGTGTTCCTCTTGCAAAAAAACGCTTGGTGTAGTATGAGCCGGTAGCACCACCCGGATTTACAGAAGAACTTCCTTCTTGCGAGGAGGTTAGTCTTAGTCCAATCCCATAGTTTGCTTTTGTTCCTGCGATCCATTGTTCTACTAGACTTGTGATGTTTATTTCTAGATCCTCAAGACCACTTGAAAATTCTTGAGTGAAAACAGGATCTGCGTGATAGTCTCCTCCCTGGGTTGTCCAAGCGACGCCTTGAGATGCATAGACCCAGTTTGAAACTCCTGCATCTTTGTAGTTTTCTAAATCTAATCCGTCGCCTTCGTTCCAAGACCGTGAAATTGCCTGTGCAACTAACTTAAAATCCTTCGGAACTGTTTTAGAGGTTTCGGCGTTAAAAACCCTCAGATAAAAACTCACGCCATCGGTAGCAGGAATTATGCCAGCGTTTCTATCAGAAGTTATAGAGGCAATGTCAAATTGTGTCAAAACTCTTGACAATTCTGCCGAAGACGTTGACTGGCGACCATAGATTGAGTAAACCTCACTTACATCAGCTTGTCCTGCATTTGAACCGGTTGCCCTGGTTCTTAAATTTGATTCGTAAGCATTTACGATTGTGTTGTCGGCATCTGCCTTGTAACGTTTAATAGCCATTATCTCAACTTGCCCTTTATGTCTGTTTCTGGGAACTTAAGTTCTAGGATTGCATTCTGCGGTGTTAATAAGTAGTCGCCATCAGGTGATAGGTTTTCTTGAATCTGAAACACCACATTGGAGTAGTCTGATGTGCTTTTGTTTACAATTTGAACTTTAACAGCATCAAGAACACCCTTCACTTTGTTTAGTTCTGAGAATATTTCTGAGATGGACAATCTTTGACCGATGAACATCGGGTCTTTGTACTTATTCGCCAACCTCTCGACACAGCGGTTAAGGACATCAAACTTGTTGGCAGAACTGTCTGGCTTGACCACAAAGTTGATCCCAAAGTTGATGATAAATGGATCTAAGATGTCTATCGTGTCATTAATCATTCTGTAGTTGTTTAGCCACACCTTGAGGTTTTTCTTAATCGTGCTATTCGTGGCAACAAGTTTACCAAGAGTGTTTTCAGAAACCACATAGGCGTTTAGATTTCTTTTTTGTGAATCTGGATCTTTCTGAATTGAGCAACGTTTGATTGAACCAAACTTCATTGGCATTCTGTAAACAAGGCTTTCGTAGTCTTTTTGAGTTACAGCGCGGTTTTGTGTTGGGAAAGTGTCATAGATTCTCTGCTTAACTTCCGCAGTTGTTGGGTTAGTTACATTTCCTACAATTGGTTCTTCGTTAGAGACTTCAACAGAATTGCGAACAAATGAAACCTCGCTGCCTGCGAGCGCCGAGAGATCCTCAAAATCCATCAACACACTTGACACCTGATTTAAGCTTCCCGCTGCAACATTTGAATTTGTTGGATTTGTTTGCCTGAAGGCGATCGTGAGGGTTGTGTTAGCCGGAACAATGCCAAAGCTTCTATTGTTTGCAAGGCGGCTTGGATCGAAAGAAGTGTCTGTCACATAATTCTTGCCAAAAATGTCCATAGCTACATTTTGTGGTTCTGCAACCACACCGGAAGCACCGTCTTCTCCAGAGCCAAACTGAAGGAATACACCTTCTGGCTCGTGGACAACTTGGAACTTTCTGCTCACAAGCAAAGGCTTGAGAATAGACGGAACGTTGTCTGCCTTATAGTTCTTATTTGTAAGCTCTTTGTAAACAATGTCTTGAGCGAGATAATCTACCTCAAAGTATTCGTTGCCGTCAGAGTCTGAAACACTTACGATCTCTGAAATGTTTGCGTTTGACAATTTGACTTTTTTGAATCTCTCAAACGCTCCAACAACAACCTGCTCTACACCAAAAAAGCCAGACACCACATCGCCATAAGACTTGATGGCATAATAGGTTGGGGCGCCAGTTGTCGTGTCTGTTCTCGCAGCCACAACCGGATTTTTTGGATCGGCGAAATCAACGTTTTCGGTAAGAACAAAGCTTAATCCGTTCTGCGAAGTGAAGCGCGTGCCCCTCTTTAATGTCGGGATGTAAGATGTTAGTGGTCCCAAACCCGTAGGGGATGCGGGAACCAAGACGTAGAGGGCAACTTTTCCATAGGTAGAGGGTCTGCCGGTGTTCTTGTAGCCAAGAATGCGACCCTGCCGCACCACATTTCCATACTGGTAGGCTGTGTCTAAGAAAGTTTCGTTGATGTTGTAATCAAGATAGAAAGAAAGTTGGTCACCAACATAGGCGACAGCATCAAGCATCATGGCGCCGAACGAGCCTTCACTGAAATCCTGAAAGGTATCTGGGTAAAAGCGTTCTGCTATCTGTGTGAGATCGTCTCTAATGGATTCATAATCACGATTGGTGTAGTTGATTGCTACTTTCTTCTTGTTTGTCATAAATGTTCCTCACACTAAATAGTGATTTCCAGCAAATCACTTGTTGCGATTTGTGGGATAGAATACTCCAAGTAAAGCCCTAATGTGTTGGTGTCTGGATCAGAGCCAGCAAACTGAAGCTTTCTGATTTGAACAGCAGGCATATAGCGAGCTACTTGTTCTCTTATCTTGTTGTCTATTCTCTCATAGACATCAGACTGGAAGTTCTCAAACAAAAACTGCCTTATTCCTACGCCATACTCTGGCTCCATCACTCTTTCGCCTGGGTTGGTTAAGATAAGCATTTTCATATTTTGCTTTACAAGAGCCCTTAGTCTCTTGATCATCGTGTAGCCATCGGCTGTATCTTGCGTAAGCGGTAAACTAACTGCGTATGAAGCCACCTATTTCCCTCCAGATTCTATTACTATTTAGTTATTCGTCGTTATTTTCACACAGTTGTTCATCAGCATTGAACGGATTGCTTCTTAAGTTGCGTCGGCGCCACCAAGGCAAAATTCTTTTACCAGGGGCTAGTCTAAACTTTTCTCTCAAGGTCTTTAGGTTCGTAGCCACAATTCCTCTGTCTCCTTCTTCGGTAGAACCGAATTCACGGGAGTTATAGTATTCCTTGAACATTTTTTTAAGTTGAGAGTTCGTTCTTCTCATCGTTACTTGATCCCACTCATCCCAAGTTAAAACGAATGGTGTAAAAGCACGGCGTTCGCTCTTGGGATACCAGCCCGAAAGAGAGGAGGCGGGGTCAAAGTCAAGAGATGTACCCTCATCATTCGGCACTGCCCGTCTACCCGGCTTGAGATTTTTTTTGCTATTCTTTCTTGCGCCATCTACAACTTTCTCGCCAATGGACGGTAAGAAGGTTAGATCATTATAGATAGCGATTGTTGATAGAATCTTGGATGGCGGCAAACAGTAACGCATGAACAACTTAAACTTGTCATCATCCAACAAGTTATTGATTAGGCAAAGCATTTCTTTGCTGCTCGGCTCAAGCGGCTGTAACTTGGATAGAGGGAGATCGAGAACATCTACTTCCACCTTCGTAACCGTCCTCATTCCGCCGCCAACATTTGCGTAGAACTCAAGACCATAGCGAAGTCCAAGTTCACCCTGAAGCCCGACGACTGGACGACCGGCATCTTCTCCAGAGAGGGCAATCATGTCGTCATCTCTGGTTTTCTGCCCAGCGTAAACAAGCGACAAGGTGCCAGGGTAAACGTCTGAAACGTTCCCTTCTTGTGAAGTTATTGATGCTGGGATGTTAAACGGATCTACATCACCTGAGGGTGTCTTTAAGTAAGCACGAATACCAAATGGCTGTGTGCCGGCGGGATTAGCCGTGCCTATTGTTCCTATCCCTTGGCTTCCTGCTTTTACAATTATGTTTTTAGCAAATAGTGTCAAGCTTTCTGAATCTTCAGAATGCCTCTCGCCTGTCATGAATGACTGAAAATCTCCTTCGTCCATAGTGTGGTAGTAACCAATGTAAGGGGTGCCGTCTTCAAGCGCCATCTCATCGCCATTGGTGTAGTTTCTCTGTAGTACATCGCTAGAGTCAGCAACGCCTTCCTTTAGTTCCCCAAGTAAGTTTAGCTGACTACCGGCGGTTAAGCCACTGGCGCCGTGGAGAATGTAGTAATAGATGTTGGTCGCGTAAGAATCATCAATAAAATCATTTCTTTTCATTGAGGTCTCAAAAGAATTCGCAACCTCTGATAGTTCTTTCTTGACGAACTCTTTGAGGACCATCTTAGCTATGTCTTCTGTTTCTTTTACGACACCTAGGGCGTCTTCATTCCGGTAGTTTTTAAGTGTCTTGAAGATTGTTACTTCGTCGTTTTTCTTTGCTTCTTTCAGATCTTTGCGATCTGGATAGTTGTAGCGCTCCTGAATGTTGTTGAGCCTAATCAAAGCCTGGATAACATCCTCGGGAGGGTCGATAATCTCGCCTTCATCCAATAGTCTTCCGTAGGTTTGGACCGATTGCTCTAGGAAAGCATACCAAAACTCTTCATCTTTGAATGGATTGAACAACTCGAAGAACTCGCTTTGTTGGGCATCTTTGAACCCCTTCTCCATTTCTTCTACTATGAACGATGCGTAAAGATCGCTGAAGTTGCTGTTAAAGTCTGGCTTGAATTTAGAGAATGTTGCGATTGACTTTATGAAGTGTAGTGTTGAATGAATTCTACAAGCAGCGCTTATAACAGACTGTACGCCTGCTTTTCCTTGGCGACTTAGAATTCTGTTATACGGAACTTCTGTTACACAATCAGGATCTCCTGACAGCCTCTCATCCTCAGACAGTCCAGAATAAGACTTCATCATCTGTGATTCTATTTCCTTGAAGTCTATGACCTCTGTTCTCTGTGGCTTGCACGGACTGAGTTCTGGGAACAATGTGTCTACAAGACCAAGCCAGCCTGTATTCTTTGTGGGGCGCACATAGACAGGAGGGTTTAAGTAAGTCCCACCAAAGGTTGCAGGGTCAAGATAAATAACTCTGGCTTTATCGCCATTGTTTAGCTGATCTCTGCTTTGACCAAGGATGGCATCTTTGTTGTTTATTTTTCTTCTTCTGCCGTCTTCGTCTTCTATCTCTCGTTCTGAGTAGAGCACATCTTCGCCCGGATAAAGATAGTCTGCGTCAGATTCCGTTAGGTCATCGAACTCGGCGCCGTAGTTAAACGCCTTATTGTCTGTGGACATAATAGTTGAGAACATCTGGTCGTAAAGTGCTTCCGATGTTGTATTCCAATAAAAGGTTGCCGCACTGTCAGAAACACCCAGCATCTCAGACATCAAGACTATGGGGGGTGAAGTACCGCCAACTGTGTCTAATGATTGCAAAAACCTTGGATACTCGTTCAAAGTATCATCTGAAACTACATCAAGCGTGTTATCTTTCGCCAAGAATTCATATGTAACTTGATCAAATTCTGAGTCGTCAAAGCCCTCTCCCTTGATAGTAAATTTTTCTGTTACCTTTAGTCTTGCGTTGTCAGCAGGAATGTTTCTTTGGTTATTAAGATCTGCAACATAAAGACCTATTTCAAGCCCATAGCCAAAAAATAAATCATTATCTGGATTGCTTGCAAAACCAACACTAATGTCTGGATCTGCTTTTCTTTGCTTCTCGACAAAGGTAACCTGCTCGTTCTCATAGTCTACTTCATAATTCACTCTGTAGCCGTAATTAGGCAGTTCAAGTGGGGTTGAGCGCTTCTTTATCTTTAGATCTTCAAACGACTTGACTGTTCTTTGATCTCTCTGAACGCTGTTGTTGATTTCTGGAGGGGTTGTAAGTGCCCCGTTTTCTGTCATCCACTCCGCGATGTAGACCGGATAGGCGCCTTTTTGCCTCCCCAGTAGAGCGTAATTGTCCACAATTCCATCGGCTTCGTCTTCGTCGAGGGCTACGCCTGCAACGTGGAAATCAACGTACTGCTGCCTGCCTGGATCGTTGAAGACTTTTCTCTGGTGGGCTGTGTAGGGTCTGCCGAGTGTGTCGGACAAAGCCATGTTCATCAAACCATAATTTCTCTCGCCGGGTCCGTTGCCAAGCATGTCGTAAGAGAAGGCAACCTTCAATTGATCCATTCCAGCGCCTAGCGCTTTTGCTGTAACGGCGACCTGTTCTTCCGTCTCATAAGGGAACAGACCGTTGCTACAGCCAGGATCTGAAACAATCGGCGGCAATGCGTCCAAAAGTGTGTTGGGGATTCCTTGCTGGATAATGTCAGCAATGTCTCCAAATTCTGCTCCGGGGCGACATAGTTGGGCAATCTGTTCTGGTGATGCTCTTCCGTCAAGAATCTGTGACCTCAAAGAACAAAACTCTTCTATTTGCTCCGGTGAAGCACAAAGGCTTGGGTTTGCTGGCAGTTCGTCATCTTCATCCAAAGAATCCAAGAATTGCTGTGATTGATCTCGGAACTCTGCTGGAAGCAGATTGCCAAAGTTTCTAAAGAAATTTCCGATGTCGCTTCTGTTTGCAAATGCTCCTCGGAACTCAGGGAATTCAAATTCTACCAAGTTGTCCACAAGAGACAAGAACGACTCAGACGGCTCACCTATAGATGCCTCTATCAACTCTCTTCTTGTGACTGATGAGGCGACGGCTTCATTGAATGCCAAGACTCGATCTCTATTAGCCATCTCGGGACCAGCACCGGCAAGGAGAGAATACATGTCCACGACTGTATCGTCTAATGCATCTTCATCGGCTGTAGGACCGCAGATAGACTCTCGTAAAATGTCTTTGACAGTGTTCCTGCCTGTAAGAATTTCTGGTAGCCCTGCTACAATTGAGCCTGCTGCTTCAAGGGCTTTGCAAATTGCACTGCCAATAATTTCACAAACTTTTATCATGAGCTTTATTAGGACTGATACAATCACCTGCTGAATCGCTATCTTGGCAGCGTCTGCTAAAAGCTTCAGGATGTCAAGGTTCAGAACAGCAAAAGGATTATTTATCATCGGGAGCGTTATGTCATTCATGTTTCTACAGAAAGGAAGCTCAATGTCCTTTAAGAAATCCATTACGCTTGGTGTGAATAACGGTGGGCGCGGACAGTCGAATAGGGCTATCACCTTAGAGATTATTTCTGCGCCTGGGAATTTGTTTAGAAGGTCAACCAGACCAAGTAGATTATCCGTGTAGACTTCAATAATAGCCAGTAAATAGGCTTCCATTATCTGGTCTGGGCTTAGCTTCTGTTTAGCTTCTGTTTGAACTGCTCCAACTGCATCTGCAAATGGGGTCTGCGGACCAGATAGGGCTTCTGGGTTGTCGTATTCTTTTCCTAATGATCTGCGAATTACAGAGCCTCCGGGGGGCTGGACAAATCTGTTTGACGGAGTGCTTCCCTCATAAGGACCTGGGACCATCCTTTCTCTTTCGCGATCAATGTAATCTTCGTCTTCCCAAGGATAGACTATGTTTATTTCTCCAAACAATGGGGCGCCGGAACCTTCTGCTCCGGGGCGAGTTGATGATGGTGCTGTGGCATCTGAAAGTAGCTCTGCGTTGGTTTGCTCTCCAAAAAGATTACCTGATTCCAGTTTCTGCTTTACAAGTGCATCTAGCTCTGCTTGCTTTTCAGCCGGAAGACCAACGAATAGAACACCAAAGTTTTCTACCGACATCGCCTTGAGGGCTGCCTGAATTGCTCTTGCTAGCGCCTGCTCAAGCGTAAGCCCCTTGAATAGACACTGAATTGCTTCGATCATAAAGTCAAGAAGCCCGCAGATCTTCATCGGATCGAAAACGCCATTGTACAAGCTACGAACATCGATTGAGAGATCTAATTCTTTACCTTGTAGCATCTCTCCGCACATTCTTACAAAAACATTATCATTTGTCTCAAGCTGCCTGAAGGCTTGGTTTTTCGCCATAATAGCAAGCGGATTGTTTTTGCCAACAGGCAAATAATTGTCAATGGGTAGGTCTGGGTCAAAGCTTTCACCCATGGCAACTGCTTCTTTTCTGCGCTCTTCTTCTGATCTCTTGCAAATGTTCTTGTGAAACTGGTAAGCGAGGACATCAGCAATGTTTAAAACTTCATCAAGAATGTCTTGACCTATCTGTTTGCCCTCATTGGCAAGCGCGTCACCCACACAGGAAGCAGCAGTTTGCTGGGCTTGAGTGTTCACCAAGACCGTGGAGTTAATCACATCGATCTGTGGGTATGTGTAATCTTTTAAAAACTTTACAAAAGGATCTGGCTGTCTGGCTGTTAAACCTGTGTCCATGTTGCGTAGATTCGCAAGGTAACCCATCGCTGTCTTATCTTTGAATGACTCTTTTCTATTAAGAGCAGAGATCTTGCGTCCTTTAAAGACGATAGGCTTCTCCCGACATCCAGCAGTAAAAATGGAAAGTTTCTTTAATTTTCTCTCGGTTGTAAAATTAAACTTTAGCTTGACCACCCTATCTTTAAATATTCCAGCACCGACGCTGGGGAGGTTATAGCCACGGGCGACTAAGAACTGATCTAGTTCAATAACAACACGCGACATAAGAGAGGCTCTTGAGAACCCAAGATCACCATAGACTCCTGGGTCAAATGGCTTGTTGTTATCAGCATAGACTAAAGTCTCATCGTCAAGCACTTGCGAAACTTTGGCGTAACGAGAGTAAAGGTTTAGACCTTTTCTTACTCTTATGTTCATCTGAACAAGCTCTGACGCCAGGAAGGAAACACTTATAGGACCGTTTTCTACATCATCTTCGTTGTCTTCGTCCGCTTCCTCCAAGCCTTCTAAAATTTCAAAGGGGACGGAATAAAGAAGCTTGAGTCTTGAGTTCGGTCTTGCCTCTAAATCCCAATCTTCATAAACAATGGCTTCTCTCATTATGGTAAATGAGCCAATGCCGTCATCTTTGCTATAGTTGTCCAGCAGAGAGTTGATGGCTTCATCTCTATAGTCTTTATACTTCTCGTCTAAAGCTGCCTTAGCTTCTTCTGGGCTTGGGGCATTCTCCCCGCCAGTAGTTAGGAATCTTGTTGTGACAGCCACTTCATAGTTGCAAGTCCGCTCATTTAAGCGTGGTGTATCTATGCTTAAACCTCGCCAATCTGTCAATACTGCATTTGGTTTGGGAACACAATCGAGGCAAACTTTCTCTTCCGTTCCCGGTAGTTCTACCTCGCATTTGTCTATAAGTAAGTCACCATTTTTGTCTTGGTGCTTTAAGAATTTTGATTGAGCCATTGATCTTCCTATCCCAATAATTAGGTTGTCTTGACGTTTCTGCTTTCGATGTAGCGCTTACCATAAGGCTGTAGATAATTTACATCCCAAACAGCTTTATCGATGAATAATTGGTACATGTTGTAATTGCTCTTTAGGTGCGCGCCGTTATAGACAGCGTATGCGGCAGCAGTAGCAGGACCAGCCAAGGGCGCAGGTAATGAAGCTGCCAAGCTTAATGCTGTGTTAAATCCAAACTGGGCATTAAACTTTATCTTCACTAAGCTCAACATGTCTGTCATCAAGTCTGACAATCCTCTTAATGCCTCAGTGGTGTTCTGCCCCATGGCAACACCCTGAATTTTGTCTATTCTTGTGGCACCGTTAAACAAGCCACCAATTTCAAAAGTCGGCTCTGTGTTGTTTCCCGCGATTAATTCAATTAAGGGTGCAGGTTGTGAAATCTTGCCGCCGAGAGAGTTGGTCTCACCTTTCATTCCGAAGCCTGTGGCATTATTTGAGCGACCTGTGACGATTTTTACACCCTCTCGACCAATAACACGAACACCATCGGCTTTTATTCCAATTCCAGAGCGACCTTCCATGTAGCCAGACTTACCCGGATCGATGCCAAAGTTAAAATCTATGTTGGTAAGTTGGCTTATGTAGACTCTAGCAGCGTCTGCTGAAAAACTATTGTCTGCATAAGTGCCATCGGGCGTGAGAGCGGACGATAGCCGCCCCACAACTATGTCAATTGCATTTGCGCCTGTTGCGCCTTGACCACCAAGTCCAGAAGCTTTACCGGAGGGACGATCTTTGCCCAATGTGATGTAAGCATTGCCATTATCAATTCCTTTTTCGCTTGGCGCAAAGTTAAACCTTACCTTTGGCTCATAGGTTTCTCCACCAAACACACCACTTGTATTTAGAGGCTGTGCTGTGGGATTTGAGCCATCTAAACCTAAGACAGATTCATTTAGCTCCTGTGCTCTCTTGAAGATTCTTTTCTTGCTTTTATCAAGTTTATCATCATTGAAGATCTTTATTTTTTTTGAACTAGGCATTAAATCTGTTCTCCTTCTTTCGTTGCTTCTTCTGTTTCTTGCGGTTCCGAAACTTCTGTTTTCTCAGCTTGTAGGATACTAGTTTGTTTTTCAATTCTTTTCTTTTCTTTGCTATCGTCAAAATTTTGTTCAAAATGCCACTCTGGATTCAAGAGCTTACCTTTTTTAAATTCAAAATGTAAATGTGGACCAGTGCTGCCGCCAGTAGTTCCCATTAGCCCTATTGTATGCCCCTTTTTAACCTGCTGATCCTTTTTCACAAGCACTTCTAGCAGGTGAAGATACCTTGTTGTAGAGCCGTCAGAATGTTGCAATCTTATTGCATTACCGCCGCCTTTGTCGCCGCAGCCGCCATCACCTTTTTTACAACCAGTTTTCGTACTAACAACTTTGCCTGCAAGGGCAGCCAAAATAGGTGTGCCTTCCGCATTTGCGATGTCAACCCCAAGATGGTCTTTAGGTATTTTTTCTATTGGGTGTATTCTCATTCCAAATTGACTTCTAATTGTTCCCGCTGCTGGTCTCAGCAATCGTTGAGCAGTTTCGTCAAAGTGTTGGGTGTAAGAGACTCCTCTGTCTGTTAGGTTGTCGCCTATGCTGACGCCCATAAAGCCAGAACCAAAAAGACTATCTAGTCCAGCTTTGCACTCGTTTTTCTGTGAAGCCAAAAGGTTCTTAATGGCTCCTTCCTCAGAAGTAACAAGTCTAACAAACGTAGCTGTTTGCAAGTTGTAAGAAAAGGTGCCCCCGTCAAGCTTTATTGTAACAATGTCGCCAAGGCTTGGTTTTTCTGTTGCACCTATCGCTATAACGGTCGTGTGCATATCAAAAATGTCTTGAGCATTTTGTTGTTGTTTCAGATCCTTCAAAACCTGCTGATCACAAGGATCAGGCAAAAACTGGTGTGGTGAATTGGGTCCAATTATTCTAGCTTTGAACGTGAACTTGGGAATCTTATCTTCTGAATCGTCATTGTCTTCTTTCGGCAAAAATGCAGCAATCTGGCTTACATCCATCGGAACTGGTGGTGTTAATACGATTGCGGGGAATTCATCTTTCCCAGAGAATGAATCATACTCAAAAGAATTGCGAATAAGATTTCCGAAGAGATCCATCGCATCGCCAACTTCATCAAAGAGGGAGAAGTCAAGATAAGTCTTCTTAGCCACTATGCCTCTCCTTGAATCATATCAAAGAGGCTGGCTTTGTCTTCTTCAGACAAGCCAACATCCTTGGTTCTCTCCTTTTGCTTGAGGGTGAGAACCTTCACCAGTTGCTCGTTTGAGCGCTGCATCGTTTCAATGTGTTTAGCAGCTACGGGGGAGAGGGCTCTGTTGTTTTCTGCGTTTTGAGCGATCTGATTAGCAAGCTCATTCAAAAACTCTTTCGCGGTATCGCGATCGTTTCTTATGTTCTGAATTGCCTCATCCATCAAGTCGTCAAATTCATCATTCATATCTTGCCGTCTTCCCAATCTGTTTTGAAGTCTCTGTAATGCTCTCTAAACTTGTTTAAAGAATTCACAACCTGTTTGGTGTTGAGACCAGTAATCTCTCTTAAATAGAGATAAACAGCTTTTTTGTTAAAAATTTCTATGTCGTCTTTGCTCTCAAACAGAACGATGATCGCCTTGTACACACGCTCGTCATTATCTCGCATGTCATTGAACTCCCAGGTCTTCATGTCCTCATAGAATGATTTCCAAAACTCGCGCTCTAGTTGGTCTGTGACCCAAGTTTGATCTGTGGCAAGATATTCTTGCTCGTATCTCTTGGGGGCGGCGTCATAATCCACCTCACGTTGGCTCTTCCGCTTTTGTTTTTTGACTTTATGAATAAACCAGTTCTTAGTTATAACCGAGAAGTAGGAAAACGCCTTATGTCCCTTATCGGGCTGAAACTTGTCGAGAATAGTCATAAGCCAAACCTTGCACTCTTCTCGGAGAACATCTATGTTTGGCAACGTTGTAAATTTGTATGTGAACACGATTTTATCAACCATTTCGCCAAAAGCTGGTTGTAGCAATTTCACATAGATTTCTGTCTTTTGTCTGTTGCAATCGGTAGAACAATATTCTATGATTGCGTTTTCATGCTGTTTGGTGAAGTAATGATTAGATTTCTTCGATTTGTTTCGTCTCGGCATCTGAGTCTTCTTCCTCTGGTATGTAGATAAAATCAAACTCGTCCATGTATTCTCGGAATGAACGGGCATGATCCATTAGTGCTTGCAAGGTTTGGTCGCCATAGAACATTTCAAGCTCGTAGACAGACTTGACGTGGGAGGCAAAGCTAGCAGCCGCAGCGCGCATGTCATCTATCTCTACTGAGATTAAGACAAGCTTTTGTGCTACATTGCGAGAATACACAAACAGTAAAATATTGATGCCGAATGACACCAACAAAATAAGTGAAAGCACCATTTCAAGCCTAATCATAAAGTCCATTGCTAGCCTCCTCTTTCATTTCTTTTAGAAGCTCACGATTGGCTTCAATGTAATCGTTTGTAAGGTCGCCAGTGTCATTAGAATTTGTTTGTTTTTTTCTAAGGACTATCGGCTTACCTAACATTTTTGTAACGCTCTCATGACCACAGAGGTCGCACTTTTCCTTTAGGTCCGAGAACGAGTGGAGGGCTACGAACTCTTGTTCGCAGCCCTCACATTTGTAGCGATAACGCGGCAACTATTCGCCTACCATCGTGGTTAAATCTTCATCCGTAACTGTTTGGTTGCTCGACACTCGAACAGTTGGAGGGTTAGTTACTACAAGTCCCTCTTCTCCTTGTGTCAATTCAAAACCCTTAAGAATCGGCACAATGTCCAACTCATTTAATAGCGACTCTTGTAGAGCCATCATTACGGCACCAAGTGCCTGATTTGAAAGTTTAAAAGTTCCGTTACTCATCAATTCTCCTTATTCGACGGTTACGCTCTTTGCGAGGTTTCTCGGAAGATCAACGTCTCTACCATTATGGAGAGCAAGATGATAGGAAACAATTTGACCAATGATGTTAAACACCATTGCAGTTATGTACTTGTTGCTTCCCGTTTCGGCGCTAATCAACCTATCATATATTTTATTACCTATTTCGTGTTTTGTGTAGTTTGTTATTAAAATAACTTTACCACCTCTGGCGCGAATCTCTTCGATGTTGCTGATAGTCTTCTCTGGGTAGAAGTTCTTATCAAGCAGGCAAATGTTGAGAATCTGGTCGTCTATGAGAGCCAAGGGACCGTGCTTGAGTTCAGAGCCAGAATAACCTTCGGCGTGGATGTAAGAAATCTCCTTAATCTTGAGAGCAATCTCATCTGCAATTGGTTCGAGAACGTTACGACCTATCACAAAAGCAGTCTTAGAGCCCTTGTAAGTGGCACAGATGCTATTAATTTTTCCTTCTTGACCAATAGCCTTATTTATAAAATAAGGCAACTGCTGAGCTTCCTTGACGAATTCTTTGTATTCTCGGTAGGAGCATCCGTTCTCAAGACCTATCTTGTAAGCGAGAAGGAGCATAGCAAGCATCTGGTTTGTTACTGCCTTGGTAGAGGCTACGGAAACTTCTTTGCCAGCGCGAATGTGAATGCCACAATCAGTCATCTGATAAATGGTGGAGTTTGGGGTGTTCACGACGCCAAGAACGCTCGCGCCTTTTGCTTTCATGTTCTTTATGCATCCGATTACATCAGCGGTCTCTCCTGACTGTGAGACTGTTACAAGCCAAGACTTATCGTCCACAAGCGCATCTCTATATTTTAGTTCTCCTGCTGGCATGTTTCGGGTCATCAACTTGCCTATCTCTTCCATAGCAAGAGCGCCTACTTTTGCAGCATTGTTGGCAGAGCCGCATCCTGTGTAGATTATTTGGCTACTCTCTGAGAAGCTCTCTATGCAGTCTTGGAGACCTCCAAGGACAATTTCAGTGTCCTTAATTCTTCCCATGAGCGCGGACATCACATAATCAAACTGCTCATAGATTTCCTTCTGCATGTAGTGATCGTATTTACCAAGGCAGTAGGTGTCAGCAGAGACATCTTTTTCTTCAAAGATCAGAGTTAGCTTAGTTCCGTTCAAATCTTGAACATCGACAGAATCCTTACGAATAATAAGAATCTTGCTATCATCAATAGATGAGAAAGCCTTCACCTCTTCGGGGAAGGAATAAGCATCGGAACAAACATAGACGGCGTCGTCAGCACGACCGACATACATCGGTGAGCCAAGTTTCATCAAATTCATCTGATTTGGGTAATCGGCGTGAATGAAGATTACACCAAACGCACCCTCAACTTGTCTTGCCGTATGCCTCATAGCTGCACGGAGATCGTCTCCTTGTGAGAGGTAATACTGAATAAGGTTGGGGAGAACTTCCGTGTCCGTCTGAGAATAGAAAGTAAACCCCTTCTCTTCCAGAAACCTCTTAACCTCAACGTAGTTCTCGATGATTCCGTTGTGAACAAGGCTAATCTTGTTGTCGTTAGAGGTGTAAGGGTGCGAGTTGTCCTTAGTTGGAGGAGAGTGAGTTGCCCATCGGTTATGTCCGATTGCCACAGTTCCTCTTAGATCAAGGTCGGGGAGAAACTTGGGGTGACCCTCTGCTCTCTCGATCACAATTCCTTGCGAGGTTGCTACGGCGATGCCCGCCGAGTCATAACCACGATAAGCAAGGTTTTTGAGACCCTGCTTGATTGATTTGTATTCTACTTTATCGGCTACTGAGCCAAAGATTCCGCACATAAATTATCCTTTGAAAAACATCTTTGTAAGCCATCTTCTATAGTAATAGACGGCTTCCATCCAAGAGATAATAACCCAGAAATGTCTGAGTGTGAATACTTAATGTCACCTTTTCTTTCTGGATTTTCGCTCCAAGTTACATTGTGTTTTCTTTTTATTATCTCTCTAGCTGAATTTAGGGAGCATGAAGCACCGCTAGCAACGTCATATATTGCGCCAGCAAATAGTTTACCTTGATTCATGCAAAAAATGTTAGCAGAGACAACATCGTCAACATGTACAAAATCTCTTGTCTGCTCTCCATCTCCATCTATACGAAGTGCTCTGCCTTCACGAATCATCTGCATCCAAGCACTTATCGCTGTGGAGTGTGAACCACCATATTTTTGATCTTCAGAATAGACATTGTAATAACGGAGACAAACAGTGTCTAATCCATATAAATCTGAATATAGCTTGCACTCTTGTTCTGAAATTCTTTTATGAAGCCCATAAGGTGATGTTACATTGGCAGCGGCGGCAGAGGAAGAAAAGATAACGCGCTTTACATTATGTTTTTTAGCCCACTCAAGAAGCACCGAGGTAGAATAAGCATTGTTTCTGAATGTGTCGGAAGGCGCATCTACTGATTGCTGCACGCTAGGAAGGGCTGCGAGGTGGAAAACATAATCACAATTTGCATCTGGTAGATCCTTGATTACATCTTTTCCATCTTTTAAATCAATACCATGAACAATGTTTGTTTCATTGTTTAATTTTGTAAAAAGTTTACTACCAATATATCCTTTATGTCCTGTTATCAATATCTTCATATTCTATCTTCTCTATGCATGTTTGAGATACCCAGATAAAGTCTTTAAATTTATTTCTATAAACTTTGTAACTGTTTCCATATGGGCGCGGTCCTCTTATTTGTACCAATATCCCAGTACCAGCATCTTTAACGATGCCATCTGAATATTCTTCATACCACTTTATAAGGCTTCCCACTGAAATATTCAAAGCTCTGACTCCCATCTTTCAATCATCTCATCAAGCATTGTTTCAAATGTGTATTCCGGCTTCCAGCCTAATACTTCTCTAGACTTTGAAGAATCACCACACAGGTACTTTAGTTCCTCTGGACGCATATACTTGGGATTTTGGACAATGTAGTCTCTGTAATCCATGCCCAGTTTACTAAACACAGTTTCACATAGATCTCTAACTGAGTGTGTTTCTCCGGTGGCGACAATAAATTCTTCTGGGGTATCATGATTGATAATCATATGCATCGCACGCACATAATCCTTTGAGTGCCCCCAATCTCTCTGCGAGTCCATATTACCAAGCTCTAACTTGCTTTGCAGACCCTTCTTAATTGCAACAGCGCCATTAACAACCTTGTTGGTAACAAAGTTTGTTCCACGTCGAGGAGATTCGTGATTAAACAAAATGCCATTACAGGCATGAAGTCCGTAAGCATGGCGATAATGTCTAACCAAATTGTAACCCATCACCTTGGCGCAGCCATAGGGGCTCACCGGATTCATTGGGGTTGTTAGGCGCTGAACCCCGTCAGAGTCAACAGAGTTGCCAAACATCTCAGAGGAACTAGCCTGATAAAATTTAGCTTGTGGGCATATGGCTCTATAAACCTCTAGCATGTGAAGAACCCCAAGAGCGTTAGTCTGAATCGTAAATGATGGCATATCGAAGCTAACCCTCACATGACTCATAGCACCCAAATTGTAAATCTCATCAGGCATGACCTCGCTTACAACTCTGACAAGAGAAGGATAATCTAAAAGGTCGCCGTAATGCGAGTGAACATCTTCCAATCCTTCAATCTTGCTTAATCTATAATTTTGGTTTTCGGCAACCGAGTGTCTTCTGACAATTCCGTGTACCTCATATCCCAAAGCGCTTAGGTGCTCAGTGAGATAGCTTCCATCTTGTCCATTAATTCCAGTAATTAGCGCTCTTTTTTTAGTCATTCTTAAAAATCTCCATGTGGGTTAAATCTGGCCAATCCTCAACAGACCATTTTTTTGGAACTGTTGTTTTGGCATCTGTAAGTTTGTCTAAGCCTCTTTGTGCTGTTTCGGGAGTCATGTAATAGTGATATCCCATAGTGTTAATATTTTGTTGACGCCATGGAATATTAGGCAACCTTCCATCGTAAGACATCTTTTTCAATATTATAGCAGATTCTTCATCATCTGTTAATATCATTCCGCCTCTTCCGAGACTCAAATGTTTTCTGAACTGAAAACTTAAGCACATAAACATGCCCGGCACATAAGAGTTTTCCCTCCATAAAACCGCAGCATCAACAATATTGGTGCCCCCTAAACAGTAGTATTCTTGCCAGTTTTCGTCTCTCCAATCAAAAGTGATATTTAATTTTCTGGCTAAGAGCGGCACAGATATATAGGTTCTCTTGGGGGTGGTGTAGTGATTTATCTTTTGGTGTCTCAAGCATAACTCAAGCCCGTGGGTACAGCAATCTACTGCTACGGCATGAGGCGCACCAAAATAATTAGCAATTTCTTTTTCAAATTCTTCTACAACATCAAAACTCATTAGAACCCTCTCTGTCTTAAGAAATTTTCTATACCATAATCCCAATAAATTTTGTCTAAAGACAAGTTGGCTGCTTTATTGAAATTTTCCTCTATGGCTTCTTTTTTACTATTGTAATACGTCTCTGATGCAATGTTTAGTAAAATATTTTCTAATTCTTCCATAGTCTCAAACATCAAAATGCCATCTTTGTTATAAAAGTCCAACACATTTGATGTATCATCACCCCAGTATATTGGTATAGAGCCGCAACAAAAAGAATCATTTACTTTCTCACTAGCATATCCACGCTGCTCATTCTCTACTACAACATGATACATGTAGTCAGAAATGCCCTCTGTTTTTGTTTCTATTGGGTTATACCCCTTGCCATACAAATCAATCAAACTAGAGAACTGCTTGGCTATAACGTGCCTAGTTTTGTGCCCAATTGTTTGATTTCTGTTAGAAAATATAGCAGATACCTTTTTTGTCTTGTCATAGATTTTTCTATCGGGTTTAGGTATCCAAATTCTAGGCCAGACTGGGTAGTATTTAAACTTTTCATTTTTTTCAGACAGTGCCTTGTTGTGAGTCAAAACAAGATCAAATAGAGAATGATTATTTTCAATCCAATTATATAAACTTGAATTAACGACGGCGGGCTCAACCAATATGGCCACTTTTAATCTTTGATCTTCTTTTTTAGCGTTACCAATTGCATAGTCAACATATGCTACCACATCAGTATTTTCGTCCTGAGTAAAAAGACCACCGTAGACATTTGGACCTAATGTGTTTTGCACGAGGCAAATTTTTGTTTTATCAAACATATATGAACTCTTTATCTAATTTTTGACCTTGGTAGGGTCCTGTTTTGTATTCATAAACGACCGTATCGTCCTCTAGACATAGATAATTGTGTCCGCCACGAAAAGTAACAGTGCAATCACCTTGCTTTAATATCTCTTCTGAGATTAGCCTCTTGTCAATATCATATAACATAACTTTAACAGAGCCTTTTATTACAACCCAAGATTCTTGCGTTCGATTCGTCTCTTTTATGTTTTCTATGTGATAGTGAGCCCGGAAGGTCTTATCTTTTTTTAAACGAAAGGTGGAGACCTGTAAAAATTCTTCTTCTGGGCTTATGTCTGCTCTCTTCTCGGTTATATCTTCATAACGATGGATGGCATGTAATAACAGCCCTTTTTCTACCTTTGAAAAAATCTTTTTCATATTAATTCTCAAATTTGTAATTGAAGTATTCTATATCTTTTTTAAACTTTTCAAAAATCATATTTCTTAATTCATCATCGTAAAAGCACTCATAAGATGGCATGTTGTCGTTAGTAAATTCTTTAGGATTTAAATCACTAACATTCACCTTGTTTGTGGTTTCTAATGTCTTGTTTGGATTTGAAAAATTTCTATAGCTTATTCCTAGTATATCACAAACCTCATTCATATCTGAACTGAAGTTCTCTAATTTTACTACGCTATTAAAAGCTATGTCGCCTAATTGACTGGTTTGGCTTTGAATATGTTGTTCCAAAAAATGATCTGGAGTTTGGCACACATAATACACTAACTGTCTGAACGTGAAGTCTTCACTATTCAAGTTCCTGACTCTCGTGTCTATTGGCCATGTCTTATTTTTCCACCAAACAGCAACTTTTTTATTTTTGTAATAGCTTACTATTCTTTTCCATGGATTTCTACAGACTATAAATTTATAATAATCTCCATAATGATGTTGTATTTGCGTGGGGCTAATATGTGGAGCATTGGCTGCTATTACTTTGTGCGGATTAACCTCATCAGGGTTGACACCCATTGTTCCCAAATACCATCGTTTAACCGCAGTACAGCCAGCTTTTGCATTCCAGCATACTATAAATCTTTTGTCATTATTTATCAAAGGTAAAAGCACAATGAATTCCTATACTAAAGCTATTGGCACTTCCTCTATGCCTTGACTCATCAGAGCAACTGCTCGGTGTAAGCCATCAATTATTTGTTTATTTCGATTTATGATAATATATTTATCTTGGTGCGGTGGGTCCAAATAAGACAGATCAGTATTTAAAATTTTATCAAATTTATCAAACATAAACTGGAGGTCTATGTGTTCTTGATTGATGGCTGCTCTCGCCCATGTTATATGTTTGCATTTTTCCAAATACTCTTTATAGGGCTGAATATTTCCCATAGCATACTGATAATGAGGTGTCTCCTTTATCAAGGTAGGTTTGAGTGACAGTATTGTTCTAGATTCAACGTTAACCCTGTCAACAATAGAATCAGTGACAAAATTAAGATTTGCCATCATAATTCTGTGTGGCTGAACATTATAGCCCGGTGGCCACCAGCAATCACTGCTGAGTTTATTGTTGGTTACAGATTTCATCTTTTTTCACATACCACATTTAGAGATAAATGTAGTCCGGTTTCATCCATATGGGGGATGTAGGCTCTGGAATAATCATCAAAGCCCTCCGGTAAGAAATCTCGCCAATCGTATCTTTCAACCGAAGCAAAGCCGCAGCCTATCAATACTTTTTCTAAAGACTTAAAATCATATGTCGTGGTTTGATAAATCATTTTTGATTCTCCGTCTTCAGTAATCTCCCATCTACCAAATAGCGGACCAAGAATGCCACGAGACTCAAGAACTTTTCCGCTATCTAGGTAGACTTGCACCATTTTTTCAAAATCTGCAATGGAAATTCTAAGTTTTCCTCCGCTCTTTAAAACGCGACTCCATTCTTTGAGAACGTCTTTGATTTGGAATCTATCAAAATAAACAACAACTCCACAAGAGTAGATTTCATCTACGCTATTGTCCTCAAAAATAGACAAGTCTTTGATATCAAGAACATGTTCCACATGCTCAAGTGGGTCCTGATCTACATGCACGAAGCCCGGCAAGTACCTATGACCGCAGCCCAAATGAAGTCTGATAGGTTCGCTCATATCACAATCCTCCAATAATGTTGCCATCAATTCTTATTGTATCGCTTTCATAATCTTGACCGCCGCGACGACCCTCACTAAAAACAATGAATTCGTTTTCATCGATAATTTTAAGTGCGTGAACTTCAAAGGGAGGGGTAGATATTATATCACCCTCTTGCATTATAACACACTGTGGTTCTTCGTCTGTATCTAATTTTTTATACCAATATTCTAAACTTCCTTTTGTAATCAACATATGCTGAGTGGATTCCTCATGGTAGTGATTGCCTCGAATAGAGCCGGGTTTAGATTTAATTATGGCAACATGTTCTATGGAACCCTTATAAAAAATGTCAGCTATCTTACCCCTGTCATCTTCATGGAACTCAAGGGGTGCTCTAATATCGTTCCAAGCGTTTCTTTTTATCATTTATTACTCCGATTAAAAATCATCAAAAACTAAAAATTTAATTTTGGAATTAATTTCATGTAACTTTTCTTTTAATTTACCAGAAATATTCCAAGATAGTATTATTGCATATACTTCATTATATTCTCTAAAAATATCATCGCCACAAATTGGTATTGACGTAAGAGGTGTGAATTTGCCTTGCTTGTATTCAGATGCATCGGTCACATAATCTATGATTGAATTATCTAAATTTAAAAATGTCAAAAAAGTATTGCCCTTGGCGGCGGCACCAACACATATGAGAGAGCCACCAGACTTTTTGATATCATAGATTTTTCTCATTAAGTTTATCTTTTTATTGTCAATTTTTTCCAATAACAGCTTGTAAGTGTCTTTTTTGAAGATGCCGGATGCGTCCTCATTATTTATCATATCATCAACCACTTGTGGTTCTTTAGACACAGACGGTCCGCAATATACTCTCAATGAGCCACCATGGTAATCAACAACCTGCACATCGATGATATTTAGCCCAGATAGTTCCAGCGTCTTCTTAACACTTTTTACAGTCATATAACTAACGTGCTCATGGTAAATTTGGTCTATCTTTTCAGAATCAACAGCGGACTTCCAATAAGGAACTTCAAAAACAAAGACACCGTTATTTTTCAATAAAGCAGCCACCGCCTTTGCAAAATCTACAGGATCTTCAGAGTGATTAAAAACATTATTAGCAACTATTAAATCTGCCATGCCGTAATTGTTTAACACACCCTTTGATACTTTACTATCAAAGATTGCAACTTTTGTCTCAATGCCATTTTGATTTGCTATATCCGAGACGTGCTTGGATGCATCGATACCTAGAACATCAGCGTCGAAGTTTTTCTTAAACTGTTCAAGAAGATAGCCATCATTTGAGCCGACCTCTATGACAAAAGCTTTTTTATTTAATTTAATTTTCTTAGCAACGTCAAGGCAAAAACTCTTCCAATGGTTTTGTGAAGTTCTTGAATTAGATGATGTATAGGAATAATCAAACAACGAATATCTATCACTTGGATTTGTCTTTGAACAAGTTTGAATATTGCCACAATCATGGCAGATTGCACATGATAAATTGTATGTAACTAGTTGATCATTTTTCTTGTCAATAGGGACAAATGTATCTGCAAAAGCATGATTGCCAAGATCAACAATAATCTCAAGCGACTTAGAGCCGCACACAAGACAACTATTTCTTTTCATTTTATGTCTCTGTATAGTTTATTGTAAATCATCTCGGCTACCATAAAATCAAATTCCGTATCAATATCCATAGATTCTATTTCATCTAATACTTTGAATGTTGGGTTTTCGTTCACAATGTTTTTATATTCTATCATTTCTTTTCTTGAAATTATAGAGATACCATACGTGATAGCATGAATATTTGGCAAATCCTGGCTATTTGGAGAGTTTGCGATATCGTAATTTAGAGGCTTGCCATCAAGCCACATGTGATGGTTTACTCTACGAGCGGTGACTAAGTTTTTTAATTGTTGGTCATTCTTAAAAGACGACAAGCAGTCAAAATATGTCTCTAAAGATATCAAAGGGCAGGTCACCGGGCTGTACATAATGTAGCTAGCGTCAATAGACTTTCCAATATTTTCAAAAAACTCTGAATTTGTTGCCTCTGAGCTAGCATAATAGTCTTCTCTTTTATGAACACCCACTCCAAGACTATGTGCCAAAGAAAGCATCTTATCGCAGTCAGAACTAACAACAATCTCATCTAGAAGATTTACTTGCTTAAGCTGTCGAATCTTTAGTTCTAGTAAATTTGTGTCTGCAAACGGTTTAAGATTCTTGTTTTTAACTCTTACGGAGCCCTTTCGGACTGGAATAACGGCAGTTACTTTTTTCACTTTAACCTCTCAAGGATATCATCCCAATTGTTTTTAAATTCAATAGCCTTATCATCGATGTAAAATTTAGCTCGTGGCTTTTCATGAGTTATCTCAGAAACACAGTTGCGAACTCCATGCTTCTCTAGCCATTCATCTACCAACTCGTATCCAGTCATACCGTTTACAAGCGGTCTATCAGGTCTAACCTTGGCAGAAAAAATAATAATGTTCCAGTGTTCAGATAAGCTTTTTATAGCCTCTACTGCTCCTTCTATTGGCTCACCGTAGCACGTACCATCGTGCCATCCCTTATCAAATGTGTGCACAACACCGTCAAAATCAATTGCCAGATTTGACAATTGATGCTCCATGCCCGGAGGAACTTCTTTATTATGTATTTCTACTTCTGATTCAATTCCTAGCTTTTCAAATCTTCTTTGCTGAGCCTTCTTGGATATGCTGGGGCATGTGAATCCAGCACCATGAATTAATTCATAAGTCATGGTCAAAGACAGTATTTCAGATGTATGGTAGTGCTTGGCATGCTGTATTATTTGGACTACCTTTGAATTGATTCCTTTTTCTTTTGGCTGGGCTGCCCAAAGAGCACTGGGAATGCCAGCTTCGGCTGCCCAGTTTAACGCAGTTGCGAGACAGTCTGATGAGGCGCCACTAGTAGAGCATGATAGCCCAATCGCAAGGCACTCATCAAAATTTAGATTTCTAGTTCTAATTTCTAGCCAGCTTTGTATCCAATCGTTAAAACTAGTATCTCCTTGGATAGAGGTTACTATCACGCCACCACCGGGGGCGTACACGTTCTTGTTTGTAAGCCTAGAGGCGTCTATGGCTGCATGCTCAGCGATACTCATGTTGCCACCATGACCAAAGAAAAAAACGTGCTTTGCTTTATTATAAACAGTTTGTAACTCTCTAAACTCACAGGTATTAATAACAGAATTGAATTTAGATTCAATGTTTTCTATATCTAACAAAATTTGACTCCTAATTTAAAACTTATATACAGTTTGACAAACTTTCATATGCACTATTAATTAGAATTTTTTCTATGAAAGAGGTTACTTTGATTCTATCATCTTTTAGGTACATGTTGTACTTAAAATGCCTAAAATCGTTATCCGGGTTATGATGATCATGCCCATCGTATTCTATCTCTAAAAATTGTTTACTCTTTTTATCCGACCATTGGCAAAAATAATCACTAAAATAAGCATCTTCAGAATCAATCATTATGTTTCTATAAAAATCAATTCCAACTATGAAAAGTTCCTTTAAGTCCGAAGACAATAAATCCATTATAGCACAGAAACCCGTATTTGGTCTAGAACTCATTTCATTTTTTATTGTCCAGTAAGGTTCACTGGGCATTGTAACGGTTGAGAAGTGCTTTACATTCTTCAAAAACATAACATTTCTAGCCATTCGTTGTTGGAAAAACCACTCATCTGTGGGATATGAGGACGATAGAAATTTTACTTTTGCTCTGGCGCACTGTAGCGCAATTTGCTTAGGAGGGTCATCTAGCGTTGCGTATATAACATCGGTTCTACTACCAAAGTATTTTTGATGCTCCTCGCTAATTTCCAACATGTTATTTAGTCTTACTACAACATCATAAGAATCAATTAAATCACCATCTTCAGCCAACATTACGCTCTTAGAAGGACCAACTACAGCTACTCTCTTGCCTGACAGGTAACCTTTATATTGTTGTTGTGGGTTCATAATTTTCTTATCTCTTCTTCGTTTTTTTCTACAGTTATAATTTTGCGATCATCGTTGAGGTTTTCAATCCATGGAAAATGAGCGTCAGTTGGATAACAGTATCTTGGATCTAGCGCAAGGGTTGGTTTATTAATTGATAAAAAGTGATTCCAATGCGACTCGTCATGCCACACCGCCATCACGCCCTTTGACATATCAACGTTTATGTTGTTCTTTATCTCTCTGCAAACTGCTAAATAATGTTCCGTTCTGCCGCCCTGAACACCACCGCAAAAATAAGGGCTATTGATATTTGAATCTACAAAGGCTGTTGATATTTGTCGTCGCTCAAAGGTACCATTGGTTTTTCCAAAGAAGCCCGGATGATGAACAGCAACAATGTCAGAAATTATTTCTTCTCCAATTGACTTCTCTATATACAAATCTGCGTCAAGATAGAAAAGAAAATCATACTGCAACAATTCTTTCTCAGCTAGCAAAAAGTAATGATATCTAAGCAGTGTATCACCGGGAAAACCTCTTCTTTTAATATTATACTTTTTAATATTATCTGCAAATTGCTCATCGCTGTCAGTAAACAAAAAGATGTCTACTTGATGATCAACTAAAAAGTTGCTCTTTATACTTTCAAACAGGCGCTTTGACAAATCAATGTATCCGCCAGTTGCGACATTTAGTACAGCTATTTTCATTTTACAATCTTCCAATGTTCTGGGATTATATCGTTATCTTCTAGGTGTGAATTTTTAGGACCATACCACTTGTGTGGAGCAATAACTATTTTGTCTGGATTTTGGTTGAGCCAAGCACCCCACCATGAGAACGTAGAGTTTGCGATTATATTGTGTTCCATAACTGACATAAAATATAAATCAACAACATCAGTCTCTCCTTCTATAAAGTGGGTGTTATTTATAGATGAAAAATTTTGTTTACACCATTCTATGTCGTCACTAAAAAATATAAAGTTGCTATCTTCATCAAACAAGCTCATGGCTCTGTGATAATAGTCAACTGCTTGAGCATGATGAAATTGGCTTAGCGTTGGTGTCAAGTAGTCACCTCTTCTTACATGAACTCCAATAAGTTTTTGTTTTGCAAATATGTCAGAATATTTTTCTTTTATGTGACCCAAAATAGAATCAGGAATTTCAAATACTTTTAATATTTCCTTTCTTCTGTGGGCAAAATATTTCTCTGATTGAAAATAACCACTTAAGCACAGATCCTTTTTATATGGTATTTTGGCAAACTTCCAGCTTGGCTCTTGATATAGATATTTTACAAACCCTTTATCTCCATCAATCGTCAGCTTTCTAAAGACATTATCTGTATATGTTCCGAACCAGTCTCTGTTTTGTAAGTCTGGGAAAACTGCGACATCTTCATTATCCAATGCTAATGCCACGGTGGCGGCGATTGTAAACATTTGATTACCAAGACCAGCAAGATAATGCCCATCTATTTTACTAGGTCCCATTACGTCACAAGTTAACATTATATTATTTCCTCATATTTTGGCTTGTTTCTAATTTCCATCTCAAGCCTGACCTGATAAGCATTATCTGTCTTATGATCGTTTAATGGATTATCAAGATTATATGTATATAAACATTTATCTATAAATCTTGACTTGTTTTTTGACATCTCTAGCATTGGAAACATAAAAGATAAGTCCCAAGCCATTTTATAAAAGTTGCCTTCAGAATCTAATAAATCCTCTTTTTCGATCTTAGACCATAAGTGATATTTAAACGTCCTAAGGTGTGAGCTACACCACTCGTATTGTCTATAAGCATTCAGATCTATAACCTGCTGGGGTATTTGTCTGGTGAATTTGCCTCTACGACCACTAGGAAACTCTAAATAGCTGCCATATGTGAGCCAACAATCTTGTTGATTATAGAATTCATCGAGATAGCTTAAAACATCATCAGAGCTAAACCAATCATCTCCATCCAAAGTCACAATGATATCTTCTTGGCTAGGATCTGCCAATTCAATACCTTCATAAATATTTCTTAGAGCTAGTTTTTTCTCAGTGTTTTTGACCAAAATGAAACGCGGGTCTTCACCCACCATCTTTTTCGCAACCTCATAAGAGTTATCAGTGGATATGTCATCAACCAAGACACAGATAAAATTATCATACTTCTGTTTTTTAATAGATGCGATATTGTATTTTATCCATTTTTGTACATTGTAGAACGGCACCATTATTATAAATCTATTGCTCATTGAAGATTCCTATTATTTTTTCTACAACTTTTTCCCTTTTTTCTATCATATAATCAATCAAATCTGTGCCCTTTAGTGAATACCAAGGCTCTTTGCTTGCGCCGATCAGACTGTTAACGACAACTGACATATTCATCATTCTGGCTTCGACGCATACCCTAGAGAGAGTTTCAGGAGTTTTTGGTATAAAGACAAACTTTCTATTTTTGCCTAACTTAGATAGAAAAGAATAGTAATCTTTATCACTCACTAGCTCGTAACTTTCATTCTTTCTAATACAATATTCTATTGCACCCAATGTATTTTTGTGCTCAATATTTGAATGTAATATTGAAGTTTTATTTTTTTTTTCTACTTGACTTATTTGTCTCATAAAATCTAATGATTTTAGACTCCAGACATTGCCGCCTACGCTTACAATATTATCTAAACATATGTTTTTTTTTACTATGTCCATGTGAAAATTTGACTGACACAAAACAGCCGCCGCATTATCGTAAAAGTCCTGATTGATTATCTGGTCTTTTGGAGCTTCAAAGTTTTTGTATAGCGCTGGGTTTCTAGAGCGTATGTATTTGTGATCATGCTCGTAAATTATATAATTGTAATCCTGTAGTAGCTCTCTTAATTGATAATTAAGATTAATGAAATTGGAAATTACATAAAATGCATCTTTGTCTAGATGGTCAGAAGCGAACATATGGCTTCTAATTCTGCCAACCTCATATCCTTTTTGAACAAACAATTTATAAACTTCATAATCGTTTAGTTCACCGCCACCTACTATGTCCTCAATAAAAAAATCTGAGACAAATACAATTTTATTCATATTCTTCCAATTCTTCTTCTAGTTCTTTCAACCATTCAGACATCTCGGCTGCCTCTTGTGATTGTGTCAGGCTGACAAACCTCTCATACATCTTTTCTTCAGAGAAGCGTTCTGTCAGGCTCTGTGCATATGTGAGGTCGCGTTCTACAGTTTTTTCCTCGTAGCACTTGCGCATTTGTTGTTTTGCAGATCCTTCGCGAGCATAAGCCCACATGGAGTCAGGGACGATTACCCCATCCCAAACAACCTCTTTCTGGACTTGTTGCAGGTCGAAGGCTACGTTATAAAATTGTTCTTGACCTTCGCTATCAATAAGAAAATCTAGCTGACCAGACCACCCTGTAGCGACCACAGGAAGACCTGAGTAGGCTGCTTCAAACAATGGTAGACCAAAGCCTTCGCCATGTGGGAGAGAGACAAATGCATGGATTTGCTGGTTGGAATACAAGGAGTGCATTTCGGCGTCAGTCATGTCGCCGTGTAGGAGGTATACCTTGCATTGTCTCTCTCCCTGTTGACGTAGGAAGTGGGTCAGATCTCCATGGAGCTTCTTACGATCCATTAGGGAGTTCTTTGCTATGTTGGACTTGACTACAAGACCGACATCTTCATTTCTAAACTCTTCAATAAACCACTTGATAGTGTTGTGGAGGTTCTTTCTCGGACCAAACTGGGCGACCGTCAAGAAGTTGAATGCGGTTGATAGACCGAGTTCTAGTTCTGGTAGGTTTTCATAGGTCTTCACAGGATAGCCGGCAGATTCAACAGGGGTCTGGGTGCGCAGGGTGACCTGCTCTCCAGTTTGTTGGTTTGTAGCGGCGTACTCTGTGCTCTCGAACACTTGCTTAGAGTGGTTGGAGACAACAATAATCTTGTCCATCTCATTTGCTTTCTGAATCCACTGGTGCGCTACTTTTGTAGTCTCGATGCCGGCGGTGTAGCCGACATTGATAGGGGCAAGTCGCTGGAACTCGTTGGGAATGGTCACTTGTAGCGAAACATCAAACTGTCCGCCTTGTTGGACGTAAGCGATAGTCTTTTCGATGGTCTCATCAATCCAGACACGCTCTTCATCCATCTCGGAAGCCCAAGAGGTCTTGCCCCACTGTAGAGGCTGAATAAAGACTTCAAATAGATCTTCACGAGATCGAAGTGAACGGAGAGCAAAGCGAGCTTGTTCTCCATAGCCAGAGCGGGTCAGTAGAGGACCCTTTAGCAAAACTTTCTTTTTCACGCTACCTCCATCAAATGCCAGCGTTGGTATTTTTGTCTTGTTTCCCAAGAGCCATGCTCTTCTATGACTTTGTCCATTAAATCAATCCAAGACTTTTCAAAAGTCTCAAAGTTGTAAGATTTTAGCACGTGCCTGCGACCCTGTGAAGCCATTTGTCTGTATTTCTTTGTTGGGTTCTTAAGTGCCTTCGTAAGTGTCTTCTCGAAGTCTCGCTGTGAAATGCGATCCTCATAGATGTAGGGCACTTGCAGAGAGCCGATGACTGTCTTCGATGCAGGCTCGATGCCGAAGCCAAACCAATCCTTTCCGTCTGTTACCTGTTCTTGTAGCCCGCCTGTCATGTTAACAATGATTGGTGTTCCGCAAGAAAGTGACTCAAGAGTTGCAAGACCAAAGCCCTCAGCATCAGAGATGTTGATGGTGTAGTCTGCCATTCTGTAGAGATTGGCAAGTTCTTCGGGTGGAACTTTCTTGGTGGACATTAGGACTTGTCCATTATCTAGACCAAGATGGTTGATTAGATGTGGCAGATCTTGACCGTGAGGGTCGCGAGGATCTGTGTGCATCAAGAGAGTTGCCTTGTCGTGTCCGACCTTATCGAGCCACTCCTTGAACCACCAAATAAGGGTGCCACTCTGCTTGCGTCGGGCATTACGGTTGTTCCAGAAGAAGATTTTCTTTTTTGGGTGAATGGCGGTAGATGTGTCCATAACCCTTTTGCGCATTATGACTTGTGCTCTTTCTTCTTCATCAGTCTTAGCAGGATGGAAGATGGATTCATTGACTGCGTGCGGGAGATAGCAAGACTCTACTTCTGGCGCCACATCTTGCACGACTGCATGTGTGACTTTAGAAATGCAGGCAACCACATCTGTAGAGTTGTAAAAATCAGCGTTGTACTGTGGGGCGGGGAAGTTGTCCCAGACATGGTAGTAAACCATGGGGATGTTTGCTCGGACCTCGTTTTCAATTTCCCAAAGCCATCCATAGAATCTGGGGTCTGTCATAAACCACAAGGCGTCTGGACGTTCTTTTTGTAACACAGAGCGAATAATCTCGTGGTTACCATAGCCATCAACTGGGAAAATGCGCCAATCATCACCCCAAGGATCGACCATCTGAGGCGTGTAGTCCCCGTGCTTTACGGCACCTCCGAGGCAAACAAACTGATAGCGACCGGTCTTCAATAGTGCCTCAATCATGTACTTTGTTTGAGTCCCTACGCCAGAGGGTGATAGGGGGTGGTCTGAGAGGACTAAGATTTTCTTTTTTGTCATCTGTTCTCCATAACTGTTTTTAAGATGAGACCGCAAACGAGATAAGGATCACAGTCGGCATTGGGGCGGCGGTCTTCAATGTACCCCTTGCCTGCTTTAGCGACGCCCCAAGGGATGCGGATTGAGGCTGTCCTATCTGACACCCCCCAACGAAACTCCTTGTAAGAACACGTCTCGTGTGCTCCTGTTAGGCGCGACTCGATGTCGTGTCCATAATTTTTAATGTGCTCTTCGGTGTTATTACCAAGGGCGCGGCATGCATCCTCGCAGGCTTTTAGCGACTCTCTCATGGGAATAGTAGAAAAATTAACGTGACAACCGGCGCCATTCCAATCGCCTGCCATTGGCTTGGCTGCATAACTGATTTCTACACCATAATCTTCGCTGACACGCTCCAAAAGGTAGCGTGCAATGTTCAAGTGATCTCCGGTCTCTACGGTTCCCAAAGGTCCAATCTGGAATTCCCACTGACCGGGCATAACCTCAGCATTAACGCCGCCAATTTTTAAGCCGGCTGAGAGGCAGAGTCGAAGATGTTCTTCAACTATCTCGCGACCAAAGACTCTGCCACCGCCAGCAGAGCAGTAATATTTGCCCTGTGGTTCTGGGAAGCCTCCTTCTGGGAAGCCCAGCGGGCGTCCGTCTTTGAAGATGGTGTACTCTTGCTCAAGACCAAAGAGCGCCATCTCTGACGAATATTCGTTTTCGACTTGTTCTGCAAACACGCGGGTGTTGGATGGGTGCGGCTTCATGTCAGGTGTCAACACCTCACACATGACCAGCACGCTATCGTAACGAAGCGGGTCGTTACAAGTAAAAACAGGCTGAAGGACACAGTCGGAACTGTTACCTTTAGCCTGATTTGTTGAAGATCCATCAAAGTTCCATAATGGAAATTTTTCTGGTCTTTCTTCAAAAACTCTAGTTTTGCTTCTAAGCAGGCGGTATGGCTCCGAGCCATCAACCCAAATGTATTCTGCTAGCATTTATGAACCTCATCTACAATGCTCTGTCTTGTTAAATTTACAAAACTTACAAGACATTCTATTCTTAATGTATCTCTTGTTCTTGATATTGTATAGAGCTTTTTTCAATAATTTTGTAGCATTTTCAGTCTTTCTCGGTCCAGAGGTTACTCTAAAGAATTCAACTCTTTCTTTCTTGGAAGTTCTCTTAAGCAGAGCAAAGTGCGTTTCAATGTTTTTTGGATCAATGTTCATCTTACGAGCAAAGAAATGCTTGTAGAGAGTCAACTGATAGGTGGTCATTGGGGAGTTGCGGCGCTTTGCATCCCAACCCCAAGAACAAGTCTTCCAATCAAAGATGTGAACTTTGCCATCAGGTGTGGCTACGACACCATCAATGTAGCCCTTGAAGATATACTCTTCTTCATCCTCAATGGGTTCTTCAAGGGGAATTTCAGAACCAAGAACTTCGTAATCGCCGAAGTAGTCTTCTAGAGCATCTTCGATTTCAGGCAGTATGTGCTTGCCTTGCTCTCGCATCTGTTCTACAAGCTTTTCATCTTGAGGTTCGGGAAGTTCCTTCAAAAAATGTTCAAAGCGTTCTAGAAAAAGCTCATTCTCGCTAATCTCTTCTTTAAGGAGCTTTTTCTCGCAAACATCATGAATAGCATTGCCGAAAGCAGTGTAGGCGTTGCCCTTAAAGCCTGCGATCTTATCAATGCGCGTCAGCTTGTGATACCAAGCGCAAGTGTTCCAATCTTTTAATGCCGAGAACGAAATGTGGGGCATAATAACTCCTTATGCCACTAACCTAACACGCTGGCTATGGGCTGTCAACTTCAGCCTGCTTGATGTAGCTCAACTAGTTTTTTATATAGCTCTGGAGACGCTCTCTGAAGATAGCTGTGTGAGTTGGGATAAAGATAGAACTCTGTAAATGCTGTCGCGAAATATTCTCGCAAGCTTGTGGCTGCATAGGGTGAAATCATTATTCCCTTGAGAATCTCAGAGAGCTTGTCGTATCCGACATCTTGGTGTAAAAACTCATCAAATTCCTGATCGTATTCGGGGTCTGTGAACAATTGCTTTGGAGCCTTGAATCCCATCTTCCACAAGACATTGTAAAGGTGCTCTCGCTTTCTCAAAAACTCATTTTTAATTTTCTGATCTGCGTAGATTTCCATTCCATATTGCTCCTCTACAGAGTGTGCTGTTTCGTGGATTAGATCATCGAGCAAGTCGTCATTATCATCTTGAACATTTGAAACATAGAGCGCCCCATCTTTGTAAAAAGCGTTAATGCCTCTTTCCTCAAATTCATCAAAGTGTCCAACAATAATCATCTCTACACCATCTCTAACGTGATCCGGCAGATTGGCTTCGAGCTTTGCTACTGTCCCTTCTAGATCAACGGTATCATTGACTAGTTCATCTTTGGTGTAAACGTGAATGCCATTTGGGGTGTAAAAGTTGCCCCCACTCTCAAGCATCTGTTGGCGTTTCTGGATGTAATTTAGTAGCATCGTCTAATCCTTGTTGGTAGCCTCTAACCCAATTTTCTTCTGCCATAATCATGACAAACTCTGGGAATTCATGAGCAAGCGCATCTACGATCATCTGCACTGTAACCTCAAATTCTCCCTCGTCGGCATCAGTTGCAAACTTGTTGCCTACATAATTAACAAGCATTTCCTTTAGTGGGTTTTCAGAAGCAACGATGACTCCTGATAATTCATTTTCTGTATTCATACTTTCTCCGTGTTCCTAATAAATAATCCGCCAATGGATGAACGACACACCAGTTCATGTTTTGATTTTTACCCATGTGATGATCGTAGTGCCATCTAAGGTATTTGTAACACCAATCAGGATTCCTGTGTGCGTAATTGTGGACTACTAAATAGACTATAGCATGAACAAACATGCCTGTGTAAAGAAGGGGGGAAATAAATAAGGCAGGGGAAGCAAGGAGGCACAGAAAAGCTACCCCAACTATTTCTCTTGCTGAGACTTTTCTGTCCAAAAACTTATTTCTTCTTGCTGCCTTATGGTGAACTCCCCAGTGAAATGAAAAGAAAGACGCCTTCTTTCTTCCGAGATTATGTAGAAAGAATTTGTGAACAATCCATTCTATTAAGTTTCCCAGAAATAATCCGAAGGCAATCTCTATCATCTACAACACCTTAGAAGCTAATGTGGCTACCTCAGAACGCTCTCCCCTTGTAAAGGTTACGTGTCCAGCAATTGGAAACTCTTTAAACTTCTCAACACAGTGCGCAAGACCATTAGAGGTCTCGTTAACGTAAACATTATCAATTTGCTCGATGTCGCCTGTAAGCACTATTTTGGTTCCTTCGCCAACGCGGGTCATAATCGTCTTTATCTCATGTGCTGTCAAGTTCTGTGCTTCGTCAATGATGATAAATGCGTTTGCTATCGAGCGACCACGGATATAGGTCAGAGCCTCTATCTCTATTTTACCTTTCTCCATGTACATTTGTAGGGTTTTTTTGTCTCCTCCAACCAAAAATTGCAGGTTATCTTGTATGGGCATCAACCAAGGAAGCATCTTCTCTTCCATGGTGCCGGGTAGGAAACCAATGTCTTTACCGAGCGGCTGCACTGGTCGTGAAACAATCATCCGATCATAGTGGTTGTTGCCTCTTAAGCCAATTGTCTGCTGGAGCCCTGATGCGATAGCACACAGGGTCTTGCCAGAACCAGCACGACCAACGAGTGACACAACCTTAACATCAGGATCCATAAGAAGGTCAATTGCGAACGCCTGTTCCTTGTTTCTTGATGAAATTTTCCAATCAGGAATGGTTGAGTGAATAACTTTTTCCAGAGGCTGGAAATGGGTGTAAAACCTTGCTATGCAGGTCTTCTTTTCATTAGCGTTGGACACCAACAAGACATACTGGTTTGGATGCCACTTATGCTTCACCTCATCTTCACTGATGATAATGTCATTCCCCTCGTAAAAGCGATCAACTACTTGGTCATCAACAAGGTGTGTAGCTAAACCAGAGTAGAGTTCGTCAGAAGATGTTACTACCTTTTCGGTGGTGTAGTCCTCTGCTGGAAGTCCAACTGAATCACAGATAACTCGCATGTTGATGTCGCGAGAGACAACAGAAGTCTTTCTTGTTGATTCTTCACGTACAGCCATAGCAGTCGCGATAATCATGTGGTCTGGAATGTTCAAATCGAGATCAGAAGGGAAGATTACATTCTTCAAAACTTCATAAGAAATTACTTTTAAAACTCCTTTACCTTTATCCAGTCTCACACCTTTCTGTAAATTACCCTTGGTTCTCAATTCGTCAAGGGTGCGAATGATTCTGCGGGCGTTGATTCCTACTGAATCCTGACGCTTCTTATGCTTATCAATTTCCTCTAGCACTTTAAGAGGGACATAAATGTCGTGATTATCAAACTTGTAAAGAGCGTCCGCGTCTGTAAGGTAGACACTCGTGTCAAGAATGTAGTTTTTCTTAGCCATCAAAACTCCTGTGACTACTTTAAATAGTAAGCCCGCCTAATTGGCGGGCTTTTTTACATTATCACAAGGGTCTGTCTCAGATTAATAGAATTTAAAAACTAACTTGTTTTTTAAATTGGCTAACTGCTTCGTAAAGCATTATGTTGGCTGTTTGCGCTGTGTTTAAACAGTATCCAATGCCGGGCATTTCAATGTAGACGACATCGCTATTCAATAAAATCTGAGATGGGACTCCGGTCGTTTCGTTACCAACAACAATGCTCGTCTTTTTGTCATAATCAAATGAATAATGTTCAAGATTAGACGCTTCACTTGTTAATTCTGCCGAGACAAGATGAATGTTTTCGGTGCGTGAGAATTGCATAAATTCTTCTGGAGTAGAAAACTGATTTATCTCTATGTAATCAGCCAAAGAACCAGAAAATGTTCTTAATTCTTTTCTGTCGGGGAGGCAGCCAATTACATTTACGGATGACGCTCCAAAACAAGCTGCTGAACGGATGAGGTAGCCAAGATTTTCATCACAATGAAAATTAATTGCTGTTAGGCTGACCGGGAAGATTTTTGCTTTTGATTTCTTGTTATCATAGCGCTCTCTTCTTGTTTCATCTCTCATGTCCCCTCCATGATTTAAATGGTGCCGATAGAGGGACTCGAACCCCCGACCCCCTGTTTACAAAACAGAAGCTCTACCAACTGAGCTATATCGGCATGTTCGGTTTTGTGTCTAGAATTTAGGATAACCGAAAACCTCTGCCTACGTTTGGTGCGGCAGCCACCCACCGTTATTACCGACGATGCAGCGGTTTACCACAAATAAATATTCCAAATAGGCTCGATTTTAGTTGCATGTCGCAAAACAGAGTTATGAGGTTTTAGTGGTTTTTTAATTAGTTGCATGTCTGCCTCTTCCGGTGTTCGATCTCGTTTTACTTGATTACATTTTTTACAGCAAGCAACAAGATTGGTCCAAGAGTTTTTCCCGCCACGAGAGCGGGGAACAATGTGATCTAAAGTAAGCTCACTAGAAGGAAAATAATCAGCACAGTATTGACACCTATTATGATCTCGCCAAACAACGTTGCTTCTTGTTGGTCTCAATGCCATATTATAAAACTTTACAACATTCTTTAACACAATCACAGAAGGTATTTTAAAAGAGGCTGATGGTGATCTAACTTTATTCTCGTATTCTTCAACTGCAATTGCTTTGCCTACAATGCAAAGAACCAAAGCTTCAAGACAATCAATCACGCCTACCGGGCGATATGTTAAATCAAGTTTAAGGGTTTTCATTTTAAACTCTTTGTCCATAATTCATAGTAACTAGGGTTTATCTGCTCGAAACTCTGCTCTTAACCACAACTCTATCAACTAAATCAGAACTTGAATTAGCCTTGTCATCGCCGCCTACGCTCCAAAGCATCTCAACACCAAGCTCATCACAGACAGCTTGCTCTGGGGTGTTGTGCTTCTTTCGATCACCGCCATTTGCAAAATAATCCGGCTTTAGCCTTCTAATCGCTTCACAAACAGTACCGTCTGAATCATCGGCGCCGGAGACTTTTATTACTCCCTTTATGGCAGCAAGTATTTCAGCCCGCTGTTCAAATTCCATAAATACAAAGCCTTTCTTTCTAAAAAGCCAACTGTCAGAATTAGCAACAACAATCACATCGCCGTATTTTGATGCTTCTATAATCATTCTGATGTGTCCGATGTGTACTGGGTCAAAGCCGCCACTAACCATTATGGTCTTATTCTCACTCATGTAAGCTCCCTATTAATTTATGAAGATGAATGTCGATTATTTCTATTGTTTCTTCTGGTCCGCTTGTCTCGAATGATCTTCCGAGCGGGTTCAAGTGTTCATAGATTTCGTAATCATTTCCATCTGGGCTGCATCTGTCTCCGACAAAGAAAACATCCCAATCAGACTCAGGGAAGTGCTTGAGGGCATATCTCTTGTCCCAGCCTGTTGGGTAGATGTCGAAAGACGTATCACCACCGAACTTTATTGTAACGTCATCTATTGCGGCATGCAACATTGTTTTTCTAAATTCATAAATAAATTCTTTCCTGATGCCGTAAATCTTATCCATTGCCAAGAACTGCTGTCGATCTCCGTTTTCAGCATTTCTGCCGATAGGCGACCAATTGACAGTTGAGCCTCTATTTTGGAAGTGGTGCCCAGTAAACGAAATATCGTAGTCGCGTTCGGATATTCTTGCCTGTAGTTTCATTATTGTTTTCATGACTAATTGAAACTTATCGTGCCCAAGCTTGTGCCACATAGAGTTCTTATGGATTTCTATAAAGTTTCCGGGCGACTCAGGATTTGGAATGTAATATTCTATCCCGTTGCAGGGTAGCACATGGCAATTAAGGCTTAACTCTTGGTCAGCCAGCAGTGGCCACAACTGTTCTTTAATGTAATCCAATCCAGAGCCGGTGAGAAGTCCTATCTCTGTGCTAAAAGACAACTCTCTCAAAGAGTCTAATATCTCTTTGTTTATTCTTCTTCTTGGCTCTGTTAGCGTTCCGTCAACGTCGAACAAACAAATTGAATTTTTTATGTTTTCCATTTTTTATCTCGGGTGGTTGTACACCCGATGCTAACACAATTTGACAAATGTGTTCAACTCTTTCTATGTGTTCAAACGCTTCCCAAGGATTTTTTCCTACGGCTGTAACTCCGTGGTTTTTTTGACCAACGATATCAAATTTTCTTATTCCATCCTCAATCCCAAGATTATTGGCAGTGTGCTGAGCTAACTCTTTTGACAAAGCCTGCCAAGCGGCAACATTGTGCCCAACGCGAGTATACCTGAAGACTTCTGGAAATGGCTTTACCATTTCTTGCAAATTCCAACCAGCATACATCGCTGCCACTATATTAGGTGGGTGAAGGTGTACAGAGCTTGCGCTTTCCTTCGCGTCTTTTAAAATTCTGTAATGCATATCCCACTCGCCAGTTGCCTGGAGATCCATGCTTGCATGAAATTGAAGTTCATCGCCAAGCTCTAGCCTCACTATCATCTCAGGGCAAATTAAAGTTTTTCTTATAGCCGAGGGTGTTAGGTAAATTGTGCTTGAGTTCTTGATTCTAACTGCGACGTTTCCATCGCGAGTCGTGATCCAGTTGCGCTTATAGGCTTCGCGCATTACATCGCCCATTGCTGTGATCATTTGTTTATTCCACTATTGAGTCGTAGCCAACTTTTATCGCTGCACCGTCTTCAATTTCAAACTGAAAATACACCGTATTGGTGTAGTTTAAGTAGTACCAATTATTCTCTTTGGTGCCATTTTGATAGACAACAATAGATTCTGCAAGTGGCTGTCTTGATAGTTGTAAGTAGGAGACCTGAGTTACCAAAAAACTACTATCTGCCAAAGCCAACTGCCAGTTGCCGCAAATGTCTATTGCTTTCTTGTTATAATATTGAACGAATTCATCAAACTTATAGCCGATGTCGGCTGGTCTCGAATTGCAGTGGGGGCTGTCTTCAATCATAGCGATTGCTAAAGCATCGTAAATTACCGAATCATGATAGTCATCAAGCCATTCTTTAAAAATCTGCGTTGGTATGGGGCTTTGCTCATCCTCATCAGAAATGTAAATATATAATTTTGGGACGCCGGGTCTTAAAAAGAATAAGCCTTCCTCAGTGATGGTTGCAAATTCATAATGGCTTCTAAAGCCCTGCTCAAAGTTGTCATGCGACAACAATGATGTGCCTAGCAAAAACTCTATTGAACTAGAGTTCGTATCGTAAGGACCTGCAAAATAAACCTCTCCCGAAAGAGAGCTATTTATTATACCGATCTGATAATCGTAGGTGAGAGTCTCTATGTCACCTCTCAAGATGTCCATTCCCGAAGCGACTTTCTCATAATCATTCATCATGGAGCAAGAGGTGTCTAGCACAACCAGAACATCCAAGCTCTCTGGCTTGGATGGCTGGACAAAATAATCTATGACTACTTCGGTCTGAGGTGCTGTGTCTAAGGGTGGTGGGATTTCTACTTCTATTACATCTGTTGGTGTAACAACGAACTCGTTACCGCAAGAAAATAAAAATAGTAAACTAATAATCTTGATCATAGCAATCACATGGGTCGCACCCACAAACTGAGCACGATTCAAAGTAACTAGTCAATAGGGCTAAGATTCTCTTCATTTGATAAAAATAGGGGGCAGTGAGGGTGGGATTCGAACCCACGGTAGGATTGCTCCTACACCGGTTTTCTAGACCGGATCCTTAAACCACTCGGACACCTCACTTTATGACTCGGTTGCGGGTCTCTTGCTCACCGCAGCTAGCTTACATTTTAATTACGGGTTTGCACTCCGATGGGTCGTGATAGGCATGGACCCAATTACCATAAAATCCCCGCCGAGCCGGTCAGGGCAGAACACCATTCTTATAATTTGTTAACTGTCTTAATTAGTTCGCTCTTGTCAAAAATTGACACTTTATCGATTCTATACCAGTCGTTGTACTTATCATAGCCTCTCATCTCTAAAACTCTCTGACGATCCATGTCATGAGCGTCATCATCAACCCAATTTACCTTAACGTAAGTCCAAACATCACAAACATCTTGTTCTATCACTGTTCCAAAACGAATCACATTGTTTCCAAATGTAGTCCAGACAGTCTTGCCAATCATGGTTCCTCCTAATAAAATTCTTTGTCTAGTTTTTCTGCTGGGGCTTTTCTCCACAAGGCAACGATTTGGTTTTTCTCTTCGCCGCTCTGTGGGTAAATGAACCCTATGCTATTATAACGCTCTTCCGCTAACTTGGCAACCATTTCATATGTGTTCGGCTTAAGATGGTGGAATCCAGGGTCATCTACCAAGAAGACTTTACCAGCGTGCCTCTTCTCTGTGTAGTAGAGTCCGTCAGAATCAGAAGTCTTGGAACAGATGTGCCACTGGTTATATTTCTCATCTGAGGAGCACTTTTTAGCTTCACCTATTTTCTCAGCAAACTCTGGAACGTTCTCGGTCATCCATTCCTGTTGCATTTGCTTTGAAGACAAGCCTGCTGGGTCGTCCATAATCGGATAGAGTTGGTTTGGACGTAATCTAACACGGTAAGGGACACCCTGTATTTGACCAATGCCAGTGTCTTCTTGTCCGAGACGAGTAAAAAAGAAAACCCTTGGTCTATCCCAGCTTCTATATTCCGCTGTAGTGTAGTTCTTCAGGTTTCTTGCTGCCACTTCGGGGTCTAATTCTTCTATGTCTTCAGCCCCTGAAACATGGTAGAGAATGATGTTACCTTCTTCATCTTGTTCTAATGGAATGTCAGAAATAAAGTTTTGTTCTGTCAAGAACTTTCTAAAGCTTTCAATTATTAATTTCATCAAAGTATTCCTGAAGGTTATACTCCCTAACTAGTCGGTGTAAGCCTTCGTAATCTAAACCAAGAAATCTAGCAGCGTCTACTTTAGTGTCAGTAGCACTGATAGCAAATTTGATTATTGCTTCTTTAACTAGTCTATTAGTATTTGACAACAGATTAAAAGCATAAAGTTTATTATTAATGTGTCTTGCTGAAAGCTCTAGTTTAACAGCAATCAAATCTTCTAAAGACATGCTATCAATAAATGTTAAGTTACTTTCATTTATAATATTATTAGATAATAAATTATTAATTATACTTTTATATTTATATTGTGATCTTCTCTTCTTCATAAAAGATACTAACAAGCAAACTCAAAAGTGTCAAATTAAATTTCGAGATCTAAAGTCTCTTCGCCTTCTTCCCCCCCACCAGCAGGCTCTTCTTGTTTAGCAGAATCATAAGCTTGGTTAGTGGGCTCTTCAACATCAGGTTGGATCTCTGCCTCAAACTTATCAAAGTATAGCTTAAGGTTCGCAATCAGGTAGTCAAAGAAAATTTCTTGATCTTCGGGATTAGAGAGCATGTCGTAAGAATCGATAACTTGAGTTTGCACTTTCTTAAAAGTGTTATACGCCATGTTGCGACCTGTGGTATCCTTACCTTCGATACCGAATGAATCTCTTGGATCCTCCTCCTCTTTCTCTTCTTCTGGCTCCTCGGGATTAATGTCGATAAACATATCATCTTCTTTCTCATCGTCATCAGAAATCTCAACATCAATCTCTTCTTCTAGCCCAGCACTATCTGAGGCTTGTTCTGGAGCGTCGTTGTTAAGATCAACAGGAGTTAGAGTTTTGACCACAGCATCGATGATGTGTGACCTGTAAGACTCACGTTGCTCTTCAGAAGTCGTAAGAAGCTTATAGTCATCTTCAATCTGAGGAATAATCTTCTTGAGAAGATCCTCAAGCACGTTGATGCCAGTGGACTTATGGGGTGCAGGATCGTTATCGGGAGTAGAGCTTTCTTTTAGCTCATGCTGCAAAAACTCACGAATTATGGTTCTTAGCTGCTGCTCTTCAGATTGAGTATTTTTATTTTTGTTCTTGACAAGAGAGATCAAATCTCTTACATTCTCTCTTAGTAGATCTTCTGGATTTTTCATTTGATAATACCTTCTTTCATAAGTAGTCTTAGGACCTCTTTGTACAAGTATAACTCATTGTACTCACTTTGTTTCTTCTTTTTCCTGGCTCTTGTGCCAAGCGGCGCACCATACCCGCCTACAGCACCTCCAGCCATAGAAGACATCTCTTCTATCATTCCAAGAATAGAGCGCACAGAACTTGTCCTGCCTTCTCCAAAAAACTCATCGGCATCTCCACCCTCATCTAAGATTTTACGAACATCTGCGGTTCTATACGGCTCACCAGAAGGTCTTGTTACGGGCTGCATAGCAGTCTCTGAGATTGGTGCAATGCTGACGCCTCGCTTGGCATGTTTACAAATCGACTCGTATCTTTCCATAGAACCACCTGTGTTACCGATACCAAGAATCACCTCGGTTCCGTGCTCAAGAGGTCCGCCTTCTCCAATGTACTCCAAGATTGCGGAGGCTCTGGTTGGCTGTGGTGAAACTTCTACTCGAACATTGGACAAGCCCCTGTCTGACAATAGTTCTTGCCACACCTGCTTTGACTGCTGTGCAGAGATTGAATTTTCACCAATTCCTCGGTTTCCCTTGAGAGCAGAAGACACCAAGACCACAACCTCGTCTACTTTATCAGCATACTGCTCAACTAAGCCAACGTGCCCTAAATGTGGGGGTCTGAAAGCGCCCGGAACAACAGCAACAGTGCGACGACCCACAGGATCGCCATTTTCGTCTTCTAACTCAAGCATGAGTTCATCTATGCTGTTATAAAGATCGGACATAAGAGGCTCCTATAGGTCTAAATCTTCCTCAAGAATTGCTATCTTGTTTTGGAGGACTTTATTATCATGCTTCAACTGTCGCATCTTTAATCTAATCTCACAAACAATCTCTTCCATTGAAGACTTCTTGGCTTCTTCATTTAGCGTTCTTGGTTTCAATAAATTTAAATCTGCTATTAAAGTCTCAAGAAGACTCTCAAGGTCTCGGCTGGGTCTTGTGCCATCAAGAAAATCACGCCACTTTGACATCATGATTCCTCCTTTTGTTGTTTTGTTTGGTTTACCATTTCTTTAAGCCTCTCAATCATTTCAGAGTTTGAAACCTGACGTGGTGGATGTGAAGCTGGCACAGAAGCCTGTTCTTTTTTTCGAGATACAGACTTTCTATGCTCTTTATCCATCACTTGTTGGTGTTCTTTATCATTGCTTCTTTGACGAGTTTGCGGATAAGACTACGAATCTGGGCTTCGTCCATCTTGCCCTTAACGTGCTTGCGAAGTTGAGGCGGGACCTTAGACATGTCTTTATCAGACTTCTCGTCACCATTGTCTTCCTTTTTTTCCTTAGAAGCTTTGGAAATTGGCTCTTCTCTGTCGCCATCGCCATCCACATCAGGAAAGTCAGGTTTTTCAGCCTCTTCCATTGGGCGCTTACGTTCATCATCACCACGTCGATCTGCGTGGGGTGACTGACGACCAGAAGACGCCGCTACTTCGTCAAGCTCTTCTTCCTCTTCGTTAAGAGTTTCGTCCTCGGCTGCCTCTTCGACAACTTCTTCCTGAGATTCGTTGAGGAGATTAAAAGAAAATCCCCACTGTTCTGATAGTAGAGTTTTTAACTCATTGTTCTTCCAATCTTTTATAGACATTTTCTTTTTTGCTCCTTTTTGCAAAGATTCATTGTAAATAGTGTTCTTTATGCTATCTTCCCAGTCGCGAAAGCACAAATTGCCCTGCTCGTAAGCCTGCCGTTCCATTTCACGCAAGTGTTCGTCTTTTTGAGCGTAGCCTTCACCCATTTCAGAGGCACCATCAAACTCGCCATTACAGTTCTGAGTGTGGTGAACCAACTCGTGTGATAGTGAACGCATAACATCCTTTGGGTGACGCCCACTGATGTAAAGGGTCACCGACATTTGCTCTGGGTCGTAGTACGCGGTCTTGCCCAGTGGGTTCTGCGCATTTTGGGGGTCGTCACGCAAGAAGATGCGTGGTGGCTTATGGAAACCCATTCGCTTTTGGGCGAAGGGCATAAACTGGTCCATTAGGGGCTTAAGCGTATCTTTCATTTGAGGAACGTCTCACTTTGGTCTTGAGAATACCAAATATATTCTATATAGTTCCCAAATGGGTCTTTGACGTAGACTCCAATGGTGCCATCGCGGTGCTCTACCCTTTCGTCACCTACCGGGAGGTCTTCTTTTTTCTCCACAATAATGCCTATGTGAGCATGCGGGTAGTATTTCTCGTCTATAAGAGCAATGTTGGTGTTTCCAAGCTTCAATCTTACATACTTGTGGTCTCGAAAGGACACTTCACCATTTAATTGCTCGGTATACCAAGACTCTGCTTCTTCTAAATCACTTACCTTTATTGCTATGTGGTCGATTACATCCATTTTATACCCCTTTTTTGCTCCCCGAAGAGACTAGTTTGAGGGAAAAAGTGAACAATTCTATGGGTATTTTGGGCTCTTTTAGGGGCATTACCATAGTAACGCACACCATCCTATTGGATAAAATGGTGTTTTTGACCTCTAGAACGACTCCAAGTAGCTGTTTCCACTCAGATTCTTGCGAATTCCACTTGGACCAAGCTACAATGTCACCAATTTTGATGTTTTTTGATGCTATTTCACCGAAATTGTTCTTTTCTTCCATTATTCAGGTGTAAGTAGCGATCAAAAAAGTGTTTTTTACACTAATAAGCCAGTGTTTTGCCAAAAATTGCCTAAAATAGCTGCCATTAGCGTCACAACAGTGATCTCAAAACCAAAAGCGGCATAAAATACCCAAAATATCAATATTGTTAGCAAAGTTTTTGAAAATTTTGTGATTTGAAGTATCATTTTAATTAAATCCTATCTCTTCTATTTCATCGGGATGGATTGCAAGAAGATTGTAGCCATCATAGACCAAAATTCTGTCTTTTTCGTCCATATCATAACTAACAACATAGACTCTGACGCCCCTGTTGACCTTCAGGAGTGTCTTCTTTGTAGGAGCCCACAGATAAACGATGCCGGTACCCTTGATCATAGCCGGTGAGACCAATTTTTTCGACTTATCTAGCTTTTTGCCGCTAATTTGTCGAACAATTTGTTCTATCCTGTCAGTATCAAGTTCATCCCACGCCATTTTCACCTGCTTTACTTAAAACCGCAATGTCTACATTGTAATTGGTTCGATGATAAGACATCTTTGTTAGTAAATAGCGGTCATTAAGCTCTTTAAACTGTTCGCCTTCGAACTCCATCCAAAAATCCTTGTTATATGAGAGCCATTGAATGGTAAAAGACTCTTTGCAAGAACCCACCACAACACCTTTCTTTAAAGACATGGTTTCACATGGGTGCATTTGTGCTACATAATCGCCTAATTCAATCATAATGGCTCCTATGTGTTTAATTTAACATTATTATTAAATTTGTCAACTAATGAAATTCATCGCAAACAGCACAGCACCCATAGCAAACTGCACTACGGCAAAGATTGTGACTGCTTTTGTCTTGAAATTGTTTAAATCTTGGATGTCTTGCACGAATTTAGCCAGTTGAGTAGGGGATGCGACCTCATCTACCTTCTGTTTCCATTCACGAAGCTCGACGACCTTGTCTTCTTTGGCTTTTATCTCAGTAATCTCTTGACGAACCAGTTGCAGATCGCCACGGAGGGCTTCGATAGCCTGTGAGAGTGATTGTAGTTGTGCTAAAACGAGTTGATTATAATTTTCAGGCATTGTAAAGCCCTCCATACATTCTTAAATAGTCAAGTTGCCTTTCAGTTTCTTTGTTGTCGCCTCTCATGATGGTGTTTCTTGCCGATTCTGACGGCTGTTTGGTCTATTTGTGCTTTTTTAGATAGATCACAAAATGTAGCCCTCAAATGCCCCTTGTTGTTATAAAAAAATAAAGCGATGTAGGTGACGGGAAAGCTTTTTAAAGCATTTTTATGGTGCCTGGGGGTCTTCTATTCGCCCATTTGCCTGTAACTGCTCCATGAACTTGATCACCCTCTTGACTTCCTCATCTCCCAACATCCAATTATAAGGTGGCATGCTAGAAACCCCCAAGCTTACAGCCACAATTCTTTGTTCGGCAGTGCTTTCGGGGTTAAGGGGAATTTTTTCTACGTTTTCACCGTGGCAGCTTACACAATAGCTTCGATAAATGTCCGCAGACTTGTCTTCTGGCTCCCTTGGCTCTTCTGCCATCGCGCTAATCGCGAGAATAAATAAAAAAATCATTTTTCGTACCTCTTGGCGTACCCTTCGGTAATCAATCTTTCATTGATGTTTTCGCCATGGACATAAATAGTGCCTAAGCATCTTCCAAACTTCCCAACTCCGTGAGACTTAAGTGTGAATTTGCCGCCGCAGGAGTCCATTATTGTTTTGAGATAAGCCTTTGACCTAAGACCTTTAGCTTTTTCATTTAAATCTCTGGTTCTAGACTCTGGGGCGTCTATTTCATAGAGACGGATTCGGATATGTGTCCACATTTTAAATCCAAGATCGACACGAGCATCGATTGTGTCTCCATCGACGACTCTTTCGCATATCGCTTTATATTCATACAAGATTCATGGCTCCCCTTACTACTGAAAGTGGGACAATTGACTTCTGAATGTCCGAAAGCTCTTCTAATGACATCCATTTAAACTCGTCGTGTTCAATAACTCCGGTTTCTGGATTTGGATTTAGAGAAATCACGCCATCATAATCACGAGTAGCAAAAAAGTATTTTACAATGCGCCCCATTGGTCTTACTGCTACCTTTTGTAGATTCCTGACAGTCAATCCGCACTCTTCGATGGTTTCTCTGATAGCTCCTTCGATTGGAGTTTCATTTCCATCAAGATGACCGCCCGGCAAATCCCACCAACCCGGCTTCCAGGGATCAGTGCTTCCCCTCAAGAGCACTAAGACTCTATCTTTATTATCTATAATTACGCAAGAACCAACTTCTCTATTATTACGCTCTGTCATAAATTGCCTCCATTCGTTTATAATCTCCTTCACTTTTTGAATCTTCCAAGATCAACAATTACAATCTCATTTGTTCTGGGGCGCATCATAACATTACCCATGTGAACATCAAAGGGCTTTAGACCGATCATGCCAAGCTCTTCCATAGCAGCGCGAATGCCTGTTGTCTCTGGAAATTCGCCTTCCAACTCAGACTTTGCGAGTGGATACTGATCCATTCCCTGTAGAGTTGAGTAAGACTTTAATGCGCCTCCGGCGCCACCGGAAACCAAAGATCTTGCGTAAGCTTTCAAGAACATGTTCATCAATGTTTGCTTTATGTTCTGCTGGTAGTCGATGAGTAATGACTTCTCTGCGTCATCCTTAGCATTTTCTTCCATTGACTCAAACAAAAAATGAATAAACACAGACATAAGCCTTTTGCCTTTTTTGGTTATCGAGATTTGACGCTCAACAGCAGGCGTGTCGAAAGACTTATTGGAAGTAAAAAATTCTTCTACAACTTTTGGAATTACTTCAAGCTCCATGTCAACAGTTATGGTAGGAAGCCAAGCATTAGAGTTTTCTAAACTTGTAAAAACCAAGGATAAGAGATTTTCTACAAGATTGGGGTTGGATAACAGTTTTTCATCCCTTAGCTCTCTGGCTCTTGTTGTCTTCTCTCCGTGTCCACTGGCTGGAAATAGACTTCTAGCGACAACGTCTGGCAATGGCTCTAATTCTTCCATGAAGATTACAGCGTTTTCCATTTTTCTTCCACCAATTGGCTCCCTTTTTAAAGGAACTTCCTCTATCGTTGAAGAGTAGACAACAGGAAAATGCTTAGCGTATTTGCCTAGTGCGGCGCGATTGTCTTTGATAAATTTATAATTTTCTGCCTCTCTATTCATGTCGCCCATTGTTGTTCTGGGCACAAATTTTACAGCAACCTTCTGTCCTGTTTTTTTATTTATCGCTGCGTAGACCTCTCCATCGAAGCCACCACCAAGTTTGCTGTCTAGATCATAACCCTTGGAAAGCAAATAAGCCCCAACACCTGTGGTGTAGGGAGATGGATAAGAACGTGTTGGTGCGGGCTCTGGTCTTGTAGACGCGACATCACTTACATTAAATGTGGGTCTAGCAAGCTCATCTTGCTCAACCAAGAACTGGTTCCAAAATTTTTGATACATTATTTACGCCCCAGTATAAGAAAATACAATAAAAAACAAGCAACATTAAATAGTGCTAGTAGTTGTATTTGTAAATAGCCAGACCAGCACGCAAATAAGAACAGACCAATGTTTATCAAAACACATGTCAGAGACATGGAATCGACAAAACTATTGGTCTGCTTCATTGCGAAAACCCTCTATTAATAAATAGAGAGCTACTCGTCTATGTTGGAAATTATATCTATTTCTTGTGGCGAGAACCATCGCACTGTGCCTGTCCTAACCATGTAGACTTCAACAAACAAGATTCCTCTTGTTTCTTTTGGGCAACTTACAACAACTCCCAAATCACCAATTTCTGTGGTTACATTATGAAGGTTTATTGTAGTTCTTTCCACCACTTTTATTAGGTCTCCTATTTTGTGGGCTAAGTGCCAACCTCCTCTATCCACGCAACAGCCTCCTTTCTAGTGTCAAACTTTTCAGACAAGAAGCCAATAAACTTATGGGTAGCCCCTTCAGCCAAGCACCAAGCCCATTTCCAATCTGTCCCCTCATTCATCATAAGACAGGTGGAGACGCCCTTATCAGCGATGTCTGGGAATTTTTCTACGGCGATGCCAGTTAGAAAGCGATTACGCTTTTTTGTAACCAAGTCCTCTTCGGTCATCGTGCCACCTTCTGGGCGCTCCTGTGATGCCTCTACATCAAGAATGACCCAGCTAGACTTCTTCAGCTTTGGTGTGAGCGTGGGAAGAATGTTTTCAAAAAAATGCTGAGCCTTGTCAGCTTCGAAAGTTGTGTAAGGACTTTTAGCCCTTTTGCCGCTAGCAAACACCTTGTAAACATTCCAGTTGGGCATCTTATTCTCCTTGTTTGATGCTGTTGATTTCTACGAGTCCTATTATAATCGACATCTTGAGACCTTCTTCTTCAATGTATTCAACGTTGTTGAACCCGGTGTCTTGGTCCTGAGAAAACCAAGTGATCCACCAAATGAAGATGTCATCTTCCACGATGTCTATTCTTCTTTCTCGTTTGCGTAGAAACCCTCGTGATTTAGTGCGGACATCATAAATCATGTCACCCACACGTAAGATAACATGTGAAGCGGCATCACGCAAGTCACTAATGTCCGTCATCGCCTTTTATTTCCCAGACACCACCGTCTAGGAGACCCAGCACCGCCTCTTCAATAAAAGGCATGTGTCGATTATAGGAATCTGTGGCTGGACCTGTCCAAGTTATTTCCCAAATCCACAAAGGCTGTTCGTCTTCGACAAACTCAAATAAGTCAACCCTTTTGATTAACAGGGCGAGATCTCCTGTTTGGATATCTTGGATTAAAATTCCAGCTTTTAAATCACTAGGGCTGTGTTTTCTCAGTGGCATCACTGTAATTAGTTTTGCCGTTGTTGATTAGCAACCATTCTTGATGTGAGTTGATGCAGGCAGCCGCAAATTCGCGCATTTTGCTTACATCGATCTCAGAAGTGGCTTTTAACACGCACACACTTCCAGGCAAATAAATTGCCTTTCCAGAAGAAACAATTGATTCTACGTGAACTCTTTTCACTTCTGTGTTGATTGAGTTAAGCCTGTAGTGGAGCGAGAGCGCTGTCAAGCAGGCACTCACCATAAACAATCCAATAATAAATTTGTCTTTCATTATGTTCTCCTATTGAACAACTTCAATGAGATTTGGTTTTACAGAACACAGTCTTCTGATTTTTAGCCAGTAGACCACCACCTCTTCTTCGCCAATTTTGGTTATAATTCCGAAGTCTCCGTCAGAGAGACCATAAGAATATAACCAAATTGGATACCGTGTTTTGAGTCTAACTAGATCACCTTCATTCATAAAACCAAATATTGACCAAAATTATAAATGGTTAGCCATCTTAGATCCATAGTTTCGAAACAATGAACCTGCATGAAACCAGTTTGGTTGTCAACACCAATAACTAGTCCACATAATTTGGTTTTAGGATAATAAACCCACTCATCAACAGTTGCCTGTGGAAACTGGGCTGCGAAGGGATCGATGTTGTCCTCTCTCACAGCCTTAATTTAACCTCAGATCTTAATCCTGTCAATGATGTAGGGGTGTTCTAGTGACAGATCCTTGTAAAGCTTCTTCATAATCTTCTTTACGATCTCGCCCACTTGGTCCTTAGCATCCTTCTTCTTAAGGAGCTTGCCAAGTTCGTCTTGGACCATCTTCTTAACATCGGCTTTGTCTTGACGGGTGAGTTCTTCCTTGATGATCTGCCTTAGTCTTGTCTTTGTAATTTTCATCGAGGACACTTACCTTCTTTGGTGCTCTTGATTGCGGCATCGCCCACATCGTGCTTCTTTTTTATTTTTCTCTCGGCAACTCCACCAGCGTCAGCATTGACCTGTTCGTGGTGCATTTTGCCGTCTTTTTCAAAGCCAACGCACCACGCGCGCTCAACTTCCATAACATTCTCAAGCTCTTCCTTGATAATTTGCTTTAGTCTTTCTTTAGTAATCTTCATAGTAATCGTCCTCTTCATAGTTAAGTAGATCGGTCGCTAACTGAATGTCATTTGATTTGGGGGCGAGAGTCCAAGCCCGACCATCTGGGTACGCACCATAAATAGCATCGTAGGGAGTTCCTTCCAATTCGTAATCGGTGAAGAATTCAACCTCTTTTGGAACTTGGTTCATCGAAATGCGGACTAACAACAAATTCTCATTGATGCCTTTTTCCTTGTCTGCGTCAGAAAAGTCGCCGACGATTGCTTCCAACTCTTGTGTGTCGGACATCATAGCAGCCTTAGCGTCGTCTCCAGAGCCGAAAAAATAAATCCTATGCTCTGGGTCTCCATCAGAATTTAGATAGGGCTGCTGGTCATCTGCGGACGTGTTACGGGACCTTATGACCTTGGCTCCCTTCTGAAATCGTTCATAATTGTCGCCCTTGTCTCCATAGCGCTTGGAGATGCGATAAAGGTCAGAGCCCACATCGTCAATAGTGCCGATGTATTGACCTTGCTCTTCATTTATCTCCATTGCTTCGTCTTTCTTTCCACCAATTGGGACACAGTTGGGGACCATTCGGTCACCTTTCTTTTTAAGCCCAGCTTGTCTGTAGCCGTCCCAGCATTTCTCAACTAGAACTTCTTCTTCAGCCAAGAACTTACGCCAGTTTTCAATCAGTAGTTTCATTCTCTTTACCTATGTTTGAGCGCTCCTGCCAATCAGCAGAAACTGAATCTTCCTCTATGGGTCCACCCTTTGCCCAAGTTCTACAAGCACGCGCAGAGTGACACTTGAAGTTATGCATCCAGCAATAGCCGAGAACACCGTCTTCATCGGATGTTTCGCCGGGCATGCATTCCAACATTCTAGGAGAAATGTCAAAAGCAGTGCAAACCCCACAGTTAGAAGCTTCGGCTGCCTCTTCAGTTGTGTTCCAGTAGTCGGCGATTTCTTCCCAGTAGTCACCGGGCATTCCGACATTCAGAGGACCGTACTGAATGTGTTCAGCATGAATTGCGGAATCACGGTTCTTCGTGTTAAGTTCCAAGTCCTGTGTTGCTGGGGGGCAGACCAAATCAATTGCTTTTTTAAATGTGACTCGCACATCCTCATTCATAAATTGACGCCAATTTTCAAGTAGTAGTTTCATAATTATTCCTTTGGTCTGAGAAGCACAGAGGCATCTAAGATCCTTAATTGTCCTTGTTCATTTATTCCTATGTTGCCATAACCCAGATCTTCGCTGTCTATCTTAAATTTAGAGATAGCTGAAGCAAGCTGGATGAAGGCTTTTTCGTTCTTTATTCCAAAATCAAAAATCTTCTGGTCTTTTGTTGCGTAAGGACCCCTTGCTGCATCAACAATGTCGCTCCATAAGCCAGAAAGCTCATGATCTTTTAGAGTTGCACCCTTGAAGACAACATAGATGTTTGGAAAAGTCTTCTGCAACATAACACGCATTTGCTGCTCGTTTCTTCGGGTCAGCACTTCGACAGCCTCTTGGACAATCCATTCCCAATCATCAGCATGAGCAAATGTCTTTGGAAACAAATCGGGGTAAGAATTGGCTGTTTCGGACTCTATCTTGTTCATCCAATTGTTGCGAGGATCTTTCGATAGCTTGATGACATGGTCCTCATCTCCTTTTGGCTTGAAGACAACACGGAATGCTCCTGAGCCTGCTTGTTGAAAATCAGGACCCATAAGGGCTTCTCCACCTTGCGCTTCTAATTCTTCTAGCCAAGGGAAGTAAGCCGCCTCATTTTCAGTCAAGAACTTTCGCCAATTTTCAAGTAGTAGTTTCATTTCTTTACCAATTCCTTATTAACTATGTCATAGCCTTCGACAACACCAAGATTGATGTAATCAAAGCCATCTAATAGACAGATCTTCTGTTCTGCGAAAGTGCCGCCACCAGCGTGGTAAGCACAAGTCTGTCCGACAATCTCGGTAAATAAGGCAGGAATAGACTCCTGTGGCATTGTTTTGAGGTGAGCATTATAAGAGGCAAGTTCCCCTCTCAAATCAAATTCGGTTCCTCGTGAGCCGATTGCCTGAATGTGGGACATGTAATCGTGGACCGCTCTGAATTTTGCGTTCGTAATTTCGTCAAACACATCATGTTCGGCGTCAATTGTAGCAACTTTCATCTTTCCAGTGCTGTTTACTGCATCTCTTAGCTCTGCTGCTGTGTTATAGGGGTGGTAATCAACGAATTCTATGTCTACTCTGCTTGAGATCCTCTTAAACATTTTTTCCAGAAAGGGTGTCATAGCTTGAAAATGCGGGACTGCCCTCTGTTCAAACTTGGGAGCAGCCAAATAGGCATCGCCAACCAACTGTGCGTAGAGATCCCAGCCCTGCGGACCGGGTTTCAGCATCATTTTTTCGTTTATCTGCTCTTCATCCAGATAAGCGCGCCAATTTTCAAGCAGTAGTTTCATTGTTATTCTTTATTTAACACCTTTACATTGGAATCTTCGGGAGGATCCGACTCAAACCCCGGAAAGCGCAGTCCATCTTTTACCATAACCTTCACCTGTTCGGGTTCGCCTGAGAGCATAAAATTATATTCTTTATTTAGGTCCGAAACAAAATCAGCCATTCTATAATCATTTGTAGCTTTCTCTAGAAAAGTGATTCGTAGGGTTTTTAACAGTTCTCCTGTTGACATTTCTGTTCTTGTGCCAAGATCAAGAGCCCTTTGGGATTCGTATTTGCCTATCTTATCTACTGAGATAGAAGAATTATCAAATTGACCTTCCAATCTATCAGAAATAAAATTCAGACTTGGCATTCCGCGCACGGGCTTCTCGTCGCAGTTAACAAAAGTCAAGATTACTGGCATCTGCTTCACCCCAGACTTCATAGCAGCCATAGAGCGAGCACGTCCAGCGTGGGAAATAACCTTATCTACGCCATCATCCCAGCATTTCTTGATAACAAGAGACAATTTGCCGGCTTTTGTCTTATCAAATCCGCCCGGCATTCCAAGAATGTAGTCGGATCTGCCTTCAATGTCGGCATCGTCCTGATAAGTTAGGGTCAAAAAGTCTTGAGGGTCCATCGAGACAGTGAAATTAGAATTCACGCCTTCGTTGACAAACTTTCTCCAATTTTCAATTAGTAGCTTCAATTCACTTCCTACAGAAGCGGGACAATTGTTGCTTCATTCCTTTTATTTTGCATGTGTTTTCCACAACTTCGTCTACTTTTAGTTTCTGAACTGGGATAACCCAGACCATCTCTTCGACAACAGCCATGCCAGGGTAGTATTCTACATCAACTCCCCACAAAACTCCAATGATTTCTTCTTTTTTATTGTAGATCACAGAACCAGAGCAGCCAAACCACCCGTAGGTGTGAAGCATTATCTGCGTCCCCGCCCCAATTTTCTGCTCATAACCAGCAACTCTACCACGAATAGACATCAATTGGTGCCTTGAGGGGTAACCAGAGTAAGAAATCTCCGTTCCTACCTCAGGAATGTCAGATGTTGTCTTGAAAGCCATTGGAGAAATGGTCTCAAACTCGCTTGTTAGAGCAAGAACAGCGATGTCGGCTGTTTTATCAGACCAAACAAGGATTGCCTTCTTGATTTCTGAGCCCTTCTTCACTCTGTAATCAGAATAAAGAGCACCATCTGCTACGTGCTGAGCCGTCAAAACAAAATAAAAGTCCTTATGCTTGATGTAAGAGCCAGAACCATGTCCGCCCCCCGCAGTAAACACACGAACAGCCGCATCACGAACCTTGCGTTCAGTCATGGACATGCTTGCGTCGGATACGATTATGGACACAGTTTGGTTAGTGAGCGGTCCAGAGTTGGCGTCTTTAGCATAAGCGACACCACCCAAGGCAAAAACGAGAGCGAATAAAATAGATTTTAGTTTAAACATGTTGTGAGAGTTCCTTTATAAACTCCCACACACATAACAACGGGAGCACACTTAAATAGTCCGCAAACCCCTATGCCCGTAACCAAAACGCGCAAAAAAATTATCTTGCTTTGCCGCCTATTTTTCCGCAACTTTTTCTTGCGCTAAAAGTTTCCACCTCCGCATCGTCAAAACCACCACTACAGGCGCATTCTCAAAACACATTAAACATTACAATTCGTAGTAGACCCAGGAGGTACCCAAGTTATCAGAATTGCAGTCAAGCTCATAGATATTCCCGTAGGTTCGCCAGGAGCCATCTTCGTGCTTCTTCATTGGCAAGCTATAGCTGCTATCATGGTCATGAATAAAGAAGTCTATTGCCGACCACTCTTCCAAATCAATGGTAGATGCCTCCACATGGGCGGAAAAACGGGACTCATTGTGAGAACACGTCCATTCCTCGATAGGATACAGCGGTTCTGCACTATCATAATGGGCAATGTCGCCCGCACAGCCTACCGAGAATGCAATTAAAAAAGTTTTCCACGTCACAGTGCCTCCAAAGAAATTATTTGGCTTACACCCGTATTATAACGCCCGCGCGTGGGGACCGCAAGGTGGCTTTTCTAAATCGTTGTAGAATTCTACCAGGGTCATGTCCAGCCCTATCCAGTACACCGAGCACCTGTGGGGCATAATGCTGGGATGCAATACTATTCCGTAGCCTACTTGCCGGAAATAATCGTGTTTTAACACGACTAAATCACCGACTGCTATCGATGCTGAAGATTCACGTGTTCTCGACATGTGTCTCGTGTGAGCTTTGCATCCAGCCTTCCGGCAACTCAGCGGGCAGAATGTCGAAGGTCGTCTCTATTTCAGTGGATTTTTCTTTAAACCAGTAGACTCTATAGAGGCTATTCGGCAGACCTTCCATCACTATGCCGTAGCCATACAACTTAAACTCGTCATACGATAGACAAACCAAATCCCCGACCTTGTAACGGAGCGGGGATGATGGAATTCTTGGCATGCGGTAAAGTGTGCTACTTGTTTTTTTACACTACCTGTAGAGGGCTTCTAGCTTGCGTATGATAGCATCCATAGTAGCCGCATCGGTGTTCATAGCCTTAAGAGCGTCTTCTACGTCATTTATGCTATTGCCGCGCGTTAAAGATCTGCCCGTGCGAGCGTCGAGCATGCCCTTGTCTACCAATTGTTGTCTAGCGGCTGCAACTTCGGGAGACTCTTCTCCTTTGCTTCTAGCTAGTCTTCTTAGCTCTGCGCCTTGGCTCTTTCTAGCCATTGATGCGCGGGGACCTTGGTCCATAGCCAATCTGCGTTCTGCATCCATAGTGCCGGTTAGGCTTTCGTTTAGATTCTCAAGTTCTTCCTTGATTATTTCCTTCAATCTTGCCTTTGTAATCTTCATAATTGTCTCCTGCCTTTGTTGGCTTACGATGTAACTAGTTTTTATTTTGTTCTCGGGTGCAAATGTGGGAAATTTTTTACCGGAGTTTTTATCTACTCTTACAAGGTCTCCTATTTGTATCATACTTTCTCCAATATGCCAAAGCTAATCCATTCCTTTCTGCTTCCTTGTATGCATAACGCCACATCTATCTGGTAGGTTACTTTTGTTTCCACAACTAGCCAACAATTCTTCGATCTCAATTTATGACTCGCTTCTAAGTGTTTGTTCTCTACTTTCACGAGGTCTCCTATTTGTATATCTGGCATTTTTTTACTCCGGGTTTTTTAATTCTGGAAATTTTTGGCGGTGATTGTGAATGTACTTGCGCAACCTGCTCGATAACCCAGGTTCTAAGGGACTTATCCTCCGGGGGGGGAGGGGGGGGGTGCCCCCCTATGCAAACTAACGATCCCACAAACACTTGCACGCAATGGCACGACCACCGGAGCGAACTTCTCCGAGGTGGAGGGCTTCGCAGATGCTGTCGGCGAACACGCGCTCGACACGCTCGCGCTGCTCCCACACGGCAGGACCGTTGTGGCGACCAATGTTCTTGCGGAATGCGATGGTGACATCGAAGGGGTGCTTCATGAGTTCTCCTGTCTGATTACACAAGTAATGTAACCCGCCAGAGGCGGGCTGTCAAGCGGCTTCTTCGCCCTATCCCTGTGGACGCGGGCGGTTGAGCCAGCGCACACAGTGGACCTCCGCGCGGGACTTCCCGGCGCGCTGGAGAGCCCCCCAAGTGTGGGCACTGTCCAGCTCCTCCAAGCGGCAACGCAGACGGTGAACACCCGTAGTGCCGTCACCGAGGATTGAGTAGACAATCTCGACATCGTACTTCAGCTTCGTCGTCGGCATATCGGCTCCTTTCTGATTACCCAACTAATGTAACCTGTTCTGCCCTTGCTGTCAAGGGCTATCGTGCGCGCTTGATCATGGGGGGCGCAGTCCTCGTGACGATCCGGTTGCCCTCGTAGACGTGACCGCTCAGGGCGTCACGGCACATGGCGATCATCTCATCGTCCGTCGTGTCCTTGCCGATCGGGAACCAGAGCACGAAGGTGCCGGTGGTGGTGCGAAGCTCGCAGGTGTGCTCGTCCCACATGGCGAACTCTCCCAGGCGCTTGACGTTGCGGGCGACGAGGGGCATGCCGAGGTGGTGGCGAATGGTCATGTGGGCTCCTTGCTGGCTACCCAACTAATGTAACCTGTTATGCTGTTGCTGTCAAGGGGAAAGTGCTAACTATCGGAGAGCGTCTGGCACGAACCGGGTCACGTCCTCGTACCACTCGACATCCGTCTGATTGTAGTCGAAGTGTGCCAGCCAGATGCGGCGACCGACTGCGAAGTTGATGGCGTCCGTCCGCACTGCGATGAGCTTAGCCTCGGGGTAGTCCTTCTGGACGCAGTCCCACACGGGGTGCTCACGGGTTTCGAGGACGCGGTTGTAGCTCATTAGTTCTCCCTCATTACACAAGTAATGTAACCTGAAAGCGGGTGCTTGTCAAGCTGTTTTATTTTTATCTCTCGTATAAGCAAAGTGCCTATATGAATGCGCTACTGGTGGGCATTCTTGTTTTTGGGCATTTCTGCCTGATGGATGCTGTAGACGGTCCATCCACCGCACTGGGCACGCAGGGCAGCGTCGGTTGCTGCCTGGAGCGATGCGAAGCGCATCGTCTGCCGGTCGCGGTCTGCACAGTCGTAGGTCATAATCCACATGGGGGCTCCTCTGGTGTGTAATGTAACACGTGGCGGACTTGCTGTCAATGCCGTGCTGCACGGTAATGCGGACGATTATTGTCCTTGACAGTTTGCGTGTGAGGGGGCCAGATCACAACGCCCAACCCCCTCACATGCCAGCGCGGCTCTATGACACCGCATAACACCAATAGTAAAGAATGTCAAATAACTTTCATTAACCTGTGACACTTAGTGGATCACAAGGGTCATGCAGGGGTCAAATGGTGTCAGTGCTCTTAGCTACCTCTACCACCAACATAGTCAGAAGGACAAGGACAATCAAAATGAGCATGTGAATCATGTCTTCCATTGTCTATCTCTCTTCTTACTGGTAATGTAACCTATCCTCTTCTTCTTGTCAAGGGGATAGTGTTTATCTTTTTATGAGTTCTCGGAAGGAAGGCTCAGGCAGCCTTGAACTCTGCCATGATCTGATCGTGCTCGTCGATGACCTGCGCACGGGCGAAGCCGCCATTCCTTGCCATCGACATTGCGAAGGCGAAGGGCAGACCCTCGCGGACGGTCCAGGGACCAGTGATGCTTTCCCAGGTAATCAGTGCGAACATTGTCTCTCCCTTCTTACATGTAATGTAACGCGCTGCCGTTAGTCTGTCAAGGGGTTAGGGTTATCTTTTTTTGCTGTCTCGGACTGTAAAGGAAACGAGAGGCGGGAGTTGAACCCGCAGAGATGACCGGCTACTTGTCGCTCCTGCGCCTTCGTTGGTGGCGTGGGTTGCGAGGTTCGGTCAAGCCATCGGGGCACCTTATGCCCCACACGTCACAGGTCGCCAAACCTGTGCAATGTCTCCGATGCTTCTCGTTGGCGCGAGGTGATCGGCTCTCGTAGAAAGGGGAGCACACTTTAACCGGTGTGCCAGCGGGCTGGGTTGGACTATTGCTGTCGTGTTTGAAGAGGCAGGTTCCCTCCCGTTCGGGTCAGGTTCACCTCTGTGCGTCGCTCTTGCTACTGCTCACAGGTGGGACGCCTCCCAGCCTATGCATGAATGTTCAGTTCGGACCTTTCATGTCGCGGACCTCTTGTCGCTTGTTACCCTTATAATGTAACCCGGATGGGCTCACCTGTCAAGGGCTTTCTGTTATCTTTTTTTGGAGTCTCAGACCCGGAACATTCCTAACAACGAAACATTGTGATCGAACCGACGCGCTCGCCGTCGAGGCTTGCGACCTCCACGCTCGTGCCGGACTCCGCTCCGCGAAACGCCCTCTTAATCATCGCAGCGGACGCCGGCGTGCCAGCGAGCGAGAGCACGGGCGGGTCAGCCTTCGCAGCCTTCGCAGCGTCAGCGACCTGCTGATCGATTGCCTTCAGTTCGGCGGCGCAGTCTGCCGGGGAGACCTCACCAGTGGCGACGCGGGTGAACAGGGCAGCGCGGAGGGCGTCGGTGTCGGGGACCTCGACCGGCTCCGGGGCACTGTCGCCTGCGAGCATATCGACCGCGAGAGCGATCAGGCGGTTGGCGTTCTTGTCTGCGGCGAGGGGGGCGGTGGTTCCGACGAGGTTCAGGACGAAGAGGTTAGCCATGGTGTCAACTCACTTGCTTGGGGATTGGAGGGGAGTCTGTCTCCCTCTCACTCTTGTAATGTAACCCGTTAGGGTCAGTCTGTCAAGGGGAAAGTGGAAGGAAAGTGAGAGGGAGTCGCCGCCCTACGGGTCCGTGCAGAGCTACCGGTCATGGGACTCGAACCCATGAAGCAACCAGCCGGCCAGATGCTAACCCGTGCGGGAGTCGAACCCGCTGCCCTCTCAGCAGTGTGCGCTACCAGCGACCGGACGGGCACGGAGCCATGCGAGACAGATCCTCGCGGGCGCCCTGCACCATCTCCAGCATGAAGTCGATGCTGTCGCCGGTCCCGTTGTGGGCGCGGCGGGTGGCGATGGGCTCGATCACCGCGATGGCGGCGGTGAGGGTGTCGCGCCTGCCGTCTCCGAAGAGATCGTGCATCGTGAGCACGTCGAGGGCTTCGATCTGGTTCATCTTTTCTCTCCCTTCTTGTTACTCTTGTAATGTAACCTGTCTGGGTTCTTCTGTCAAGGGGAAAGTGGAAGGAAAGTTCGCTCAGTCGGTGCTGCTCGCCCAGTCATCGACGGGGATGATGCCGAGGTCCTGCGCGAGGTACCGGAGATTCTGCCGCAGACCCGCATCGTTGCGGTTCAGGAGGACATCGTTGAAGATGACAGCGGCGAAGTGGTGGAAGTAGGGGAACATTGTTATCTCTCCTTTCTTGTTACTCTTGTAATGTAACCTGTCCCGCTCCACTTGTCAAGGGGAAACGGGAAAGAATGTTCAGTCGATTCGGTAGGTGGTCGAGCCGACCGTCCAGACAGTGCCCTTCTGGGCGAGGTCGGCGGTGACCTCCTCACCGGTGTCATCGTGCTCCAGTCGGTACACAGAGCCGCGAACGCGACGGATGACAGTGTGGAGGGTCTCGCCAGTCTCGTCCGGGTCCGGCAGCATAACCATCGAACCAACAGTGGGCGGGCGAAGTGCGCGGAACTGCGCACGGGGGTCGTTCATGTGCTCTCCTTTCTTGCATGTAATGTAACTCGCTCAGGGCGAGTTGTCAAGCACTTTCTGCTGCGATCTTTTATTTCTACTTCTCCGTGATGGCGAGATTGCCGTCTGCTGCCATGTTCTCGGCAGTCGAGAGCAACACCGTGTCACACAGCCAGGACTTGCGCTGCCCCTTGTGCAGGCGCCACACGCGACCGCCGCTGATTCCAGCGGGCTCGGCTGCGTAGCCGATCACGTTGCGGGGCTGGCGGTTGGAGCGGGTGTCGATTCCAATGTCGCCGTGGAGGCTTGGGGTCAGCTTCTTCTTCTTCATTCTCTCTCCCTCTTGTGCGTGTAGTGTAGTCCGGTGATCGTGTTCTGTCAAGCAGAAACTACACGAAAATCGAGCGGGTCGTCCATGATGTCGAGCACCGCGCCCTTTTCAATAAAGGCGGCGGGGACGGCTTCAAGGGCGCTGATCGTGAACCAGTGAGCCCCACCGCGCGGAAACCAGTCAGAGAGAACGAGGGCGCGGAACCACCCACGACCATGCGCGGTAGGAATCTCGACAAGTGTGCCGGGCGGCAGCGAAGTGCGAAGCATCATCTCTCCTTCTTATGCATGTAATGTAACCTGAGGAGCCTAATCTGTCAAGGACTTTCTGTCAGGTGATCGTCAAGGGGAAGGAAGTAGGGCTTGACCTCTGGATCTCCCATGGCATTCGCCCAGGCACGCACCAGAATCTTCAACTGATCAAGTTCTTCCTGCGTTTTCGCCTGCTCCTCCTGCCGGAGCTTGGCGCGGTGTTCGCAGAGTGAGACGAGAACGCCCATCAGAAGGGCATCTTGACGAAGAGTGCCTTGAACTGCTCTGGGAGCATCACTGTGTCTGCGACGCGCCTTGCGAGCCCGACGTGGCGGCTCGTGGTCTGCGAGACGAACAGTCCACCACCAGAGGTGTAGTCACTGACGACCACACCGGCGAGGGTCTTCTCGGCGATCTTCAGATCGTAGGAGTAGAGGGAGCGACCATCGGTGCGGAGTGCTCCTGCACGAGCAGGGCGACCGGAGGCGAAAGCGGAGACGACGGAATCATTGCGAGTCATATTATCCTCTTTGTGTTCAGAGTACGAAGTAGCCAACAACAAAGCCAAGCGAGAACCAGCAGGCATAGTCAACAACTACGGCAGCAGCCATCTTCTGTCTGGTGGTCATCTCTCACTCTCCTTGTTACTCTTGTAATGTAATGCGGCAGGGGGTTTCTGTCAAGGGCTTTTTTGATTGTTTCTGAAATCTCTGGTCTACAGGACCTCTGCGACCATTTCGAGATGCAGGCGCGGGAAGCCGATGGTCTCACCTCCGTGCTCGCCGTCAGCGTCAGGTCCGCAGAGGACGTGAACGAACTCAGTGCCGCGACCATCGCAGCCGCCCTCGTGCTTGGTGATCTTGACCACCAGACCGCGACAGCCGGTGGAGGTGAACTGGATGTGATTGCCGATAGTGAACATTCGCTCTCCTTGTTACTTCTACAAAGTAACCTGCTATGTCTTATCTGTCAAGGTCTTTCTGTTATCTTTTTTTTGAGCGTCTCAGAGCTTCTTGCAGCCTGAACGGGTGATCGCAGCGACGGCGATCACGTTGCGACCCTTGGGGGTCTTGTTCTTGCGCTTTGCCATGGTGGACCTCGAAAGTAAATAGTCCGGGCTGGGGCAGCCTACAGTGTCCATCCGAACTCTTGGAAGATTGAGGCGAGCAGGACACAGATCAAGATCCCAGCAGCGCAGAGCATAATCACGTCGCACTGGAATCGGAGATCCTGGCTCATGCTTCTGCCGGAGCGAGCATGGCACAGTAGGCGATCAGGAACGTCTCGGAGTTCTCTGGAATCAGGGCTGCTGTCGCCTGCGTCGTGATGGCTGCGATCACTCGGTCAGTGGTCTCAAGCGCGATGTCCAGGGGGGTCAGGTCTTCCATGTTCTTTCTCCGTCTCTGTTACTCTTGTAATGTAATCTGTTAGAGCCAATCTGTCAAGGTGTTTCTGCTACGATCTTTGTCTTGGAATGTCTCAGAAGCCGACCTTGCGTGCCTGTGGCTCATCATCGGCGGGAAGTGCCTTGAGCGCGGTGGAGCCCTTCGTTGGGACAGCAGCGAAAACGATGTCCTGCTGCTGATCCTGGGGCGCTGCCAGTCGAAAGGCGAGAGCCTGGGCGGACAGGACGATGATGTCCTTGGCGATTGTCTTGAGAATGGGCTTCATTGTTCTGCTCTCGAAATAAGGGTAAAACGCTGGAGAGGCACACAAGGGACTACATCGCCACGGAGATATTTCACATCCAAATAAGGGCGCCCGTCCATTGTGTAAACTTGCAAAACGATGGCGAGGTTTTCTCGGTTCATCCTGCTTCGCAAAAGATCACCAACTTTGAAAGGATGCTTCATTGTTCCTTCTTTTCTGGGAAGGTTGGGTAGTAGTCCCAATCCTTGTCGTTGTTCCAGAGTGACTGCTTTTCAGCCTCTCGTCGGCATGCCTTCTTCTTGGCGTCCGCCTTTGCCTTTGTCAACTCCTTGCGGGCTTCCTCTAAAGTGAGTCCCCAGTGATTGACAAACGCATTTACAATCCTTTCATCGTCAGTCACTTGCTTACCACTTCTTGGGGGGAGTGGAGGTACCGCAATCAGGGCAACCCTCGCCGCCCCAGTGAGCAGCCCACGAGCCCTTGCGAATGCGCTCGCCGTCCCTCTTGGAGCCGTGCCCGCAGTGGCGGCAGAAGAACACCACCGGCTCTGGCGGGGGACGGAGGTGGCGGTGGTGGATGTTGAGAAACATTATCTCTCCCTGTTACTCTTGTAATGTAACCTGCTGGGGTGAGTCTGTCAAGTGTCAATCGCTACGATCTTTGTCTTCAGATGTCTCACTTGCGGTCAATCGCCACCACGACCTCTCTTGTGGAAAAGTAGGGGTTGTGGGCGTACTCGCTGGTCGTCATCCACATCCTCTGACACTTGCTGGCGATTGGCTTGGGAGCCATCATGTCGGTGAGCACGATGTGTCCGTCGAACTTGCCATCATTGACGAACCGTGTGGGGGCATCGAAGCAGGTTCCGCCATGCAGGACACGCTCAGCCTTCCGGCGCTCGCCCTTCTTCCACACATAAACCTTGTCGGTCGCAACTTCCGTGTCAAACGGGATGACAGTAAACTCGGCAAACTGTGCGAGGTTGTCCAACTCAGAGTAGAACGCAGCGAGCATCCCATCATCCACAGAACCGGACTGGTCGATGGAGATGGCGATCTTTGCCTGACGACGCACCCGCTTGCCGGGGTGAATCTTTGGGAACCGCTTGTTGAGACGACGCGGAGTAGACCGCTTGTCGGCGCGCTGACTTGTGCGTACAAAGTAGCGAAGCATCTTCTTCCAATCTACCTTCGTGGCGAGACGCTCCTTGATAGACTTCCGCATCGAGGAGGACACGGAGCCCCAGGAGCCCGCCTTGTCGGCTTCTTCTGCTGCCTTGCGGATCGCATCCTTCATGCGCTCCTTCGCGATCTCGTTGGCTGCCTGATTGCCACCGCCCTCGCCGAAGCCGTCGTGGTCATCGAACGAGTCAGCGTCACCGAAAGGATTGCCCTCGCCGTTCTTCTCTGCCTCTTCCTGCATCTTCTCAAGAGCAGCGAGGTACCACTCATAGGTCTGATTGGCGGGCAGGTCAGCAAACTTGCCCTCGCCGGGCAGACACGCCTTCATCGGCTCACCGCCGGGAGTGACGACGGGACCGGGAGAAGCCTCACAGGGCAACTTTCCACGCATCTCGGAGATGCCGTTGATCGAGAGATCCATGGCAATGTTATCGATCTGGCGAATGCCGCCTTCTGGCTTGCGAGTCGTCACATGCTCGAAAACAAGATGATAGAACTCGTGCATGAGCACGCCCATCTTGTGGTCGTCAGACAAAGAACTCATGAAGTCTGGGTTGTAGAAAAGCTCAAACTGAGCGGTGTCAGGGTTGACCCGCACACCGGCAGTCGGCACACTGTCAGTGCGGATCTTGTCGATGCGCCGTGAGAGTGCAGCAAAAAATGGTTCCCTCATGAGAAGCCGCGCTGTGTGCAGGTTTAGGTCAAATGGCTTCTTGTTGTCAGGCATGGTGCCTCCTTACTTCTATAATGTAACACGCCCAGCCCTGTTTGTCAAGGCTGGACGGCTACGATCTTTGTCAACGGATGTCATCGAAGTAGGGGCTACCGGGCAGATAAAACTCAACTTTCATCGCTGTGTCAATCTTCCAACTTTGCCGCCCGTCAGGAGAAAGTAGTAAGAACTTCTTTCTGCGATTTCCCGATGGTCCTGCTCCGTAGACTTTTCTTTGATATCTCTTGACCTCCAACACAATGTAGGGCTTTTTGTCTCCTCTGCGGACAACAAGGTCACCTTCTTTAATGTTGTCGGTCCTATTCATAACGCCTCACACCATCGAAACTAAACCTATAGATGCGCTGCGACTTGGTGAACTTTACAACGTAGACGATAACATCCCAGGAATCCTTGCGATCGATCTCGATGATCACCCCGAACCCGTGCTTCTGCTTGAAGGCAGGACTTGTAGCACTGGCAGGGGTGACCAGATCACCGACCCGGAGGGCAGGCTCCATGAATCACGACCCGCGAAGGATTGTGACCATGTGCTCACTCACACGGGTGCCGTCTGCGGCGGTAGCCTTGTGGAGACGAATGGCGTTAGTGCCGTTCTCGTCCTCACAATCGCCGATCGCTGACCAGAGCTTCATGCAGATCTCGGAAGGCATGGAGACAAACCACGTTGCAAGGTTGGTAACCTGCGAGTCACTCAGGGTCTCGCTGAAAGTGGAGGCGTGCTCCATCTTCTCAACCATAGCAGCGTGGTCGTTGATGCCCCACTTCTCGATCTTGTCGAAAGAGCCATCATCGAGGAGGTCTGCGATGCTGACCTGATATTCGTACTTCTGCACGAAATCACGAAGAGACACGGCAGCCTCAAAGCCAACGAAGCCAGTGGCAAGGTTGAGAAGCAGGTCTCGGTCGGCTTCTTCAGCGAACAGGGCGAGAGGCTCGACAGTGCGAGCAAACCTAACCCAAGAACGACGAGACGGGTAAACCTTGTTGGGCTCGTAGTCGTCGGTGTGCTCAAGGTGCTGGCGGTTGCCGTTAATGAAGTCCCACAGGACACCATCGACCTTGCCGGAGGACCATGAGAGCCAATCCTCGACGGAGGGCTCCACGTCAAACACAGTCCAGCGATCCAACTCAGCCGGGTCCATCTCACCGACTTGGTACTGCGACCCGTGCTCACCACCATTGACGGCAGCGACGATCAGGGTCTCAGGGTGCAGGTGCCACCCGTTGATCTTGCGACTGTCAGTAAGCTCGAAGAGACCCTGACGGACCTCCATCGTAGCGCGGTCAACCTCGTCGAGAAAGAGGACCACAGGCTCAGTGCAAGCCGTCACCAGCCAGTCTGGGGCGTTCCACGTCGTAGCCTTGCGACCATCGGAGAGGTCGGCAGTGTCAGGCAGACCAAGGAGGTCGCCCTCGGTCATCTGGCTTGCGCGGCGCTCCACAACAGGCAGCCCGCGCTCCTTGGCGATGCTGTACACCACCTCGGACTTGCCGACGCCGTGGCGACCACGGACCAGCACGGGGAGCTTGGCATCGAGGATGCAGGGAACGGTGGTCAGGAAGGTTGCGAAGTCGAACGCCATGCTGAACTCTCTTTCTCTTGTTATTTGGTGAGAAGGTCTATCCCTCTCACCCCTATAATGTAACTACTCTGCCGATGTTTGTCAAGCAGTTTTTTTATTTATCTTTTTCAGTTCTCGGAGGAAACGACTATCGTCTCCCTCACCCTTGTAATGTAACCTGACGGGCTCGATCTGTCAAGCACTTTCTGCTACGATCTTTGTTACTGGTTGTCGGAACCTGAGACGAGTTCCCAACGATCGGCACGATCGAAGAGCATCTTCAGATTCTTGGTAGCGCCACGGTTCACGGGTCTGTTGAACTTGACGCGGAAACCGCCCCAGTCGCCATCGTACATCGTGTGCTCGATGACGATTCCAAGTTCTCCGAAAACTCGGTGACGGACAAGTGATCCAATAGTGATGCGAGCCATTCTTTCTCCTAAGAGTTGTGAACCAAATGATCCCACCTTTCATCCACAAAGTTCTTGGAAGAGTGGAGGGAGGCGTTCTGCTTTCCCTCTTCAACCCGCTTCGCGACGGTGCGAACCAGCTTGATCAGGGCGATCTTTCCAATCTTTGCCTTCGGCATCCTCGACTCGTAGCCGGTGCCGTGGTTCTTGTTGAGCAGTAAGGCGATGTCCAGCGCATCGCGAAGACCCTGTGGGTCATCCGTGTCGAGGACAAGTGTAAACTTCGCTCCCATGCTCTCTCCCTGTTGCTCTTGTAATGTAACCGTCTGGCGGATCTTTGCCACTCTTTTTTTGTCTCGACTTGTCGCACTTGGCGAAAGAGCAGACCACGACGACACCCGCGACGAGTGCCCACCCTGCGATAAACAGGGGGGCGATCAAGGCAGAGCGGATCTTGCTACGCATGGGCATGAATCTTGATAATGTTTTCACGGATAGACTTCTCAGACCACGCCGCGAGGTTGCGCTGGGCTTCAGCATAGGTGGGGCTATCGGGAGTACACTTCTCGTACCGCTCTATGGTGTTAAAAGCCCACTCACGGCAATCATCTGACTTGTTTCCAGAGCGTTTAAAGTACCTGTGCTTTGCAAGCATTTCGATTCTTACCATCTTCTTTTCAACCCAATCATCAGGGATCGGACTCGCTTCTGCGGAAATCAATCTTACTGGGTTGTAGTAGGAAGTGTCGCCACGTCCAGAAGTAAAGGCTCGCAGGCTCTTGGGAACTTTCTCACCTGTGACAAAGTCAATCATTTCCAGCCAAGGGCGCGGGTTGAAAATCATTAGATCACTGCTAATGTCAAAGCCCACCACTACCAGCTTTCGTTCTTTTCTCTCATATCCCGTGTCTGTCCAAACATCGCGACTCTGGCTGAAGAGAGATCCGATGCCAATCGGACACGAAGAGATGTAATCGCGGACGACCCGCAAGACCATGTTATGGTGCTTTTCGTAAATGACCTTATCTCTCTCCATGGCATCACACTTGCGGCGAGTGTGCCCTACGTCAAAGCAATAGCCACAAACCATGTTGCTGAGCTTCTGCCCCTTCTTCTTCTTTGGCGCGATACGCTCTTTGTACTTCTCGACCACCCATGCGTCAGGGTCGCCAGCAGCGATTGCTGCGTCCGCACGCTCCTTCAGCTTGGCGGTCAACTTCGGACAGGTGCGCTTGTTGTGCCCATGTTGGTAACAGTAACTACAGCGTGCCATGCTTCCTCCTCATTACTCAGATAATGTAACCGCTCACATTCAATCTGTCAAGGCTGATCGGCTACGATCTTTGTCACGAGATGTCTGGGTTGTAGACGGGATGATCGCCAGCGACGATCGCCCACCCTGCTACATACAGGGGGGCGAAAGCCAGCGTGCGGATCTTACTCCCCACTTTTGAAGTCCTCGAACAACTTGACACGATTGTGTTCGGGCGTGTATCCTGCCAACTCTGCCTTGGCGCGACCATGATGGTCGTATCGGTCATCAGCAGAAGGAGGATACTTTTTGATGATCTCGCGGGTGCGATCAATGTTGTTGAAAGCCCAGTCACGACGATCGTCGTTCTTTCTGCCAATGCGCTTGAAGTAGTCAAGTTTGCTTGCAGCATCAAGTGTGATACTTTGGCCCCCAATCCAGTCTGAGGGAACAACGCCACGAGAAGGAGACAGGAGGGTCGGTTCAGAACGCCAACTTGTCGCGTATTCGGGGTTGCGGACATATTGACGGACATCGATCGTCTGCTTCCAACCTTTGTTCGGGTGCTGCAAAGTAGCAAGAATCTTGAAACCATCCTGCTTGATAACTGGAGCCACCGAGAAGCCAGTAAGCACCAACATTTCGTGGCTGGTATCATACTCGCCAGTATTGTAGTTGTATTCTTGCTTCTTCCACCCGAAAAGTGACCCAATACCAACGGGGCTTTGCACAATGTAATCATGTGCTACGCGCAGGTGAGCATTGTGATGAACAACAAACCACTCCTTGTCCTTTCGGAGCATTTCGCACTTGCGTCGAGTATGGCCATATTCTCCACAATAGCCACACTGCTGGCTGCTGACCTTCTTGCCCTTGGGGGCGATCCGATCTTTGTATCGTTGAATCGCCCAAGTATTTGTATGACCCGCCTCGATGTCGTGATCGTGGCGCTCCTTCAGTCGTTTGGTAAGGGCGGGACACGTCCGCTTGTTGTGTCCCTCCTGATAACAATATCCGCACCGCATGTGCTCTCCTTGGTTCTTCTATAATGTAACCGGTTGCGTCAGAAGATCAAGTCACCAAATGTCACGAGTCGAGAACAGGGTTGTAGACGGGATGATCGCCAGCGACGATCGCGACCACCAATAAAGGGGTCTGACTCTGTGCGTCTTCAAAAGCTACTCTCTTGTCGTGAGAGCCAATAAAAGAGAAAGAATGGCTGAAGCCTCCTTCTTCATTAACAACAATAGCGGTCCAGCACAAGATTCACCTCTTTTTGTTTTTGTGTTCTCGCAAGGAACGCGGCTCGCTCCCTTTCCAATAACATAACCTACCGATCGTCAGCCGTCAAGCCTTTTTCTTCTTGATCTTGCGACGTTCAGGGTCATTTTGGACCTTATCCGTCTTTTTTGGAACAAACACGACAGGCGGAACAGGCAAAACTCTCACTTTTTCACCTTCTTTGCCTTTGGCTTGATTTTGAGGTACCTCTCCTCACACCAGTAAGTCTCAGCAGAACCAAAAGGCAACACAAGGTAACGCTTAGAACCTTTGGCAGCAGACTTAATCTTGTCGTCCACAAAAAGAATGATTCCCCCGCGCCTCTTGAAGTCCGCTCGAACTGCGCTGGCTGGAGCCCTTCCTTCACGAGTCTCCATCATAGACATGCTATGGGAATAGCCAGCAAGAAACTTGCTATTTGGGACGATGTGATCATCTGTGCTAAAGCGCGGCTTGCGCTCAAGCTCAGAAAGAACCTTCTTTGCGTACTTGTTGTTACGCATTTTAAGGTACTTGGCGCGTGGGGGAACTTCGTCAGCCAAGACAACCTTGACCACATCACCAAAGTAGCCAGCAGCCTGGGCGCTGTAATAGTTTGCAATCTGCTTAGCTTGTTTCTCGTGCTTTGTCTTGTACTCGGTCTCCCAGTTAGCAAGCGACTGCTGTGCTTCTTCGTTGTTTTCCTTCAGGATCTTATAGCAGATCACCTTCTGTCGGTCGGAGAGCATCCGACCCTTGCTGCTCTGTTCGATGATCGATTCAGCGAAACCAGTAGCCCACTGAGTGCAAGTCGGCAGGCTCTTGACAGCACCCAAGCGCGTGACGATCTGTTCATCGGTCAAGTCCATCGTGTCTCCTTATTCTTTTAATGTAGCCGGTTCAGCGTCATCTGTCAAGTCTATTTCTGAGATTACCTCCCAGTCTCCCGCATCCCACCAGTCTGTGCCGCCTTGGCGCTCTCCACAAAGATCAACAACTTTGATCTCCAAGCGTGGCTTCAGATAAGGACGCAACGCAATAATCATTCCAAACTCTGGCTTGCTGCGATCGCCTGGATGCCTCCACATTACCAAATCACCCACATTCACTGATCACCTCCAACTCGTCGGCATCGGCGTACCAAATAAAAGACTCGTAGAAGTCGTAAACCATCCACTCAAAGTTGCTTTCTTCTCCCATTCCAATAATGATTCCTTTCCAGATGGAGCCCATTGGAGGTGGAGGGGTCTTCCGCTTTACCAAATCACCTACTTTCACTGATCACCACCAAGTATTTTTCCTGTTCTTCTGTACGCTGTTTATCTCTGAACCAGTAAACAATAGTACCAAAAAGATTGTTATTTTGGGCAGTGACAATGCCGCCGCTCCGTCTAAAGAGACCCAGTGGTGAATCATTTGAAGCATACTTTACCAGATCACCGACTTTCATTCTACTGCCTTAAGATACTTGAAGAAAGAAATGTCAACACAATGCTCCGTTCCATTAACAAGGAAGAAAGCGTTGAGAAGAGGGGACTTTTTGTCTATGCCCTCTGGTCTTTCCCACTTTGTTAGGAGATAGACCTTGCCGTCACTCCAAGGGTTTAAGCCCTGTGGAGCATACGGCGCCTTGTAGCGATAGAGACCGCCGACAGGATGAAGGCTCTTAAAAAGGGCATAGCCGTTAGCCATTCTGTCTCCTCTTACTCTTGGAATGTAGCTCGCTGGGAGGCATCTGTCAAGTCACGCAGTTCGATTTCCCAAGATCTCAGCCATTCTTGACGACCCTTTTTCATTGAGAGACCGGACATCGTCGTAAACCAATGGACAAGAAACCAAGTTTCATTATCCGGGTGGTTTGAGATAACATCAGTTTCCAGAATGATTCCGTTCTGATCAACAAACGCTGAGGACTGGATAAAATCACCTACTTTCACTGAGCACCTCGATAAAACACTTTGTAGTTTCGCACACATGCAGCAACGTACTATCTTGCATAAAGTAGATTCGCCAGTTTAAGTGGGTAGTGTCTTCTTTCCAGTCTTCGATAACAATCCCAACACCATAGTGCTCATCTTTTACCAAGTCGCCCGTCTTCATCCCTCTTCCAGTAGCGTAATGTGTTGCCAGATGTTGGGATAGGCGCGCAGCTTCTTGCCACGATAGTTGACCCAGCGTGTGTTGTGGCGATCTTGTCCAAGATAGATAAGATGGTCCATTGGGCGAATCTTTGCGCCTTCGGTTTGGAAAAGCCCACTGCCCAAATGAACATCAAGAAATCCACGCCGAATAGCGACATGTGTCTCTCGATCTGAGCGAATCTTGTAAAGTTCTCCGACCTTTAGTTCTGCTACTTTCATTCTACCTGCCATTTTGTAGTCCAGCCGGACAAAGTAAATGTTGTTGCTGCGACGCCATCGTCGTCATTATTCTTTTCTTCTTGTTTCACAAACCAAGAGAGAAACTGTAGCTCTTTGGCGATGCGGGCGGCGATCTGTTCGGGGTCGCTGGTGTCGCCAAAGGGGATAACAAACGAAATCTGCTCCACCACTGCTCCTCCCTCATAATGTAACCGACCGGGTCGAGTCTGTCAAGGGCTAATCGCTACGATCTTTGTCACAGTCTCACGTAGTCGATCCTCACCCCTCTGGTGCGTGCCTTCTGGCTGATCCTTTCACGCTCTCGTCCAGAAAGCGGAACTTCAGAGTTAAAGTCGCTGATCACAACCAAAGTCTGCCCAGCGCTCATTTCATCAAGAACGCTCCACAAGGACAGCCAAATCTCGGTAGAACCATAAGGTCCAATGTTTTGTAGAATGCTCCAAGCAGGAATGTAGCCAGAAGAAGAAACATAAACTTTGGAGGTCGGCTTTCGCCAATAAGCGATAGCGTTAGTCCACTTATTCCATTTAGGACCGGACATAGAGCCACTTGCATCGATCAAATAATAATCATAAATAATCTTGGGGGGTGTGATTGTTTGTTGTGCTTTTTTCAGCACAGCGACATCCACTCTACGGGCTCTAATCGTGTGTTTTCCAGTTGCTTCTCCAACCCAGCGCAACTCTACAAGAGCACCCCTTCTAAGTTGCATTATGTAACGTGCAACTTCATCTGCTCTCTTTCTGGATAGCTCTTTGTTGTAATCGTGTTCTCCGCAGCCATCAGTCCAGCCTGTAATGATGAATCTTGTTTGGTTTGGGTGTTCCTGTAAGAAATCTCTAATCCTTTTGCGGAGATCATAATGTAGAAAAAATCGGTCTTCTTCATAGAAAACCGATGTTTGTTCTTTTACTATGTTCTCGATTGTTTGTGGGATTGGCTTTGTTGTTGTTGCCTCAACAAGACAACCTTGGAGGCTACAGCGCGATTGAGCGTCGCCTATTTCCAGCCAACTTGGTTGTGATTGTAGTAGTAAGGTTAAAACAACAGAGCGCCACATAACCTAAATAGTTTTCAATCAGCACATAAAGATTGTTACAATGAAAAACATGCTGATTACTGTGGCTACTACGCCGATATCAGCCATGAGGTCTCTGTCCATTTTACTCTCCTACTTTGAGGCAATAAGTAGTTCGCTACGCCTCAGAAAGCACTGCAATGTGATTGCGAAAATTTGCCTCACGGTAGCCGTTCCACCCTGAACCAAGCCACAAAACCACTGGGTCATTGTCATTATCAAAACAAACGACAATGCCGCGTTGCCGGCGCTCAGCGCCAGCGAACCCGGCAGTAAACTTCACAAGGTCACCGACTTTCATGCTTCGCTCACCAGTTCAAGTTCTTGTTTCCTAAAGCCGCCAAACTCTTTGCCCTTGCACTTGACTTTACCAAAAAGCCAACACAGCGAAATCGCACCACATTCATCGATCTTGGTGATGATTCCAGTGGAGGCTCTCTGGGACGCAGTTGATAGACTGGTGTCAACTGTGTTGCCTCTTACGACATCGCCGACCTTAAACATTCTGTCTCCCTGTTACTCTTGTAATGTAGCTCGTTGGAGGGCGCCTGTCAAGTCACGGAATGTCACCGGGGGTCAATCAGCCAAAGCGGACACACAACTGGCGTGCCCTCTTGATAGTGCCTCTTCTTGGCAATCTCGACTGTGCCCTCTGGTGTCTCGACTGTGCAAACTTTTTCTTCACACCGATCGATTACGCATTCTGGTAGTGTGGGCTGATCGAAAGCCATTGCTACTGGGCATCCTGCCAGGAGCAGTGATGTGAGTGGGATACTAATCTTGCTCATTTGTTATCTCAATCTCAATAAAGGTTAAATGGTCGAGAACCCGGGAGTTGAACCCGGCACTTCCAGTACCCAAAACTGGCCGCACACCCCGCGCGTTGTTCTCGATAAGTGTTCTGTGCCTCCCCTCTATTGTAACCGGAGGGGCTGACGGTGTCAAGTGGAAAGTGGCGACGACAGAGGGACTTGAACCCACGACCCGGTGGTTAACAGCCACCTGCTCTACCAACTGAGCTATGTCGTCAAAAATGGTACTCCCACGGGGAATCGAACCCCGACCTCCGGCGTGAAAAGCCGGCATTCTAACCGCTAAACTATGGGAGCAAAAGTTGAGGCACCTGTAAACCCGTGCCTCCCTGCGGTTATTTACAATGACTACCAGTTAATCCCGGTAGTAACTGCAACCCTATAATAGTCATTGACATCTGGGACAAAGATAAGATGAACTGGGACGCTGAAGATTCCCGCATCCTGCGTCCACCCGACCGCAGTAACAAGATGTACATAGTGGTCCTCATCAGAAGGATCAACGATAGTGGCGTTAGCGCCCACTGCCAACTGTAGTGCATCTTTGATTTCAAATCCGACAAGCGCGTTTCCAGATGGAAGAACAACACTTTGGTCCAAACCACTGATGGTCAAGTTCTGAATAAAAAGCAAGTCGAGCCACGAATCGCCGTCCATTGTCTGCTGCATCTCAAAGCCAATCACAAACATGTGTGGGCTCTGAAGCTTGTCTGACTCATCTGCCTTGTTTGCATAGTTGTATCCAAACCGGATGCCCTTGCGAGTATTCCAGTCCATCTTAGATGCGTCTGCATCCTCGGCTACGGGCGCCTGAGCGTATGCGGCTGTTGACAACCCCAGGCACAATATGCATGCCAAAACTTTCTTAAACATCTCTTCTCCTTATTTTAAATGGTGGGTCCACTGGGAATCGAACCCAGAACCTGCGGATTAAAAGTCCGATGCTCTGCCAATTGAGCTATAGACCCAAAATATTCTATTGTTACATTTCCTCTCTGATGTAACGAGAAACCTCGTCAACCATAGATAGGATTGGCTTTGTATCAAGCGGGACGTGTTCGTTTTCGCTAATGGTCACATTTAGGGTTTCTGGGACAAACTCGCCAGTAAACATTCCTTCTGGGTTGCTCTCAAAGTAATCGTAAAGTGCTGAGAATAGAGTCTGTGGGCTGTTTCGGTGCTGCTCGATTACCTTATTGAACCCTGATGGATTGTGGTAATCGAAAGAATAGCCACCATCGAGCCTTTCAAGATAGAACTCTACTGCACGCACAACAGCGTCTTCGTGAGAAGTGGCCATCGCAGTTTCACTGCTTACGTGGGGACGCTTATAATCGTCGTCCGTGTGAGTTGCTGTTACGATAAAAATGCCCATTTTGCTTTATCCTGTTTGAAAAGTGGTACCAGCGGCGAGACTCGAACTCGCAAGGTCATAAGACCGGCAGATTTTGAGTCTGCTGTGTATACCATTCCACCACGCTGGCTTGTGTCCTCTCTATTGTAACCCGGAGAGGTGCGGGTGTCAAGTGTTTTTATTTACGACGATCGGGAGACTCTGAAAGTTTGTACTGAATCACGGCAATAATGACCGTTGCAGAAATCAAAATTCCAAAACATAACTCTACTGTGCTCATGTTATTTCCTCTTAAGTGGCTGGGACGGTAGGACTCGAACCTACAACCCTCGGTGCCAAAAACCGATGCGCTACCAATTGCGCCACGTCCCAATAAAGTGGCACACTTTAACCGGTGTGCCAGCGGTTGCAATGTCAGGGACACTCCTAATCTCTGTTAGGCGTCTTTTCGGACAAGTGATCAACTTGTCCTATACATTGTTTCCAACATCATTAGCATGACCCGCTCACGGGTGAGCGTTGTTTCCGTTACTGGATCATCTTAGTCAGCATTAGCGCTGAAGCCAGTTCCCTGTACCTACTCGGACCCTATGTTGGTGGTGAGCATGTGTGGCACACTTTAACCGGTGTGCCAGCGGCTTCTTACTTACTCTACGACAGCGGTGTCTTCCCCACCAGTGTCTTCTGGCTCTCCACCATCGTCGGTGTCCTGAGCCTCGGCAGTGTCGCTGCCAGTGTCCTCGTCCTTGTCTCCACAACCTACCATGATGGCGGCTGCGAGAATCATAATGTTACGCATTACTTTCTGTTTCCTTTTTATTTGTTCTCTGATAAAGCCCAGAGTCGGCTAAATGGTACACCCAGAAGGACTCGAACCCTCAACCCTCGGTGTAGAAAACCGATGCTCTTCCAATTGAGCTATAGGTGCGTGAGCCCCCTACAAAGCCGGGGGCGGGGCTTTCCTTTATCAGGAAGAGGTCGTGAACTTACCAACAATGTTCTTGTTGAAGAAGCGACCGGCAGAGTCAGCAGAGACGAGACCCTGGTAGACTGACTGATCGACACCCTGATAGGTGTACTCGCGACCGCTGTTGAGGACGACCGTAAGCGTGCGGCTGTTGGCGTCGAAGGTTGCCTCGCGGATAAGGCTGCTGGTGATAGTGGTACTCATATTTTCTCCTTGTAGTTATGAGCGCCCCTTTTAAGGTAGGGACAACACCTATAGTGTTAAGATGGTAGGGAGACCGAGACTTGAACTCGGAACCGGCAGTTTATGAGACTGATGCTCTGACCAATTGAGCTATCTCCCCGTGGTGTCCCTCCTATTGTAACCGGGAGGGCGCGGCTTGTCAAGTGCGTTTTTTTTGCGTCGGGAGGTCGCTGTCTTCCTCCTTACCCCTGTAATCTAACCGACAGGGTAGCGGCTGTCAAGTGTTTTTTTAAGAAATCTGACGGGGAGTCGGGAGTCCATTGATGAACTTCCGCGCCTCATGCACAATGACAAGGGAGCACATGCCAATCAGGGTGGCATAGAAAAGGATAGTGGTGGTGAGAATGTTAGAAATCTGCTGCATAAGTTCGATGCTCATTTGCTTTGTCTCCTTGTCCTCTTGGGACTCTGTTAATCTAACCGGGTGGTCGTCTGCTGTCAAGGATTTATTTAAGAAATCTCGGTGCCGTATTCAGCCGCCGAGAAGAACTCGATCGCATCCTGTAGTGCGAGAATGATCGCATCGCGGTGATGAACATCGAGGGCGCTTCCCTCAGCACCATCCATCACAAGGGCGATGAAGGCGTCGGCATAGTTGTGTCGCAGTTCGTCAGTGGTCATGTGTCTCTCTCCTTACTCTTGTAACTTAACCGGGCGATCACATGCTGTCAAGGACTTTCTTCTTCACTACTTTCTTGATGCCGGGATTGATGTGTGTGACGTGCGGCATCATTACATTGCGAATGTAGTTGCGCCTGTAGCGATAGTCTCCATTGCTGGGATCGCTGATCGTTGGCACTTCTTTGCGAATGCACCACATCGTAAAGTCTCGCTTCTCTGTGGTCAAGAAAGGTCGGATGAACTGATCGCGCTTGTGCGGGATCAAGAATGGGTTACCATTGAGACTTGTGAAGATCCAGTTCTCAACCTGATCGTCAAGGTGGTGTGCCGTGACAATGGGCGAAGTTGTTGCTTCTTCAAAGAACTTGTAACGTTTTTCTCGCCACCACGCTTCAGGGGAAACGCCATCGGGCATCTCTTCCTCGCATCTTCCGATGACGATGGTTAGTTTGTGCTTCATGCAATAGGCACGAACAAGAGCCTCTGCCTTTGGAGCATAAGGTGTGCCGTGGTTGTAGTGCAACACAACAACATCATGAGCCCTGCGAAGAAAGTCGAGGGCTGCCATAGAGTCAATGCCGCCACTTACAGCGACAGCAACTCTTCTTGGGATCTTACCTGTGATGTGAATCATTCGTTCTCCAGTGGTTGGCGAAGCTTACTTGATGGACGAGGTAAGGATGCATCTTGCCCTTGATGTAAACCTTCCACTTTTGTGGAAAAACCTCTTCCATCAAAATCCCCTTCAGGTTCACGTACTGAGGGTAGTCAATGTGAGAAAGTTTAACAAGGTCACCGACTTTCATTCTTCGTTCTCCTAAATAAATTCAAGCAACATAACACCAAGAGCAAATACAATTCCAACAATGTGGATTGTTTTCAATTGGCAATTTTTACAAAAGCTCATTGTTAGTTCTCCTTATGCTGCTGCTTCATAGGATTGTTCTCTTAGCTTCTGGCGTTGGTTGCAGCGAGAGCATTCACCGTCTTCCATCCACCAAGTAAAGTGTCCACATTCCATAATCGTGGGTCCAAGAACATCAGGCGGTGGCTTGCTGTAATAGCAGGTTGCCGCATTGTGCCCTTCATCTCCACAAACAGAACAGAGGATGACTTTCTTCTTCTTTTCCTTCTTGAGTGGACGCCAAAACTCATCACAAAGAGTCTCTTCGTAATCTCCGTCGTCCTCTTCAAACTCGTCAGCAATGGGCTTGACAGACTTTGCCTTCTTGATCGAGGGCTTGCTGCCTGCCGTGCTTTTATTGGTGCAGGTGCTTCGGTAATGACCGGGCTCGCCGCAAATGCCGCAACGTCTCATAGTTTCCCCATGGCGCAAGAGTAGTTATCAATAGACCAAAACACCCTTTTGATCCCAACATGAATCATTGCTTGGTGACACATGGAGCAGGGCTTTGAAAGGCGAAAGCCATTATCTTTCCCAACACGGCAGACATAGATAGAAGCGCCTTCTGTGATGCTCCGGTCAAGTCCGAGAATAGCTCCCAACTCCGCATGCAGAGTTGGTGTTCCCTCGTGCTCAGTGCAGAAACGGGAGCCAAAGGAGACAAGCCGATTCTTATTGCAACTTGTGTTGATTACGGAGCCCCCCTTCACCAACACGGCGCCGTGCTTGTAATCAGTCTGCTCAGAGCAGAGTGCAGCCTTGCGAGCGATGTTGAAGTAGCGCGAGTTGCGTCCTCGATAAACCATCGTCCTCTCGGCGAATGGTCCCGTGTCATACTCTTTGGGTAGGCTACACATTGTCTCTCCCTGTATAGATAGACTATCCGGGTGATCGCCTGCTGTCAAGGGCTGGGCGTTATTTGTTCTTAACAGAACTCGTTGTCATCCAAACTGCCTTCTTTCTTTGGTACCAGCTTGATGGTCTACTACCGTAGTCTGATGGTGCTTTTGTCCAGTGAACAAGGCAAAAATCAACCTTGGCTTTTTTTACTCTCTTTCTTGGAGAGTAGGTGACAGAATAAGCCCTGTTGTGATTCCAGAAGACCTGAAGGGCGTCAAGTTCTACATCCGGCTTGTTCCTGACAATTTGTTCGTTAATGCTTTCAATTGCGTCGCCTCGTAGGCTGACAAGAATGTAACTTTCCATGCTTTTGAATAAATATTCTGGGTGATCGTCATCAAAAAGCTTAGCAAAAGACTCTGAAAGATCAAACTCGGTGTACTGATTGATGTCTCTTATTCTTTTCAAGACCAAACCTAAGCCCTCTACATTGCGATTAGTGCAGACGAGTGAGCCTTCTGTGATTCTTTTTGCCATTTATCCTCCGGTGGCTTTGCTGACGACAACGAAGCCGTCGTGTATCATGTGTAAAATTTGATGTGTTTTTGTGTCCAGTCTCACCAACACGACTGACATTGGGTCTTCATAGGAAACCTCAATGATGATTCCGTATGCCCAAACAGCATCTATGGGGAACACTTCACCATTCTCTTGTGCCTCAAAGACTTTATAATCTATGATCCATCTTACGAGGTCGCCGGGTGATAGTTCTTCCACATAGTAACTATGCTACTCTTTGGCTGAAAGCAGTTCGCGCATGAGTTCGTTGAAACCTCCGATCAACTTTTCCTCTAAAGAGTCGAAATCAATCTTGACAATAATTGGGTAGGTTTCCCAGCCAAACTCTTTCTTTACCTTTTCGCGATAGTCCTTGGACCAATCCATCATCACCCAAGCGTAGTCAACGTCCTTTTCCATACATAACGCTTGTGCGCGTAGGCAATGAGGGCAATCTGTTACGCCATAGATCTCATACATCAGACCCACCAGTAACGAGAGTTTGTTTCTTCTTGCCAATCGTTCCAGTCTTCCCAATCGTCTGGATCCCATGAGAAGTTTTCTTCAAACGGATTTTCACAATCTGTATCATTGTGCATAGAGAGGAAAGCATTGTGGTCATTGTCGGTCATAGTCACTCCTTTAGTCTTGTTTTGAGTATTTTTGCTTTATGGCGTCCCCCTTGTAGGAGCACCACCACATCGCACTTTGAATATAACACGTTGCGGAGCGTTGTCAAGTCAGGATCGACCCATCCGTTTTCTGTCTGAAGCACCACGCGGCTTTGCCCCTGGTTGGCAATCTTAATCGCATCACGATAAACTGCGGCGAGTGATGAGTAAACGCCATGGAATGTGTCATCGCCATCGAAAAGGCAATAGGTGTAGATTTTGGTCATTTACCACACGCTTTGCACCTTGACACAAACTTCTGCTTCCTTTCTTTCGTGCCAACCTTTATCTTCTTGAAGTTCTCAACTTTATCCTCAAGAACACGTCCGTTGTGCAAGGCTTTAATCCGGTCGCCAGTGTAGGCACCACACAACACAATCGATTGTGCTGGAACATAAAGGATGTACTCTCCGGGGTGAGGAAAGACATCCTCAGTGATTTCGTAGAATTCCATCAATCATCCAAAGTCATAGATTGGTCGTAAGCCTTGTACTTGAGCTTGGTTAGTGTATCAAGGAGATCGTTACGGCGCAAGAGTTTGAATGCAATGTTCTCGGGGCTGAATTCCATAGCCTCCGTGTCAAGCCCTGCTTGCCTCATAGAGCGAATCTTTTTCTTCAAGCGGTCAACATGCTTGATTACTTTTTCAAACTGACCACGGTCAAACATGGCGTCAATAGAGGCTATCTGCTGTTCTATGTCGGATGCCTTCTTTTTTGCCGTGTCGAGATCGACGGTGCGGTCTATGCGTTCAGGATGATTCACCCATTCATCTTCCATGACAGAGTAAATGCCGGAGGAAGAGTGCTCCTCACCTTCGTCTTCAACATACAACTCAACTTCATAGCCTTTGATGGTTATGTCATGGTGTTCATTCCAGCGCAGACGTTTTGCATCAAACATTTCTTTAACCAACTCTTTGTTGTCGTCCAACTCTGTAAAGTCTATCACGATGTGTAGATCGATGTCAGAGTATTTAGACCAGTTATAGTTGGCAAGAGAACCGGTGAAACGAACATCTTGAACGGTTGCGGGAAAGGGAAGCCCATCGATGAAGTCATTTACGATTTCCATTAGCTTCTTTTTAATGAATGGGCGAAGCTTCTCATCTTTCCAGATGCGAGGCTCCAATTGGTCATTAATTTGAAAGCCCTCGGGATCTACTTCTAAAACCTCTTCAAATCGATACTTGTCAGTGCCAAAAGGCTTGACATTAGTGCTGTATGGGCTGCCGCTTGCTTTGTTTTTAAGTCCGCCTGCTTGGGTATACATTTTACCGTTAGCACGGCGTTGATCTCTATAAGCTCTTTGTGCAGCGTTACCAGTTATTTGTGATGGCTCTGGGCTCTTGCGTTGATCAACTTTCTTCTGGCTCATTCTTTTTTACCTCTCCTGTAGCAGTGTAAATAGTCTGTCGCCCATCATCATAGGTGATAATTGTCCCATTTGTGGGGTGAGAACTAACATGAATCTTGATAAAGTCATCAAAATTATCAAAGAAAGCGATTGAGCCACGGGGTGCTGGCGTAAGCCAGTGTATCACCGTGTGTCCTGTCGCGAACAGGCAGCCTTCAATAACAACGCCTTCACCAGAAATCCCTGTCTCGTCGCTTTGACGACACACAGTAAAGGTAGTCATGCCCTGCGGGGCTTTGTTGGTCAGCTTCTTAGGCTTGAGGTCTTCTACCTCGGTGCTGACAGCCGCTATGGCTTCTGACATTAAGCTTCTCCTACGGGTTTTTGCTTTAGTAAGTCGTTGACGAAATAACTGTCGAGTGCATCTTGGAGTGCCTGATCGGATTCTTCTTCGTCAGGACAAATCTCAGGGTCCTCTCTCATTCTTTTAACTAGTTCGGCTATCTCTTGCTGCGCTTTGTGCAAGCAAAAGTCAATAGTATCTAGTTTGCATGCCACCTGTTCATAGGGGCTATTTTTATCATCTTTATCTGACATTTTTTTTACTCCAATAGGGAACCGAAATCAATTTGCCAGATAGGAACTACAATCACAAAGTTGTTCAATACTTGGTAACCATACTCATTTGCCCCCACATCAAGTGCCATGATAATTCCGATTAGTTCTCCTCTTTCGTCAAATACACCTGAGCCGGATGCCCCGGACCAAGCGTAAGTCTGCACCACTAAGTAGTCTCCAGTAAAGCCAGAGATGTTTCCGGTCCAAGTGGTGGGTCCTATGCTATTAGGATAACCTGTGTAGTATGTCTTGTCAAGTAGGTTGTAACTCTTTTTCCAAGTTCCAAGAGCCTTGGGGATCTTAATTGCTGTTCTCGATGGCATCTCTTCAACCTCAAAGATGGCATAGTCAGAATTACGATCAATTTTAACAAGTTTTATGCAACTTTTGTGCTCTTGTATGTGAAAGATTACTAAACTATCGCATTCGCTAATAATCCCGTGGGCAGAAGTTAAAACATAAAACTTACCCTCGAAAGCAAAGTAGGTGCCGCTTAGGGAGGACACATTGCCACTCTTGAGATTCATTGAGATTACACGAACTGCTGAATTCACAGATCTCTTGATTGCCTGCTTCTGGCTTATGTCGTAGTGTTTAGAAGTCGTCTCATAACTATGAGGGTTCTCAGGCTGTGGATGCAATGTCAGCAACGTCACAAGAAACAACCCGAAGATGACTCCAAATAATATAGACCCTATGCTACGGATTGATTTCTTCATTTGTTCTCCTAAACTTGGCGCTGATAAGAGATAAACACTGGGACCTCTTCTACTCCTGCTTTGATTGCATAACGCAAATCGTCTTCATTTCCAGTAATCTTCGCTCTCCCATTTTTGCCAATCGCTAAGTAAATAGGGTCGCGTGGACCATTCTGAATAAAGTTTTCGTAACCAGCATCAAAATGATTTCCATGTTTGCGAGCTTCGCGACCGCAAAGGTGCTCCAGATCTTTCACTGGCATCATCACGCTGTAGCGAGTTAGGTTTTGGTTTACTGGCTGATCGTACATGACACCGCCCTCTACCCAATCATCAATCAAGCTTTGAATAGAAGGGACGGGAGTTGTTCTGCCGGGCGACTGTCGCATGGTTGAATTGTAGTAAGTTTCCTCAAGTCTAGCTTTGCTTGAAGTAACCAAATCAGCACGATCAACTTTGTGGATGCGAATGCTGCTGTTAATCTTGTGGATCTGTGGGAGCAAAATCTGCCTGACCCACTCCATTCTGTTTTTCTGTCCTCGTAAAGCAAACTTTAGTTTCTGTAAGGTGATAGTTCTGTTGCCTTGGGACTTCTTGGCGTTGCCAACTGAACGAACGGTTGTCACATCTGGAATCGCACGAATGATGTTGTGGATGTCGGTGATTTCAAAGCCCTGACCGAGGGGGTAAGACATAACAAAATCAATTTCGTAGACTCGCACATCAATTGGATTGGGGCGCGCCTCTTGTAGAGGCAAGTTTGTGTCGCTGCCTGTCTTAGCTTTGAAGTCTTTCAGCCTATCGGCAATCATTGTCTTGACTACTTTTGAAAAGGCATTTGTGATTAACTCAAAATTGTTGTCATAATATTCCATAAAGGGACCAAAGGCTGGCAATGTGCCGCCTGTGATCTTCAGTGAGAACTTGTAGTCAAATCGGTTTACGGTAGAGTCTAATTTTTGAGCGGGGCGTGGGTTATCAGCAGTTTTGCTGCGAATAATTCTGATGCCAGCAAACAAATTAGACTCAAAGAATTCTGAAAGTCTTGCTGTGTCCCATATGCTGTCGATCTTTTTCTCGTATTCTGGACCATAGTTCAGCTTCATTTGCTTTTTGGCAAAATCTGCGGCAGCCTTTTCTGATTTGGCTAACTCTTTTATTATCTCTTTCCTGAAAACAGGAGTTGATGCGTAGCGATTGAGTTTCAAGCCCCCTCTTATTGTAGGGTGATCTGCGAAGTTGAGTGCGAAGAGAATGGTGTCCATCTCGTCTAATGTGGTGTTAAACAGAACACCCGAAGACACAACATCAATTTCATTGCTCCGAACACCCTCTACGACTCGGAAGTTGTTGAATTCTTGTTTAACTTTGTCAGCGTAGTCCATTACGCCCGATCGGTTCAGTAGCTTTCTTTCTATCAAGAGACTTTGGATGTCGTCCTGCGCGTCGTAAATATCTTGGACAAATTCTGAAGCTATGTCTAAAAATTCTTCGTAGCCAGCGGGCTCCATGTTGTTCCCGTTGCTATACATAAAGTAGTCCTGAATTCCACTAAGATCATAAAAGGCATAATAGTAGCTTGCTTCATCGGGGCGCTGAGCATCTTCCAACCCATCAAGCCAAGGCTCGGCACCGACCGCAGAAACAATTTCTACTTCCCACTGCCGTTGATCGAAGATGTCGTTCCGGTCTTCTTCGTTGATAATGTCTATGATTGCCTCTTTGATGCCCCCTTCGTTTTTGTTGATCTTGGCAGCCAGCACCTCCGTCATCTCAATGTCTATGAACGGGACTATAATCTCACGAACTTGGTCGTACCAGAACATGTATTCTTCGCCGTCGTCGTCATCGACCCAAACTCCGTTCAAGTTGACGCCCTCTAGTCTGTCAGTGTTGTAATATCTTTCTCGGACGTTTTCGCACTCTTCGAGTAATTCTTTGGCTCTTTCTTCAGGGCTGTTTGGGAACTCTACTCCGCGTGTGCGCTCTATCAGTCCAGCGGTCATCCTATCGAAGCCTCCTTGGTCGTTAGAGTATTCACCTCTTTCTTCGACCCTCACGGTCTCCGTCTTGTCGATAAACCAAGCAATGTGTCCCCAAACGGATTCGGGAGGAGCCTCGTTGGCTCTTCCTTTAATTTGGTAAATGGTCTTGTCGTAGGAGTTATAAGCAATCGTAACATAGGAACTTGAGAACTTTTTATTCTCATCTTTCTTGCGTAGAGAGTATAGTGTACCTCGTTGGTCTGAGCCGCAATGCCCCATTCTGTCCCCTTCGACCGAGCAGTTACTAGACTGAAGATCATACCAATAAGACCCATCGTCAAATGTGTGCATAATTTGATCCGGGTCTTCTTGTTCTTGCTGAAATTGATAACAATCCATCTCAGCTTCATCCCAGTCATCGGGCGGGATTGACTTAATCATGTCGTAATTGTTAGGGTTTTGGTTGAGAGTCGTGATGACATTACTTATTTTTCTGTTACTGAAGTCTTCCCAAGTGCCTCTCTCAAGATCATCAAGTGCTGCGACAGCTTTGATCACCACTTCATCTGGAATATTTGCTTGACTTGCCTTCTTTATAAACTTACGGCGGGCTTTAGACCAATTGCTCATGCCCCTGCGTCTGTAAGTCTCTATGGCGTTGTCCAAGATGTTATTTTTATCAGCCTCATTTGGTGGGATTTCGTCTGGGTTTCGGTCGTCATCATACCTTGACTGTGCAAAGGCATCGGACTTAGAGATTTTCTCCAACATTTCCATAGCGTCTACCCAAAACTGCGGTCCGCTTCTCCTAAGCATTACGGGGTCTTCTGACTTCCAAGCGTTGCCAACCCATACCCTGCCTTTCTCGGAAGCATCAGGCATTGCCGCACGTATCAAGTTTATCATCAACTCGGATAACCCGATGTCTCCAAGACCCTCTGTTAGTAACTCTTCGTGTAGGTGCTTAAACCATTTATCAGTCGCAAAAGACATTCTATTCTCCTATTACGCTATAAATAGTTTTGTTTTTTCTATTTCCTGCCATAGTCGTCTTCTAGTCTAACTACGTCATCAAGATGCGGAGTGCTTACTTCCATAATCTCAACAGCACTTTCATTCGCACCAAAGCGATGGACCTGAAGCGGGGTTACATGGAAGCTCTCGCCGGGGTTTAGTTTGGTGATGTTGCCTTCGCCATCATAAATGTAAAGCGTGCCAGAAACAACATAAACCGTCTCTTCTTTTACCTCATGGTACTGAAGGGACAGCCTGTGACCAGCGTTGATGTGAAGTAGCTTACCGACATAATCTTTAGTTTCAGCCCAGATTATCTCGTAGCCCCAATTCTTTTCGACTTTTCTCATTTGAACCTCATTTGGATGTAGACAATAGCAGTTGCAAGAGCAACCGATAAGATGTTTTTTGTTGTGAAGAACTGTTCACCCATAAAATGCCAAAAAAGAACTGGCATTACAACAAATGATAGAGAAAAGATGTAGAACCTTGGTCCCCACCCATTCTCAAAAAAGCTGTAAGCGTACTTAACGCCGTAAATGAAACACAATTGTGCCGGGATTGCCGTTATGAGGGCAATCATCAGGGGATTTTGCTTTGCCCAGACCCACACGAACTGCCCATAAGACGAAAACCAAGTTATGGTCTGACCAATGACAAAAAGGATGGTAGCGAATAGGAGCTTGTTAAGCATTGTGTAAGACTATTTCCTTTGCATTTTGTTCAGTTGTTATCTTACCCGATTCATCCAAAAAAGTCAAATTAAATTTATTTTTATAAGTCTTGAGTCTCGGGTGAAAATCGTAAACCACTGCGGCTTTCTTATCGCTTATAGATAGAGATTCGAGAAGTTTATTATGATTAAATTTTGTTTCTTCTAACGACTCTGTTGTGCCGTGCTCGAATAGGTTGAACGAGAACTTGCCAGCGTGGATAAAGATGTGCGTTGCTTCCTCTACAACGCCTATGGTTTCCTCCATTTTTTTATTTGGACTCCCAATCAGGTGGAAGTTTTTTGGAGCAAACTGACGCAAATCGTTAGTTGCGAAAGGGTTATAGTTCTTGGTGTCAAACTCTCCGTGGGTAATCATCCCAAGAGCACTGCACCTATTGAGAAGGAAGAAGAAGGCGGATCGAACATAGGGATCTTTGTAACGAGCCCAATCTTTCTGTAGAATGTCGAAAGTTTGTTCGTTTAAAGAGGGGAACAGGTGGCTTGCCATGTCGGCTATTCTCTTTGGGTTTTCCATTGCACAAGCCCAAAACTCATAGACAACATACTTTGAAGCATTCGCCACCACAAACCTGTCATCTTCAGCAAGATTCAACTCAAGAGAGCCATCATAGAACAGATGGCTCTCTATAATTGAGCCTTTTGGCATCAATTCTTTGATTATCGAAAGGCTATTCGTTCGCTTCTTCAGATTCTTGATTGGACTGCGCATCAAGCAACTCCTTAAACTTAGCTATCCTGTCTTCTAGTTGTTCCATCTCCAACTCTTCTGAGTTATTAGTCACTTCGGGCTCAACTTTTTGTTGTGGTGCCGTCTTATAGTGAACGTAACCCTCGACAATGTTCTGAACATCTCCAAGAGCTATGTCTATTTTTGCCAACTTCTGTCGCAGTCCATCAATCCTCTCAATTCCACTAAGATCCATAGAAACATAGTCGAAAGAAGGGGGAGCAAGCGTTGCCAATTGTTTGACTGCATTGTCAAAAAGCCGGTTGACCTCTGCATCTAGATCACCAAGATCGACAGAATACTGAATGTTTACTCTTTGTCCCATCTTTTCATCCCTTCAACACATGGCTGCGACTATTCAAGGCATTCTCCACAGTGTCGGGGTCTCCAACAACCGTGATCTCTGTTCCTGTCGTGCCTTTGTCAATAGTGATCTTTGAAAAGCGGTGCTCTTTATTGAGCCCCTCGGTGAGCATTCCATGCTCGTTTAGTTGCCTAAGTTGGTGCTCTTCCCTCACCATTACAACGTGCTCTGGATTTACAAACACTTCACGCAGCGCATACTTACGACCAGTTGTAACGGCGCCGGTTCCACAAATCTCTGTTAGTCTAACTAGCATTTCCAATCTCCTGTATTATTGGGTAAATCTCTCTCATCTTAACAGACCAAACGGTCTCTTTGTAGTAAATAAAACCCCAACGAGGTTCTTTTGGATCTCGCTCCCAAAAAAGAGCACGAATCGGCTTCTCGCACTTGATGTAAGCTGTGCCATCCCATAAAGTCTTGTTTCTTTCTCTCAGCAAGAGCGTTCCCTGCGGGATATGAACCAAGTCTCCTTTTATCATGATGGCACTTCAATAATCCCATAGTTTGTTGTGATGAGCGTGCCAGCACAAGAAGCTGCGTTCTTTAGCGCGGACTTAGTTACTCTCACAGGATCTAGGATACCACGCTGATAGAGATCAATCAAACCCCCAGTGCGGAAATCATAACCCATGTCATTGGGCTGGTCGAGAACGTGTGCCAGAAGGAGGTCTTCGCTGTTGCCTCCGTTTCTGCACATTTGGCGGAAGGGTGCTTGACAAGCAGCCTTGACGATAGTCATGCCGATTGCCTGTTCATTGTGGTCAGTTACAATTGTAATAGAATTGCTCGCACGCAACAAGGCAGTGCCACCGCCACCAATCACTCCCTCTTCCTGGGCGGATCGGACTGCTTCAAGCGCGTCTTCAATGCGATGCTTGCGTTCTGTCATCTCTACTTGAGTCGCGCCACCAACATGAATAACCGCCACGCCTGATGATAGTCGAACGATGCGTCCCTGGATGCGCTCGCATTCTGCAAAGTCATCTGTGTTAGCAATTTCGTTCTTTAGGCTTTCAATGCGAGTCTCTACTCCCTCATAGTCGCAGTTTCCTCCGACAAGAATAGTGCCAACCTTTGTGCTCTCAACAGATTTTGCTGAACCAAGCTGATCAAGGGTTGTGGTCTGTAGTTTTTGCCCAGACTCTCTAGTAATAAAGGTTGCACCCGTAGACATTGCGAGGTCTGAGAGCAGGTGTCGGCGCTCTTCTCCATAGAAGGGAGCCTTGATTCCTGCAATCTTCAGAGATCCACGCATAGCATTCATAATCATCGCTGCGAGGGCTTGACCTTCAATGTCCTCTGCAATAATAACAAGGGGACGCGCCTCTCTTGCAACCAACTCAAGAATTGGTAGTATCTGTTCTACTTGTGTAATCTTGTAGTCTGTGACCATGACAAGTGGCTCTTCATAGCTCATTACATTTCTGCGTTCATCATTAACAAACGCAGACGCACAATAGCCAGCGGAAAAGCGGAAGCCTTCTGTGACATCGATGGAAGTTTCCATTGAGCGAGACTCTTCGATTGTTATAGAACCATCTTGTCCAACTTTGTCCACAGCCAAAGCAATAAGATCCCCAATAGTGGAGTCGTTATTGGCAGAAATCGTGGCAATGTGCTTGATGTCGTCAATGCTAGTAACCGGTCTCGACATTTCTGATAAATTCTTGCAGATCTCTGAAACAGTTGCATCTATACCTCTTTGTAGTTCGATTGGCGAAACGCCGGCAACTATGTGCCGTTGTGCTTCGTTCAGAATTGCTCTCGCAAGAACAGTAGCCGTTGTGGTCCCGTCGCCTGCGCTTGTGTTGGTTTCGTTTGCAGCTTGGCGAATAATCTGCGCGCCAGCGTTTTCAAACTCATCGTCCAACTGAACGAACTGGGCGACCGTGACACCATCTTTGGTCGCGAATGCAGACTTGTCCTGCTCTTTGAGGAGAACGGTCCTGCCCTTTGGTCCGAGAGTAGAAGAAACATAGTCAGCCAGCTTATTGGCTCCGTTTAGAATCTTCTGCCGTAGTTCTTCGTTGTTTGCGAACACCATCTTGTTTGTCATTTTTAACCTCGTGAAATAATGAAAACTTCGTTTGACTTCTTGCTTTTGTTCATTCCGTAAGCCCATTCGGCTGGGATTATTTCGCAGTCCGAGTAATGCTGACGAATGAAGTCACAATCATTGTAACATAATAACCAGTTCTGACGATTTGTCAAGAGGGAATGCAACAATTTATGATCAAAATCTTCATGCATGTCTCCGTTCTTGCCATAAAGCTTGCTCTTTTCTTCTAGAAAATAGGGAGGGTCCAAGTATAAGAACTCTTTTTTGTGAAGCTCTATCGACTCCTCAAAGCTCTTAAAGCCTACTGTTAAGTTGGGTGCGTCGAAGTTCTCCAACCTCTTGATGCTATTCTCGTTGAAGCGCCCATCGGCTGCTTGCTTTGAATAACCACCTGACAATGTTGCGCCTGAAAACGAAGAGCGATTGATTGCAAAGTAAGCGGCAGCCGCAACATAAGACTGTAGATGCTTGCTGTTGTAAGACTTGAGTAGCTCTCGCAGCGTCTTGAAGCCAGTCTTATCTACCGGATGTAGCGCACGAACTTCTTTTACTAGTTCTTCTTTGTCGGTGAGCAAGCAATTCCAAAAGTTGTAGAGAGGGTAGAAAGCATCATAAGCATAGACCTTCCTATCTTCAGCCAATCTTAGTTCCAGCGATCCACCGCCCATGAATGGGGCGCAGATGTCTCCCTCTGGAATGTGAGGCAGCAGGTGCTTGATTGCTCGTGTCTTGCCACCGGGATAACGTAGTGGTGATTTCAAGTTTCCTCCATGAAGATTTGCTTTAGTGTCTCGTCATCCTCAAGATCTAGGTCAGATGCCGCAAGGTCTTCCACAAATGGAACAACCGTGAAGGAGTAGCGGGGCTTACCCTTCTTGAATCCGCCGTGATACTTTACACGGAACTTTACCTTTACCCAAGGATCTGCGTCTGAAAACTTGGTTGGAATCTTTTCGCTCAAGCCGTATAGCCCATAGCCATCGATCTGGATTGCATCGTTACCGGCATAGTATTCTTCGATGATGCCGGAAGCAGATAGACCAATCTCGGAGGCATCAACATCGATAATGTCAAAGCCAGCATACTTGCCATCTTCAAAACGAGAGCCAAGCCAAGCATTGCGCAGGTTATCTGCAATCTCAAAGTTTAGATTGGTGTAGCTAAGAGCATCATAGCCCTCAACTGATGGGAGTTTTGAGACAACAGCATCAAAGATCCTCTTTGTCAGGTCCGAGTTCTTGCTTTTCTTTAGCTTCCACTCTCCATCAGCCCACTTTAGCTGGAACTGTCCAAACTCACCACGCTTGCCGATGGTGTTCTTTGCCTCAATCGTGAGTGACTTGACACCAGTGATCTTGATGTCTTTCTCATTCTTGTTTGCTCCGGCTGGGTCTGAACACTCCAGATCTAGTCCATGCTGTAGAGCGAAGTAGTTGATTTTTGACACGAGCAATCGCTCGTAGTGGCGTCCGCCTTGTCCTGCGGGCATGAGTCCTCCATGTTATGTTTATAGTGTAACCGAGTTGTTGGGTGCTGTCAAGGGAAGATAAGGGGGAGGGCGTCATCCAAACCCATCCCAGCCTCTATATCTTTATCACTTGCAATCCTCTGGGTTAGTTTGAACCTGAACCTTCTGTTGGGTGATGCTTTTTTACCTTGATTCTTGATCCTAAACGATGTTATGGCACCACTTACGCTATTTGCAAAATAGGGAATCCCTTCTTTGATTAGCGGGTCGTCTTTCCGAAGGCAATAAACCGAATCAGTGTTTCTAATAAAGATAAACCGATTTTTGGGTGCGTAATAATTTGCTATGTTGGTAACAGGAACCTTAACAGAAGCCCTGAGACCTTCATTAGCTAATCTTTTTGCTTGTTCTATTGAGACAGAAACGGTGTTTGTGGGAATGTCGAGGTTGACTGGAATTTTATTCTTCAAATAATCAAATGACCGCCTAAGCTCGGGGTTATCGCTAACCAAAACCCATTCCTGACCATTAAAAAACAAATCAGATTGTCCGTAATCTACGAGACCGCCTGGAGAGTTCTTAACCTCAAATGCTATAGATTCTGTAGGCGCGGAAACCACAATGTCAGGGTTTGGACCTGATCCCTGAGGATCTCCCACTTTGTAGTCAGAAAATCGCTGCCCCCTTGATTTGAAATGAGTTTCCAAAGAGACTTTGAGGTGCTTCTCGGCGCCAAGACCAGTGTTGGTTTTCAACGTAATTGGAATCCTAACAACCTCTATCTCTCTAGACGTACCATCAGGGTCTTGAATTGTCTGTAGCTCTGTGTCATAGACTGCACGCTCTGCCTCCGAGGCTTTCTCAATTGGGACAAGCCTTGCGAGTGTGTCAGGAACAGCATCTCTTTTGGCTTCTTTTAAAGCCTCCTCGATCATTTCGAGAAGCATCAACAAACTATCAGACATAACAACCCCTTACATTATTTCGTCGGCAAGACCATACTTGATCGCTTCTTCAGCATCAAGGTAGATGTTTACTTTTTCATTAAGTAGTTTCTCTAGCTTCTTGCGTGTAAACTTTGTGTTCTCAACCATAGCGACGATGTAGTCTTCTTGCAAGCGCTGTATGGCTTCAAGTTCATTTGCTAAGTTTGGAAGTATGCCAAAGTTTCCTGAAGAGACATTGTGAATCATGATTCGACAGTTCTTGCCAATCTTGCGCTTGCCCTTAGTTCCTGCTGCGAGGAGCAGGGTTCCAGCGGACATAACCTTTCCAACACCGATGGTGTGGATTTCTGTCTCTTCCATAACAGTTTGCATGACATCGTAAAGAGCAAACATATCATCTGCGCTGCCGCCATAAGTGTTGATATAGAATTCAACAGGCTTCTTTTCTTTGTCTTCAGGAAGCAGGCGATTCACTTCATTTAGGTAAATCAGGGCTTGTGTAAGCTCGGCTACCTTCTCGTCTTCAACTGCGGAGTAGAGACCAATAACTCGAAGGTCGGGCTCTTTGGGGGCATCGCCGCCGAGTAGTTGTTCAAGACTGATTGTTTTAAGTTCAGACTTGGACTCTGCTTCTCCATTGGCTTCCTTGGATGCTTCTTCTGCCTTTACAGGAGGGAGCACCATGTCAATAATCTTTCCAATAATCTTACGCATCATTTGTTTGTCTCCTTTGAAAACATAATGGCTGCCATCTTGTTGTTGTTTAGGAATCTTTGTGACCCCCTCCAATCATCAAACTCGATAAAGTCTTTAAACAAATCTGGGTGTGCCTGGAGTAAATAGGTGATTGAATTATCTTTGTAGCGTTCGGTGACTTTATCGTTGTCTCTTTTAAGAGACTCATACTCTTCATGCCCATAGGACTTGCCGTTTTTACGAAGAGCTTCTAGCCTGTTTGTGTGTGCATAGTGTAGATATTCTAACCCTTTGTTAATAATTGTCAAGTAGAAAGCATAAGACATTTTTACAATAAGTGCTGTAAGTCTTGTGGCTTTGAAAAAGTATAAGCCAGAACAAGTAAGCCACCCAAGTAAGAACGAACTGCCTGCTATTACTATGCTAACGATAATTTCCATTGTCTCTCCAAATAAAATAACCACCTAGGCATGGTTACCTAGATGGTTATTATAGCGGCTCAGGAGATTTTTGTCAAGCTATTATTTTGAAGTGAGTCTCGCGAAAATGCTCTCGGCTAGCTTGGTCGCCATAGCATCTTGCTTCTGTTCACGAAGAAGGCGGGCTGCAACACGACGAGCAACTTCTTGTACAATTTCTTCTTCATTCATCTCTTCGTCTTCGTTCATCACGTCGTCTTCAACTTCCATCATTGGCTCTTCGTCTTCACCTTCGGGAGCGGCATCGACCTTTAGTTCACCACCTTCTACGTCTTCAGCATCACCCCCCATTTCCATCTCACCTTCACCGACCTCTACGTCGGCGTCGAGACCGAGTAGATCTGCGAGCTTGTCTACGATGTCTGCAAACTGCTCTTCTTTCCCGCCATCGGCTCCCATGTCCATGTCAGCGCCCATGTCCATTTCCATGTCGCCTTCGGGTGCAGGTGCATCCATTTCGGCGTCCATTTCCATTTCCTCTTCTTCCTCGCGCATGTCGCGCATACCGGGAGGATCTTCGTCCTCTTCCTCTTCACGCATGTCTCTCATGCCGGGAGGATCTTCATCTTTCTCTTCTTCGCGCATGTCACGCATGCCGGGTTCGTCTTCGTCCTCGTCATCTCTCATGCCGGGAACTGGTAGTTCGCCACCCATTTCTTGTAGGGGCTGGATGTTCGCTAGCTTCATAAACTGGCGAATCTCGGATTCTGTTAATAGTGTTTTGCGGGCCATAGTTTTAAATCTCCTTTATAAAACTCAAAATAAATAGTCTGACTTACTCGAACTTGCCAATAATTCTGAGCCGTCTGGTAATCTTTTCTTTAACTTAATTAGTGCTTTGTCTTGAATTTGTTTTATACGAGCAAAAGACAGTCCCTCGCGCTTTGCGATTTCCCGCAAAGACAATGTTCCATTCTCATAAATCGAAATCATAGAACAATTGAACTCGTCTTCATAGTCTATGTGAAATCTACACTTCTTGGCGTCACAGCACTCTTTGTCTTTTAAGCATTGCTGCGCGCACACCATTAGGTCTTTTTTATTCATAGGTCTGGAAACTCCTCTGCTATTAAATCAAATAGCTTTTGTTTTTCTGAATCGTCAAGTAGCCCATAATCTTCTAGGACTTCTTTTCCTCTCTTTCTTAACTTCAGGGACTTTTTAAATCTATTCATAGAAAGCTTCTTGTGTTCAATCGCGTAATCATCCAGAAAAGAGATGATGTTTGGATCTTCCTGAAGAACCCCGTCGATAACAGCACGAAAGAATTGTGATGCTGCAAGGTTGCTGTGTCTTAGTCTTATCAAGAGTCGTGCGTGGTCATCGTCATAAACCCAAAAGCGGATAGACTTTACATCTTCGCCATAATTTGGACCGTCTGGCATTACCACTTCCGACTTGTAATGTGCGTCCTGCTCTCACCCAGACCTGCGGAGGTCTGACGAACAAACTTGGCGTTATTCTGAAGCGCTTCAATTGAACGAGCGCCAGAATAAGATAGCCCAGAACGAATGCCCTTCTCAAGATCTACAAGCACGTTGCGGACTTTGCCCCGATAGGGAACAGTGCTGGAGACTCCTTCAAAAGAAGAATACTTACCACGCCAGTTTATCTGGGCTTCTTTCGACGCCATTCCTCGATAAGTTTTATACTTGCTGCCCTTGGCGTCTACAAAGACTTCTCCGGGCGACTCTCGTGTTCCAGCAAGTAAAGAGCCTAACATAACTGCGTCGGCTCCTGCCGCGAGGGCTTTCACAATGTCACCAGAGTTGCGTATGCCACCGTCTGCAATGATTGTTACATCACGGTCGGTCTTAGCGCAATCAATGATAGTTTGAAGCCCTGGGTGTCCGTGTCCTGTTTGTACACGGGTAGAGCAAATCGAGCCACCACCAATGTTGCAACGAACAGAATCTGCTCCCCAATCTGCAAGATCGTTGATTGCCTGAAGGGTTGCAACATTGCCTGCCATAATGTGAAGCTTTTCACCAAAAATAGCTCTTAGGTTCTGGAGACCTTCTTTCATCATAACATGATGCCCGTGAGCGACATCGACACAAACGAACGTTGCACCCGCATCCAGACAAGCATGGACCCTGTCAAGAGCATCAGAACCCAGACCAACAGCAAAGCCAATGTTATGAGGCTTGTCGTGTTGCTCGGCAATAGAAACAGCCTTGCCAATTATGGCGGCTTGTTCTTGGAACGTGTTGTATCGATGAATAATTGCGCCTGCACCCTGATGGGAGATGCTGGAAGCCATGTGGAGTCCAGTAATCGTGTCCATCGGAGATGAAAGAATCGGCAGTTCTATTTCTAGTCCTTTCCCCAAATCAGTTGAGATATCCACTTCAGATCGACTGCGGATATCGGAATACTGTGGAAGGAGGAGAATGTCATCATATGTCAAAGCCTCTTGCATGTTAGTTCCTGTTCTTATCAATAAAGATTCTAATGCCGGTGGGATCAAACCAAGTTTCCTTATGCGGCTTTTTTGGGTCATCCATGAAGCGAACCTTTGGTCTAACTCCACCAGTGTTTACATAACAGATTGAAGGGACACCTTCAAAGCCATATTTTTTCTCAAGCCCGTTGCCATCTTCCATGTTGAAAGCATAGAAATGGATGCCGTCGTATTCATCGGAGATGTCCACAAAGCGTGGCTTTAGTGCATGACATAGGTGGCAGTTGGAGCCATAGAGCTTGATTACCACTTCATGTTCGCCGTCAACTTTTCCGCCTAGAATTTGGTCTAGGTTTTTTCTATTTATTCTAGCTACCGTCATTTTCGTACCCCTCTATGATGCGGTCAAGATACCAACGTGCCTTCTTTAGGTCCTCAAGAGCTTCTGCCTTGTGTTGGTGCCTCGCTACATATTTTACTACATTGCCGGAGTTAAAGTCAAGTCCCCAGTCTTCGATAGCATCAATTACTTCGATGTGACCTTGGTTGTAGTGCGTGGGGTGGTTGACAGCTTCGCGACGAGCGATGTCCTCAAGTCCTTGCTTTACTTTGTTTAGATAATCGAGAGCAACCTCTTCAGTGTGTGGGTTCTCATCAGGTGTCTGTGTGGGCATCTATCACCTCCTGTGTTTTCTTGATGCATTGCGGGCAGAATAGCGAAACGCGCATTGGGTCCTCTCTTACGACTACCTGCCAAGTTTGTGCGTGTTCTTTTGATTTTTTATCAAATGGTTCATCGCATGCGGAGCACTTATCGGGTCTATGCCCGAAAGTTTCCATTTTTTTCACTAATTTTTCGTTGCCTTTGTTCTTCTTCTTTAGAAGACGGCGCTGCGCACGATTCACGGTCTTTCCATTCCGGTGATGCGGGGTCCGTTGAATGAAGTCTTGCGGAACACCACGACGGCAGACGGGAATGGTGCGGAGTTTGTCTCGTCACCAAACTTGATGCGTCCTCGAACGAAGAGGATTTCATCTGCTTTCATGACGTAGTCATGCCAATATTTTGTGTCGGTTCGCGCGGGAATTAGCATGACAACGGTCGTGCCATCCTTTTGTCCTTCTTCGTAGGACTTCTTTACCCAATCCTTCAGGTTGCGACCGTAGGGCGGGTTGAGAAACACGGTGTTGCTTCCCCAATTTTGCGAAAGCGAGTCGTCTGCTTCGGTGTAATGGTTGGCAACCTTGTAGTTATCAGCCGATGCGGCAGCATCAAGCGTGAATGGTCCATAGATGCGGTCAAGCTTGTCAAAGAATGATTGGGGTGTTGCCCACTCGTTTGACTTTGAGCTAAACATTACCTGCTTTGTGTTCTTGTCCATTTATTCTCCAAAAATTTGTGTTTTGATTCGCGAGATGTTGCGATATGTATTCTTATAACCATTGTGGATTGAACTGTCAACATGAATCTTGGAATAGATTATCTGTGCGATGGCGTCATTGATGAAGTCTTTTGCTACTTCGTTGCGGGGACCTGAGATGATGCCACGAACAAACGGGATATCGTAGTTGAACACTGCGACGATTTGTAGTTTGTTGTTGATGACTCTCTCTTCTACGTCCCACATGAAGTTGTTTGCCCCCAACGGCTTTAGGTCGATGTTGAAGAGACCTTGCGTGAAGGTTACCGATGTCGTTGTAACCTTCGTTTGTGGTGAGGGTGGAAATTTTGGCGCGGAAACAATGCTGATAACTTTGTCCCTTTCCTTGTGGACTGCTGGCGGGAGTGGCTTTTGAGCCAAATCCGTCTCCCTTGTCGCGACGTAGGAGGAAAATTTTTGCGGCAGTTTCTCGCGTAATCCTTCTAATCCGGTAAGCAGTCGCGTGTGCTGTGAGAGTGGGACAAACACTTCGCCTGCCTGCGGGGCTTGTTCAATAATCTTTTTTATTTCGGCAACAAGACCGGAATGGAAAAAGAAAGAGCGGCGGAAGGCTCTATCGATAGCCTGATTGGGGCTGATTGTTTTCATCGGTGTCATCTTTAAAGAATCGTCAAGCTGGTCTGAGCCCCATAAGACGACTTGATATTCAGCCATGGCTGGATCCGAAATGCCTGGGAGACCTAGCGTGTAACCGCTGGCAATAATCCTATCGTTTCTCACAATGGTCAAGCCAGATCGCATGTCTTCGTTATCACGAAGCAGGATCGAAACTGCAAATTCAATGTCGTTGAACTTTACAATCTTTTTGTCAAACTCTTGAATTGCGGGCTTGCCGAATAGCTTTGAGAACTTGATGTCCGCACCATTCAAACTTACTCTTATGTTCTTCTGCTTGAAGTTGAGGGCGTAGGTTGTTGAAATGAACATCTGTAGGTGGGCTGCCTCTGCATCACTAAACTGTTCCTTCAGTTTTGGAATGATGATTACGGTCCCGCTCGTGGAATCAACTGCTTTATCTTTATTCCAATCTTCTTTATAGCTCTCAAACTCTGAGTCGTCGGGAGGGATTGACTTTATTTCGTATTGCCAGTTGTTGTTTGGCTCAGCCTTGCCCCAAGTGAACGTCCCTTTTTGCAAAGAAAGAACAGTCGTTCCTTCTCCAAGAAAGCTGGTGGCTGACTTGAACCCATAGCCGAACTTGCCTGTCTCGCCTTTGGAGTGTTCGTTTCTCTTGATGCGAAACATAGACACCATGGTTTCTGGATTCAAGCCAGCGCCATCGTCACTGATGACAATTCGGTCTGGCTTGCAGACAATCTTGATAGTAGTAGTGTTGCCATATTCTCCAGAATTATCAATCAACTCTGCAATTGCAGTGTTTTTGTCTGGATAAACACCCAAAGCTCCATATAATGCCTCTTTCTCGGGAGGCGCTGCTTCTGTCAAGATTGTCTGTGCCATTTTATGCTCCTGTGCTGCCTAGTGCTCCCTGTCCACGGTCTGAAATTGTAATGGGGAAACACTCATCATAGATTAGCCCATCGACCCTTTCAAGTGCCCGGAAATGAACAACTGGGATCATAACTAGTTGTGCAATCTTCTGTCCGGTCTTAATCTGCTGTGACTTAGTTCCAATGTTGTGGAGATTAATAAACACTTCTCCATCGTAGCCAGAATCAACCACATGTGCTCCCACAACGAGACTACGCTTAGCAGCCACACTAGAGCGGTTCATGACTTGTAGCATGTAGCCATGTGGAACCCCAAATCGAAGTCCAGTTGGAATAATTGCACTCCCTCCTGGCGGGATGATCGTTGTTTCCTCAAGATGAGCAAACACATCTAATCCAGCATCAGAAGAGTTAGAGCGGATCGGGTGCTCTACAAGCTCGCTAAGACGATGATACTCTATAATCACGCTTCCTCCTCGTCGCCGCCGGAGAGCATCTTGTAGTTGTCGTAAACATCCTCGATGTCTACCTTGCCCTTGAACAGACGGTAAGCCTTCACAGCCGCACGGATCTCGTCGGTGTTAAGCCAGCCCTGCTCTCGGTACTCGGTGCGTAGCTCTCGCTTCTGCTCCTTGTAAGGCTCGATAGCCTCTTCGATTGCCACGAGTGACCGGATGTACTCCAGAACGTAGCGCTTCTTCTCTTCGGTTGATGTAGACATTTAGTCCTCCTTGTTATGTTTGTAATGTAACGGGTTACGCTCCTGCTGTCAAGCAGGAAGCATTAGAATTTCTACTGCCTTTTTCGCTTCAAAGCCATCTTCTGTCTTCTTCCTACGTCCTGCGGTGTAGGTTACTTCAAACCGGATAATCTTGTTATTGCCTTTCCTTTTCTCAAAAAAGCTATCTCCCACATCTCTGTTCGACATCATTGCATGGGCTCCTTTGGCGGCACAATCGTTGAGAAACTCAATAACAGATTCTTGAATCTGGTCATCAAAATCAACACCATATTGTGTAAATGAACCACGATAAGGCGGATCTAAGAAAACATATGAACTCTTGCTGGCGTGAGATAGTGTATCCTTAAAATCACCAGCCAGAAGTTCGGTAACCTGAAGTGCGGTGTGCCATTCAAGTATATTTTCCTTATCAAACACCTTGTGTTTTTGATTTAAGAGTCCTGCGGGGGTGCCAAATCTTCCATTTGTGTTTTTGTTTTCTTGCCAAATGCCGTTGAAGCCCGTCTTCATGAGAAAGTATAGCACTGCCGCTTCTTTCGTGGCATCCCAGTTTTGATATTCAAAAGCATGGAGGTCTCTCAGTCGATAATAATAGTACCTCCTACAGGGACTTAAATTATATAAGTGTTTCCAATCTTTTTCTAGTTTTTTCTCTAATGCTTTGTTTGTCTCTCCCTTCTCTAAAGGCATATATTCGGCAGACATCTCGTCCATATGCTTAATAAATGTTTGAACATCATTCTTGATTGCTGTGTAAATCGACATGATTCCGGCGTTCAAGTCATTGATGACAAACTCAGCATTTGGGTTTTTACTATAAGCCCAAATAAACATTGCCCCACCGCCCATAAAGGGCTCAATGTATTTATCAAACGTGGATGGAAGAACGCCTGCGGCTGTGTATTTGGGGATCATCTTGCTTTTCCCGCCAGCCCACATAAACAAGGGTTTCATACGATCTCCACGATTTGCTTTGCCACTTGTTCAATATTTGCATAGTGTGGCTCTATTATGGCATAGTTGTTTCCTTCGAGCAACAGATTAAGCTCATCTTGATATTTCTGACCTTGAAAAGTTTCTCCCGAAAAAATCAGAAAAAATGGCTCATCGGCGCCGTGGTGGTTCTCCCTCACTCTATCCTTTAGTGGCTCAGAGATGAACTTATAGGCTCGCTCATGTGCATTGCCACCATTGTTGCCTGTCTTGTTCTCAACATAAAGTCGTTTTCCGGTCTTTGTGTTAACAATCATAGAATCTAGCTTGATTCCACGACCATCACTATAGATTGCGAGCTTTGGTGGCTTATAGACAATATTGTAGTGCCCAGGCAAATATTTGGCAACAAAAGAAACAAAATTGTCTTCTCCTGCATCTCCAATAATTCTAGCATATTTTTGCCAGTTATCACGTTCCGAAAGGTTTTTCGCAGTCATGGACATAGTGTCCTCCTTGTTATGTATTGTAGTGTAACGGGTTATGCTGCTGCTGTCAAGCGCTCAGCGTCGTTTTTCTTGAGCTTGAACAAGGCAAGCTCCTTAGCCTTCGCCTCAATCATAACGTCGAGGTCGTAGCCGTAGTCATCGACGGGACCGTTGACGTAATCTGAGTGGGCATGAGCGCGGATCTTGGCGTCCTTCTTCTCTTCTGCACGAGACTCAGAGTAATGGACTACCGGCTTGATGTCGCCCCAAGTCGAGATAGCCAATTCCAGAGCCTGCTTTTCTGTAAGGTCTCCTTGGCAGAAAACATGGTGATGATAGTCAAAAACAATAGGAATACCAGTGCGACTAAACACCCCGTCGTAAAGCTCTTGAGTCGAGTATAGGCTTTGGCGATCATCGTTTTCCACCGTTAGTCTAGAGGTTACTGAGGCTGGTAGGCGCTCAAAGTTTCTTACAAATGTATCTAGTGCGACGGGCTTGTTATCGTAAGCTGCACCAACGTGAATGTTGATCTTTGCATAGTGATCTCGGGGCAAGCCCAGCATGTCGAAGAACTCACCGTGGATTTCCAAGTCGCGCTTGGTGTTCTCAAACACGCGCTCTTTGGGCGACGCCAGCTTGTTGAAAGGACCGGGATGCGAAGTGAGGCGAATGCCATGCTTGCGGACATAGTTGCCGACACTTTCGCATGCTTCCCAAATTGCTTCGTAATCTGGAAGATCGTGAAGCTGGTACTCCGACGCCCAGGGGAAGACATTGGAGGACAGGCGGAAGAAGTTGACCCCATGCTTGACATTCCACTCAAGGATTTTCTGAAGGTCTAGGACATTCAGGAGAGATAGGGATGAAGCGTATTCGATGCCCTTCTGCTGAAAGGTTCTCTTGATCATTGAACGGTTAGTGGTGATTCTATCATTCTTGTGACCACCGAAGTCTTGTGGGTTAGAAAGCTGCATGTTGATGCATGCGTAGCCATAGTTCTTGGGCATGTGTCCTCCATCGACTCCTATAACATAGCCCGTCAGGCGGCTACTGTCAAGCCACTCTCGTCGTGAATCGTGCGGGGGTTGTCAGAAAAATAAATCTTATCAATGCCGGTGCTGGTGCCGAACTGCTGCGTAAGGTGGTCGCGGAAATGACGCTCGCCGTGAACGCGACCTTCAGTGGTGCCCCACGCATCCAGTTTGCGTAGCACATCCATCTTGTTTACGATAAGACGGTTGACCCCATTCATTGCGATGGCGCGCTGGGTCTCTCTCACGTTTAGCCAGTTACACTGCCTGACACGTCCCGTAGTGGCTCCAAATTCCTGTCCGACCTGTTGGATAAGATTAAAAACTTCATCAGATGGTTGGAATTCTCGACCGCCCACGTAGGTCTCATAAGCCTTGACGACACCCCACACATTGCGGATAGAGCGCGGATTAATGCCGTTCTGAATGGCGGCTGCCGTTCCTGTGTGCGATGAGGTGACATAGGGGTAGTCACCCCAGTCAGGGTCTAACCAGAAGCCCTGAGCGCCCTCCATTAAGATGGTAGTCTCGCCTGAAAGCTCTTCGTAAATGTCAATCAGAAAATGCTGTAATTCAGGTATGTCACTGGCGCGAACGCCAGTACGACCATACTTATCACGGTAAGCAGGTCCGTTACCGGTTCTAGTTGTTCCAATCTTTTCTTCAGTGCTGTCTTCGGCTTTATGGAACGGGGTGATAACATGAGCATTTGATGCAATCCTTAGATTTTCCCTCACAGAGATTCCGTGGGATTCTAAGTAGTCTATCTCTTCTTCTAGCTTCACTGGATCGATCACACAACCATTGCCAATGACTGACTTGACGCCGAAAAACACGCCTGCTGGGATGTGATGGGTAACAAACTTTTTTCCATTATGGAAGATCGTGTGCCCCGCATTGCAGCCACCATTGAAGCGAACGCAATGTGTGTATTCGCCACTCTTAAGAAGGTGGTGGGTTACCTTGCCTTTACCTTCGTCTCCGTGCTGAAGACCTATAACAATGTCTGTAATCAAGTTTCCTCCATGTTTTTGGACTTGTACCAATACCTTAACATTGGCAGCGAACTAACGCAAGTAAAAAATGCTGCCCATTCGCCGTGGCAGTTAAATAGATGTTCCAATTTGCCTCCTAAATCTGGAAAATTTGGCTCAAAAAAATTTCTAACGATTATGGCTTTTTTCTTTTTTATCTATAGCCCATAAAATTGTTTCAAAAACATTACCACAAGTTTTTCTCTCGCCTCGTCTGTGTCGCAATCAGCATAAGCATAATTAAAGCTTGATTTCTGTGACTTTATTTCAGACTCAAGTTCTACTGATCTTGATTTCATCCACCTCGTCTGCTGCTTGTAGTTGTTGGGCAGTGTGATGTTGAAGCGATCTGAAAGATCTAGAAGAAAGAAATAGCGCTCGTCATCTAAGGCTTGCTTGGCATCCTTGAACATCTCTAATCTATCGTGCCTCTCCTGATCTGTCAAGCCCATCACTTTGTCTGGGTGCAGGTGGACTGCAAGTTTTTTGAAAAGCCTCTTGAAGATATCATGCATCTCGTGCTCCACGGCTTTCGGTTTCTTTTTCTGCTCTTCGCCGTCAGGCTCTTCAGAGGCTTCGTCGATGGCTTCCCCATCTTGCAAAAGTTTTGCTTCATCCTCTTCTTTCTCGGCTTCTTCTTCGCTCTTTTCCCTAACCACAGACAAGCCGGCTCTTTTCTTTAAGGCTTCCAGATCTATACCGACTTGTTCGCAATAGTCTCTCACATGGGCATGAAAAATCGGGTTATATTCATCTGCCATCTCTTTAAGCAGTTCCAATTCGGTGTGCTTATAGCGGATTTCATTTACGGCTCTGTGCCACTTGACCAAATCTCTTGTTCGCAAAACATGGAACCCCCATTCTAAATAGAATGGGGGTTCTTCATTTCACTTACCTTGACCGCGATAACGCTTCTTGTAGCCCTTGTTTCCGCCGTGCGGACCCGGTTGCTTACGCTTTGTTAGCGGACTCTTCCCAATAGTAGTCTTTTTCTTGGGTGCGTTGTTCTGTGCTTTCTTAATAGCCATGCTTACCTCCTTTATTTGTTAGCATAGGTGTGTCGCTCTCCTTCATAAAGAGAGCCTTTTCTAATGTTCTCTTTTGCTTCCAGAGGACGTAGATTTTTAAGATCCCAGCATTTCTGGAAGTTTTCATCTTCTAATGATTTGTAGGGTAGCGCTGCTTGGGGAATTATGTGGTCTATATGCCAATAGTCTCCGTGGTTATCCCAATTCATCTTCTCGTCAAACTGATTCTCAATGTGTTCTCTCAATTCTTGCGGGGTGTAAGGCAGGGCTTCAAAGGTTTTTCCGCCTTTGTGTCCTCCTGTTTTTTTGATTGCGCCACGTACTCGCGAAGAGACATTGTGTTTTAACATTAATTCTTTTTTCATGTGTCTGCGGGCTCCGACTCGGGCGGTGGCGCGGGCTTGGTCTTGGGCGCCTTGTTTCTTTTTAACTTTTTCAGGATTATTTTTTGCCCATAATCTTGTTCTTTTGGTGGCGCATGTTTTACAATTTGAGCAGCGTCCGTCTTTTTTGCTTCTATCAAAATGAAAGTTTGTTAACGGCTGTTCTTTCCCTCTAAATTCACAATTTTTATTGCCACAGGCTTTTTTTAGTTGTTTCTGTTCTCGATTTTTCGTTTCTATAAAATTATTTCTTTTTTCTGTTTCTCTTATGATAGATTTGTATTCTTCTGAGAGTGTGCTGTTTTTTTCAGTTGCGCATCGCGCGCATCCTTTACCGCCTTTGTGAGAATTTACTCTTTGAGTGAAATCTCCGTGAATTTTACAAGTTATTATAACTTTTTGTGAAGACTTGGCAAGCTTAACTTTAGAATAATCATAAAGATTGCCGTGAGTTTTTCTAAAATCACGAATTAAGTCACCAAGGGTTCCTTTCGGGCTGCAATTGCTGCACTTTCGGCAACCATGTCCTTTTATGTGACTACCGGGGACCTGTTCAAACTCGCCGTGAACAGGACAAATAATCTTTACTTTACTTGAGTTATTTTTATAAATAACCCTAGAGTAATCATAACGATTGCCATGAACCTTGCGAAATTCTGCTAATGCTTCTTGTTGCGTTTTTTTATAACCAGTAGGCATTCTTACCCCAGCATTCTAAAGTTTCTGTAAACCGACCTAGTGGAGAAGCCCCACTTAGGATCGTAACTCAACCGTGATAGATAGGGACGGTTGATGTGGATTCTGTCCTTCTTTACATCAACTCCCCAACATCTAATCTTCTCTGTCTCGTTATTGGAATCAATCACTTCTAGAATCCAATAGTCTTTACCCTTCTTCGTCTTCTTCGGAATAATCTTGCGTGGAATGAACCAGCAGATTTGTAGCCCTTCATCAAACTCTGAGATAGGTGGGATGTATTTGTCTCGTAGATCCTGAATCATCTCTGGGCTTACAACCAAGGACATCGGAAACACGCCAGTCAGATCGGTCTTGAACTGGATGATTTCTTCCTCTGAGAAGTCTCCCTCTGGACGATAGAGATCGATGTTGCCGTGAAACTTCTTCTTAGTCTTTGGACGGTCTACGACTGACGCTGACCAGAAGTGCTTACGACCTGTGAACCTGTCATCCATCAGGCTGTCCATAGCGCCTGCTCGACAAAGAGCATCAAGTGCCTTCTTGTTTAGTTTAGCATATTTAATCTCCTCTCGGAAGAGGAGATCCTCGATGTCTGTGAATGGTCGATTGTTCAACACCTGATCCATCGCAGAGTCACCGAAGCCCTTGATGCTGGTGAGTGGCTGAATCAGTGTCTTATTGTCTTCTCCGATCTCCCACACACGACCAGATGTATTTACATCGACTGGCTGAATGTGGTAGCCAAGGGATTTGGCGATGTTAATTGCGTTCTCTTTCTTGCTCTCGGGCTCTCTTGATAGGAAAGCCGCAGTCCATTCGGCTTCATAGTAAGTTAGTAGCCAAGCACACTGATAAGAGATGAGAGAATAGGACACAGCGTGGGACTTGTTGAAACCATAGCCAGAGAAGTATTCAAACTTCTCCCAAAGAGCCTGTGCTTCGCGGTTTGCGATACCCTTCTCCACACAACCAGTAATGAACTTCTTGTGAATAGCATCCTTAACCTCGAAGCCCTTGCCGGTGCCCTTCTTAGTTAGAAGCTTGCGGAGCAAGTTGCCCTCATCAAGGGACAGGTCCTTGCCCAGTGCGTGAGCAATCTTGGCGATTTGTTCCTGAAAGATCAAGAAACCAAATGTTTCTTCGGTGATCTCTTGAACTTCAGGCGTCAAGTATTTGATGAGATGCGGACTGTTCTTTGCCTCAATAAAGTCCTCGTGGACATTCGCCGAAAGGGGACCGGGTCGATAGATTGATGTAATGGCAGAGATGTCAATAATGTTATTTGGTGTCGCTCTCTCTGCGAAACTCTGGGCTCCGTCCTCGGTGAACTGGAAAGTGCCCACAAAGTTGCCCTTGTGAAAAACATTCTTGTAGACTTTTGGGTCATTCAGATCAATCACATCAGGATGAAGCCTCTTGTCATAGAAGTCCTTGACCTGTGAGAAGGTGGGCTCTTCAATGCCGTGGTGGCGCTTTAGAATCTGCTCAATCGCAGTCTCCATCATAGCAAGAGTGGAGAGCCCAAGAAGATCGAACTTAATGAAACCCATCGGCTCAAGATGCCTGACATTCTGCCCCTCTGACCAGGGCGTCTGTCGGACACCCTTAGAGTTGATGAGAGGCATGTACTTGTCTAGGTCCTCGGCAATCACAACGCCACCAGCGTGGCGAGAACAAGAGCGAACCTGCCCGACAAGTGACTGAACGTGCGTCTTAACATCAGGGTAGGTGTTCAAAAAGTTCTTGAGCGAATCAGAGAACTCCATCACCTCCTGCCAAGTGGGGTTATACATTCCAGCTTTGATGCCGTGCTTCTGCTTGGCAAGTGGGGTTGCCTCCTTGATCATTGCATTGGTCACCAAGTTAACCTCACCAAACGGAATACCGTAGAGCTTGGAAATGTCCTTGATGAGCGACTTCAACTGAAGGGTGTTCCAGTTAGAAATAGGTGCAACACAATCCTCGCCCCACAACTCAATCAATTTATCCTTGAGTTCCATCGGACGGGAGATGTCATAGTCAATGTCTGGGTAGTCCTTCGCATCAGAACGCAAGAAGCGGGAGAAGAGAAGGTCATACTTGATCGGGTCAACCTGCGTAATCCCAAGACAATAAGCTACAAGAGAGCCAGCAGCCGAGCCGCGACCGGGACCAGCAAGCATCATCGTGTCCGTGACATCAACGATAGCTTTCATTGTCAAGAAATACTTAGAGAAGCCTCGGTCATCAATAACCTTTAGTTCGCTCTTGAGTCTCATTAGATAGTCTTTGTTGTCCGCGAAGCCAAGCTTGCTCAAGCCCTCAATAGAGAACTTGATCAAAGCCTCGGTCGCAGTGTGCCCAGCCGGGACAACGAACGACGGAAGACGAACGGTGTTGTCTGGCAAGAAATCTTCAATGCGCTCAAACGCAATGCGGTGAGTCTCTTCAATGCTGTTTAGCACGAGTTCATCGTCGTAAGTTGCCTTGCACATGTCCGAGTAACTCTTGTAGCTCTCCCACATCTCGTCGCCATTCTTGGGATAAAGCTCATAGCCGATCTCTTCAACAGAGATGGGCAGTTCGCTTTCGGTGTCAGCCCACTGGGGGCGTCCCTTGCCAAGCCAACCAAGTCGCTTGTAGAGTTCGCGGTCCTTCCAAGCGTCACGGCTTGGATAGTGTGAGTCTGCGGTTGAGATAACCTTAACACCGAACTCATCACAAACCTGAATAACAAACTTGTTTAGTTCGTGCTGTTCTGGGACATTGTTCCACTGGATCTCGCCGTGCCAGCGATCACCAAACACATCAACCATTCTTTCAGTTGTCTCACGCATAGCGTTGAGGACTGCCTCGGGTCCTTCATCTCTATTCTCCCAGTAGTTGCCAGCGTAGACACCGCCAAGACAAGCAGACGAAGCGATAATGCCTTCACCGTGCTCCTTGAGCATCTTGTAATCCATTCGTGGATAGCGGTAGAAGTTCTCGTCTTTGTAGCTCTCGGACACAAGCTTGAAAAGATTGTTGAGTCCCTTCTGGTTCTGTGCTAGAAGCACGAGATGGCGGCGGCGGCGTAGAATGCTGTTACTCTTGCCCTTGCTCGCGCCTTCGTCTTCGACAGTGGCACCAGACGCGCCAGCCTTCTTTGCTGCTCGTGCCTTCTTCTTATCGAGCATTGTCTGTTCATACTCTTCTTTCCACTCCTCGATTGAGGGAATAAAGTAAGCCTCACAGCCAAAGATTGGCTTGAAGTTCTTTCCTTCTGCCTTCATCTTCTTGGCGTGTAGCACCTGATAGGCTAGACCATTCTGGTTGCCGTGGTCAGTGAGCGCGAGCGCATCCATCCCATTCTGGTAGGCGAAGTCCATGTGGTCTTGTGGGAAGCCGAGCCCATCGAAGATAGACCCCGCTACGCTGTGGGCGTGTAGCCCGACAAACTTGATCTTGCTCTGTGTTCTCTCAGTCATTCTGTGTCCTTCGTCGGTAGGGGGCGTCAGTGCCGCTGCTTACATTCATAATGTAACACGGCAGGGCGGTGGGCGCAAGCACTTTCTTGTGGTCATTATGCCTCCGATAGTAGTTTGAGATCTGTTTTCTGAAATGTTGAGATGTGGCCCAAACTAGGAAAAGACACCTTAGCGTCTCTGTTGTAACTTTCTATGACGAACCCGTCTATTTTTGGTGTGAGTGATTTATTAGTCTGGTGTAGGTCCCCTGTTACCATTATAATATACATCTTCTTGGTTCTCACCAAATCACCGACTTTCATTATGCCTCCGATAGTAGTTTGAGGATCCGATAGTTGTGTTTGCTAATCGCACCTCTTCTCGTGGGGGTGTCGGTGGTTAGCCACCTGATAGTGTTAGTCCCGAACTCATCATAAGAGAGAACTACACCAAAGCACCAAGGATAGTCTCTGTGTTTTACCAGATCACCGATTTTCATTCCTCTTCCTCCTGACATAATCTATTCAGTTGGTGCGGCTTAGTCAAGCGCCAGTTGGGCGATCTCACAGCATTATCTGACGCGAGGTAAGCGCGGTAGCCATCCCACTCTCTGAGATCATAGAACCAGTCGAGTTCCTGGCGGAAGCAGTTTTTCTCAGTCACCTTGTCAAAGATTGTTGCCAGATCAAAGTGCTGTGCTGACCAGCGCTCTTCCTTTGGCATCTTCTTCAGGTCTCGCCAAGTCTCGTTGGGACCGAGCGGGTAATGATCACGAGTTGTCAGCTTGTTTACCTCCCTGCGACACTGGATAAAGTCTTCGCCGCGCATAGTGAAAGGAATAGGTAGGTTGTCCTTAATCGTTTTGCCCTCGTGAGTAAAGAAAAAGTTCTTAGTGGTGTTAAACAGGTCTTTTCTATGTTCTCGCAAACACCAATAATCATAGGCATTATGAGGAAATGAAACAAAGTATTTCTTTGGAACTATCCATTTTGAGATTCTGTAAGAAACCCACCACGCGGAGTGCATCCCAAACAGGGCAGACCAGCCATAACTATCACGCTTGTCTCGGTCTTTTGGTAGGATAGGCACATAGTAAATGGGAATGTGGGTTCTTCGCTGGACGATGTGATTGTTTATGTAGTTGTCCCAAAAATAGACTGGATCATAAACCCATTCACCTATGTGTTTCTTGACTATCGGGGCTAGATCATCATTGGCGACAATCCAAATAGTAGAGCATCCTGCCATCGCACATTCAAACACAGACTTCTGAATGAGAGTGAAGTCATTTTGAATAGGAAGCATAAAAGAATCATAAGGCAACTTATAGTTGTCATCAAAGTTTGCCAGTGGAATGACGCCTGCTAAATGTTTTGCCATAATGGCTCCAGAATTCTTTTTTGCACTCTTGCTATGTCGGGGAGTTGTAGGAGAAGTGCTTCTTCAGTAATCTTCGGAACTTTGATCGAATCTGCCTCCAGCCAAACTGGAGGAGATGATAGGAATTTATCACGATTGAGCGCTTCAACCTTGAAGCTTCTGTATCTTCTCGTTCCATCTGTTTGCCATCCATTTTTTGGTCCTCTCAGACCTAGTTCCTTCATCTTGCTGACGGCTGTGAGCCGCACTATGGTCTCCGAAAAATCAAAGTCGTCTATCTGGTCGTCTGTTAAAATCGAGAGCACACAGGCGTCTTTGACAGGCACCCTGCCATCGATTCTGGGTGAGAGATAAAACCAAATCTTGTTACAAAATTCGTCGTTGCTTTCCAACAAATCAAGATGGTGTTTACCACCTCTTGTGAAGGCAAGCGTGTCGTAGACTTGGTAGGTCTTGGGGCTATCCTCGCAAGATAAAAGGTTATAAGTGGCGCGCTCATCAAAATAATGACACACACCAAATTCTATTGTTCTTAGCTTACCATAGTCGGTGTGACCTGTCAACTTGTTTTCATTAATGCGCAGTGAGCTACATAAATCAGAGAAAGGTGCGAGCCCCTTGAGTCCAAGAACAAACAACAAGTGCTCCCATAGTGCAATCTTAGATTGTCCTGTCGCCTTTTCTCCGGCGGGTGTCATCCAAAGCTGAGGCTCGTTGTGAAGACCCCAACTGGACAAGTCAACAGATGTCGGAAAGTGCTCAAACTGGTGTGGTTTCTCTGGTGTTGTAAAGAACACAGGGAAGTCGTTGAGAGCAGCAAACAAAAGGGCGCGGAGGGAGGAGCCAACTACGATTTCGTCGTAGTAAGGGTTCAACTATCCCCCTTCATCTCCTGTAGCACTTGCTTAGCAAGCTTTGAGATAAGAAACTTAGTGTTGTTCTGCATCTTGGCTTTGGTTTCAAGACCTTCGGCAAATCTGATAGGGCGCTTTGTCTTGCCAACGCGGGTCATAAACTCGCCTTCTTTGCCTCCAAGGAACTCGCCTGCTGCCTCTTCATTGCCATAGCCAGGAAAGTCAGCCTCATTTGTGCCAACGAGAAATGATTCTTCTCCACCACGAGGAACAAAAAGGAATGAATCTTGGCAGAAATGCTCTGATAATGCCTCTATTGTGTCTTTGAACTTCGGGTCATCTTTCAAGTTCACAACAAAGAAAGAGTCTTCTTTGACCTCCTTTGCTGCTTCTGTACCGAAGTCCTCCACATAAGTGCCGTCAACAGCAGTTACGCCGTAGCCCTTATTCAGCAGAACAGCCTTTAATTGCCTGTTGCGCTCGAAGTTCTCTAACTTCTTGCTATGACCGGGCATGCATTTAGTTACATCCTTCGCGTCGTCACGGAATGCTGTAATGAACGCAGTGTCGTGACTGAGCATGTGTTCGTAGGAGCGGCTTATTGAGCTTTCTGTTAGGAATTCCTTCCATTCTGTTATAACTTTTTTCATTTTTGTTCTCCAGCTATAAATAGTTAGCCTTTTTTCGTGATCACTATTGTTGTCGCATTTAATTCAAAGTCTCTTCCCACCTCAATCTTCAAGGTGGTTTCTTCTTTCCAGCCAAGCATTTCGACAACCTCTTCGGGGATTACAATCGAGTGCTCATCATCATTTTTTATCATTTTAACTTTCATTCGCTTTCCTCTAGTAGTCTTACTTTGTGAGAGTTGGTCCAAAACTGCTGGACTATCTTCTTATCGTAGGGATGGAAAAACTCAACAATGATCCCATCTTCCTTGACTTCTATGATTGTTGCCTCTATCCCATCTATTCTGGTAGTTGATGTCTGTGGGATAACTTGGATTATTTTGTCACCGACTTTCATTTATTCCTCTCCACAACAATAGGAACAAGGTTGTCGCCTTCAAGAGACCAATGGCGCCTAGCGACTACTGTGTCTTCTCCAAACACCTTCAGCGCTGCTATGCTTTTCTGTAAATAGTCTGGGATTGTTGCCCAGCGAGTAGTGGCAACGGTGGAGAAAAGAGAGCTTGGGTCTTTGTCGCCCATCGTCTCTACATCATTCGGTGTTAGCATGGCACTCATAACCTTTGCTGCGTGGTGGGGATTTTTATAGTCTATCTCTTTGTCATTAAAAGAGATAAACTGGATGTAAATTGTGCTGCCGCTGAATTCGCCCTCTTCGGGCTTGGATTCAATCCAAAGTGGTCCTTCGATTTTCATTCTTCGTTCTCCATTATTGTAATCTTAAACTCTTCGCTTGGCCAAACACCCAAAGTCAATCCTTGGAATAAGATTTGATTGTCCTCCACAACTTCAGCAACACGATGTTCGGTGGTGCTTTGTGGATAAAAATCGGCACTGGGTGGTGCTCCCATACTTGCATAACGGGGGCGCGACATAATCCACTTCTTTTGGAAAACAACAAAGATGTTGTCTCCTTGTGGAGCTATCAGATCACCGACTTTCATTCTTCGTTCTCCAATAGTTTTAGGTCTTCTGGTCGCGCAACATTGTTGATAGTCTTGCCGTTTGGCATTGTGTATCTTACAAGATAACACATACAATATCTATCGTCACCTTCGCGTTCCCACTTACTATAGTAAAGAGTTTTTTCTTTTTCTCTTATGATCTCGCCTGTTGCGCCAAGGGTGCCGTAGCCACAATACTGAACCTTATCGCCGACTTTCACTTAACACCTCAATGGAATCAGAAAAAGCCATCCTGTTGCCTATAGTTGGGTAGTAAGCCCAAGTCCAAAACACGCCGTTGTCGAGGTCTTCAATAATAATAGCAAAATGCTCCTCCTGACCGGGACGGCATTTTGGATCTTCCTTTATACGGATCAGGTCGCCTACTTTCATTCTTCGTTCCTAATCCTACGATAAGCACCCACAGTCACAGGGAACAGATCCGTAGCAATCTCCAAGCAAGCCTCGGCAACCTTTTGGATCTCCCATTGTGCCCCTTCGTGTGTGCGAAG